AAAGTTGTTTTTTATCCTACTTCATGCTCTTTTAACCATTTCTTAAATGCTTCTATATCCGGCTTCCAGAAATAACAATCTTCTGGTTTGCCGAAATCAACGCATGTAATTTTTCCCTCAATGATGCCATCTTCATGATGTGAGCAGTTTTCACAACATTTTTTAAATCTGCATCTTGATTCAGTTGTCGGATAACGTTCTAAGAGATAGTCCAATTTATTCAAATCACTGTCTATCTCTTCAACTCTCCGCTTTATGATGTTTTGCTGCTGATCCAAAGTTCTTTTATGTAACTGCAAAACTTCATATTCTCTTGCTTCTTTTTCATCAAGAAATATTGAATTACCAAGCTCTACCAGCTTATGAGAAACATTTGTTTTAAATCCCCATACTCTTACATTTCCGAAAAATTCAACATTTCTAATTTTACAAGCTGTAACTCCTTGTCGTGGAAAAATATGAAATGCATCCATTCCAACAATTTCTTCGAGTGAATTTATATTATGTTTCTGTAAATATTCACATACTTTTTCATATCCACTACCAAGCTGGATCATCTTTTCCTCCTTATAGATTGAGTTCTTCCAGTAATGGCAGAATCTTATCTTCCATTTCTGGGAACAATTTATATAATGTTTGCCGGGCTGTCATAGGCTTATCTGGTTTCGTGAACCTACAGCACTCCCAGTCAATAATCATCTGAATATAATCCGCTTTTGTTCGCGCTCTTATAGGATGATGTCTGGAATATTTTCTGTGAAATTTAGAGACTTTTTTCTCCCAGCTTTTCGGAGTCACCAAATACACAAAAACTTTATCAAGGTCATGCAAAAATCCTCGAACAGTATTATGACCAAGCAATTCCTTTTCCACTCTGAGAAATGCTTTCTTATGTTTCATCGTATATACAATGTGACTTCTATTCATTCTCAGCTTCTTCTCTTTTCATTCCAATAACTACTAATGCATTTTCAATCACTACTTTAAATTCATCAAGATCAAGCATTGTTCTTCTCAAATTTTCTTTCAAATCCAGGCTAGAATCCAACCAAGCAACAAGATATTCTGATAATCCAGTGGCAGAATAACCTTCCACTTCAAGATCATTGTCAATTGTAATGGCTGCTTTATTATTGTTTACTGGATGAAGCAATCCGTCATAACCGACAATAATTTTATCTCCGGCTTTTATCTGCAGAGTATTTTCTTTGTTTACATACTCTCTGTCGTGATTCGCCATCAGAATGCTTCCTCTTGATACTTTTAAAGCATCTGTAGTTTCATCAACATTTTCCATCTTTTACCTCTTTTTCGTCATTAAATTCTTCCTCTTGCGAGTCCATAGAAAGAACTTTTTGTGCATCTCTATGTTTCCAATTCACTGTAGAACCATAAAATCCACGATTGTTTGTACGTCGTCTGTCTTTTGAATGATAAATAGGAATTTTCCCTTTTATATACTGTCCGTCACATTTAACACGTAATCGCTCGCCATTCTTTGCGTCATTCACTCCAATGTCCGTTGCGGTACGTTTTTTCTTTCGTGCTTTAGAAAAATTTTTCTTTCTTCGCCATCCAATAGTTCTCTCCATAAGCTTTCTCCTATCTGATTTGTTATACTTCGCGCATTCTTTGCACTGCCAAATCATAATATTTTTGTTTCAATTCAACACCAACATATCTTCTGCCATTCTCTGCTGCCACAAGACAACTGCTTCCGCTTCCCATACATGGATCAAATACAATATCATCAACATTGCTATTATCAAGAATCAATTCTTTAAGTAAGTTATGATTCTTCTCTGTCGGATGAATTTTGTTTCTTCCACATGGATATTTGAAAACAGTATTTTTGCAATGTGCGTTAAATGTGCCACCACGCTTTTTAAACCACACTGCATTCTCTATCCCAGACAGATAAATGTTCTGACCGTTCATTGGTGATGGATTTGTTTTCTCCCATACAATCTGTCTAACAGTTCCTTTCCCAGATTTTTGTTTGCCGGAAAAATACGAATGAATTTCAGATATTTGTTCTTTTCCACAAAATACAATAATTGTACTTTTAGTCACACGATATACTTCATTTAAAAAATCTTGCAAATTAAATGTCATAATATCAGCATCTTCTTTGTTTAAACTTCTTAATCCATTACTAGACCTGTTTACTTCTCCATATGGAATGTCAGTCAATGTTAAATCAAATTGCCCCCCCATCTATGATGGAAAAGTAGTTCATACAATCCATATTATATAATTTGTTGTATTCCATTTTTCTTCCTTTGGCTGTGTATTTATTTCTTTTTACTTGATATAATCAATTAGCATTTCATCTTTGGCTTTTTGATAAAATGTTCGGTCAATTTCAAATCCGTATGAACTTCTTCCTAACTCACAAGCTGCTCTCAATGTGCTTCCGCTTCCACAACAAGGATCAATCACAACATCGCCAGGATCGGTAAATGTTTCAATCAGCCTCTTCAATAGTGCAACTGGTTTCTGTGCAGGGTGAATCTTTGGTATTTCTTTTGTATCTTTTTCCCATGTGAACCAGTTAAATATCATATGTCCAGTCCCTCTGATTGTTTTTCCGTTCTCGTCATATTGTGCGCCATTACGGAATTTAGGAAGTCTATCTCTATATAAAAGTAATGCATATTCTGTAGCCCCTACAACTCTCATATTTGCTTTCAACACCTGTGGGCTATAATTCTTAACAAACACAAGTGGTATGTAATGAACAAATCCGTGTTTCGCAGCTGCATTAATAAGTGTCTGAATTTGTTCAAATGAACAAAATACGATCATGCAAGGTGAATCACTACTTCTCCCACGAATAGATTTCTTTTTATCCTCTTTCTTTAACATTTTTGAACAGAAATGGAAATATTCGTAGAGATTAAAGTTAAAATCCGAATTAAACGCCGACTTCCCAGCCAACTTGCTTTCCCCGTTTTTGTTATCTCCACCTTTATACCACATAGGATTTGAACCATAAAAATTATTTCCCACATTATACGGCACATCTGCTATAATAAGTTGTGCGGGACGAATACCATACTTTTTATAATTCTGCATTGAGTCACGAAAAATTTCACATTTTATTCTCGGCTCAATTGTCCCCCCATGTAAGATTGATTAGTCTCAAGATTATTCAACTCTTTTTCTCCTTTGGTTGTATATTTATTTAGTTTATCTTATATATAAGAAATACTGACTGGGTTTTCCCATTCAGCTTTCTTATATAATATCATATTAAGTTATATGTGTCAATATTTATTTCGTTTATCTTATGTACAATAAATCTTATTCAACTTTTCTATAATTGCCATTTCTTCCTGCCGCTTTTCTTCTTCAAATTCTTCTTTAAAGGAATCGCGCCACTTTTTCATCTCACCTGTATTTTCTGGATCAATCCATTGTGAGATAATCTTTGCAATGTCATCACCACATTTTCCCCGTACAATATCAATGACGTGATGTTTATTTCCTACGGTATCAATTTGTCCATCTGGTAATTGTACTAAATCCATTTCTTTTTCCTTTTCACAGTTCTTCTTTAAAAGTATCATAAGTCATTTGACTATAGCTCCTATGTACAGTTTATTTTATAAACTCTGCTGTTCCATTTTTATAACACTTTAGTTTCCAGCCTTTGCTATTAAACCAGCTTTGTTTATACCCATATCTTTTTATCCATTTTTTATTTATTCTTTTCTTCTTATGTTTTTTCACTTGTATGGTTTTTAAATATTGTATGGTATATGAATCTGGTTTTCCTGAAATATCCACACCAAAGATTTTTAATAATTTATCTATATTAATACCTTTATCTGGTTCTAATGTGAATGAACCCTCAACCATATCGAACCTTTTTACACATTTTTCTTCCATTTGCATAAATTGTTTCCTTTTAAAATATATTACTCAACTTCTACCCCTATATAATCCATCACATGCCTTATTCCTAATCCACCATTTTCAATAGGTTTCATACAATAATTCCAAAGTTTCGGATGCGTCTTTTTGAGCATTTGAAAACGATTTGGTTCTTTTTCAAGATGACAGCCAAACCCACACCAGACACAACCACTTCTTCTCACTCCTGTTGTATGATATTTTCCATCTTCAAACACAATATCACCATAAACTGAAGCATATGGAATTTTCTTAGTATACAAATATTCAAGCACATCCTGTTCAGTCCAGAATCCCATAGGCTGACTCTGTGGGCGTTTTTTATTAAAGGCGTTACATCCAGTTTTCATGTAATCATTTTTCCTTTTATGACTTTCTTCTGCCATTAAGCCTAAAATTGGATGCTTACCTGTTTCTCTTTCATACTCTAATGATGGTTTCTTTTTCATGATCGTACAACACTTATCAGAAATCAAGAAATCTGCATCAAGCAAATATTCATACTTCTTAAAATTATACTGAGTAGAAAGCTCGCCCGTTTTAGGATTTATGTACTCTCCGTGTAATTGCTGCCATCTGGTATTCCCAGGCTTCGCATAATGGACTTTGTTCGCCACCTCTTTGCTGATTACCGGATAGCCGTATTTTTGCACAACCTTTTTAAAATTTTCTTTTGGTCGTAGCCATGTAACGTTATCAATAGTTTTTACAAATTCACGAAGTTCCGGATATTCTAAACCAGTGTCATTATATACAGCTTCAATGTCAGGATATATCTTTCTTGCTACATCAAGTAATACTGTGCTGTCTTTACCACCGGAAAAAGCCACATAGACTTCTCCGCCATAAAACTCATACCATTCACGTATACGATTTTCAGTCTTTTTTATTTTCAGTTCAAGGGGAAGTGTCTGCAGTATCTTAAGACTTTCTTCCGTGTAAATTCTGTTTTTATTATGGACTCTGGAAAGCCTTAACTACGGCATTCCAGAATTGTACATAATAAACAAACAGTTAGTAATATAAGAACAATTATAAAAGGAATGGCATATTTATGGGAAAAATTGAAATAAACAATAAAAACAGAATTTTATTTAGTTTTAACGTCTATATATTGTGTTTGTAATATTTTTAAGTACCATATATTGTGTGCTAATCTTTCCAAATAAAAGAGCCTTGCACAACAGCTAATAATGCAAATATGAAATACAACAGTAAACATTTTCCACATATTTCCAAAAATGCAATAATCGTAAATCCTTTTGTCATAATCAACGTGCAAATTAAATATGCCGGGCATATAGTCATACAGCACGACATAGCAGCCAACAAAAGAATAAAAACGATAATCTGTATGTACCTAACATACTTTCTTATATATTTCATTTATCTCAGCTCCACAAGATATTTTATAGTACATTGTTCTTCTTTATAAACAATAATCTCATCATTCCTTAACATCTTCCCAGCATGGGCGTGTAAGCAGTTTGCTCCGGGACATTCTTTTTGTAATCGTTCATAATTAAAGTTATAATATTTACTATCAAATGAATGTACATCATATGGTTTTCCATATGCCACATCCATAAGTGCCATAAATCCGAAGTTTTCATGCTGTCCACTCCAATATCCGTCAAGGCTTGTATAGCCTTTTGACTTCTGAGCTTTTGGGGCATAGTACAGACCATATCCAAACATTTTTCCTGTTATTACGGCATTTGTTGGTCGAAGAACCAAACCAGTATTAATAATTGACCACCAATTCTCGTTCCTGCTGCCATGCCATAAAAGCTTTCGTGTCTTGATATTTTCTTTTTCTACAAAGTCATCAAATCTCTTTTGTGTACGAATGTTACGAACTCTCCAAGCTTTATGGAATCTGTTACTGATTTCGCCCAACTTACCTTTAATCATTTCCACTTCTGAAGCATCAACTTCTTCAAAAATCAGCCCCATTGCTTCAATGATTGTTTCTTCATTATTTTCTTCTACTTTTTCTGGCTCGTTTTGAACAGTGTGTGTAACAACCTGACCTCTCATAACGTCAAGAAGATCCTGTTCATCTTTCAGAATTTTTGCGAAGTCATCTTTTCTTTTTGAAAGGTAATCATTCACGTTTCCCATTTTTCGTGGGATTACAGTAAATAATGTAAGGAGCGTATTATTGAAATCTTCTACAGTTTCTTTGTTCATAAGATCATCAATGACATTCTGTGCCTCGTCCACCATAGCTTGTGTTACTTGCTGCGAAGATACTTTGTAATTTGCCTGGATTTTCTGACGTGCCATATCTTGTAGCCTTTGAACAATTTCGGCAATTACTTTGTTTTCAATTTTTTTATAGCCATCATTAGATTTTACTGGTTCTTTCTGAATAAGATCCTGAACTAAGTGTGTCTGATCGACATAGCCTTTTTTGATTTTTTCTTTATATTTTTTATCCCACTGTGACATTGAGTAGGAAGCGTGCTGGCAAGTTGCACCAACACGTCCATATTCAACTTCAAAGATATCGCCATGTGGAATCATCTTATAATATTTGTTATTATTGTTTCTCGTTACCATAAGAAGGTAAACTGGCGATTTTTCTGACATTCTTACCTCCTACTGTATGCAAACAAGAATCTGTACATCAGAATCCGCGAAAACAAATTCAAACATACTCCGTACATCGTCCCACTCTAAACCATTTCTGCCACAACAGATTTTCGGTATAGCCAATTTTTTAATCATCTTTGCGTCCATCTGATCTCTCATATTTACAATAGCATCCAGAAGTCTGTCAGAGTCCGGCTTATTATAACTGTTTTCTTTTACAATCAAATTAAAAACATTATCAACAAGAATGGCTTCACCAAGTTCAATGTCAACATTATCTGTATAGTCATCTACATAGGACGCTTCAATTTTCTCTTTCATTCCATACATTCTCTCAAAGAGTGCCGGAAGCCCCGTAGAAAAATTAAGATCCTTTGAAATTCCTTGCGCCAGGTAATAACTCTGTGGTGCGCTCATAATATTCAAATCAATTTCGGTTATTCTCATATTTGTAATCTCCTTTATTTTGTATGTCTTTTACGGTAATCATTTTCATACGCCTCATTGCAAGACATTTCACCAAAAACTACTCTCTTATCCTCGTTGTATTTGCAAGTTTTACAATCGCGGGCAATGCAATATTTATCGAATAATTCAGCAATATGTTCATTCATTATTTTTATTATCCTTTATTTCGTTTATTTAGTAGTTTTAAAAATTCTTCCTCTGTAATAATAGGTACATCATTTTTCTTTGCATCTTTATTTTTACTGGAAGAACTTTCTACATCATTATTTATAAGGTATGCCGTTTTCTTTGAAACACTTCCTGCCACTTTACCGCCCAGAGATTCAATTTTCTTCTGGATTTCTTTTCTACTTGCAAAGATATGAACATTTCCAGTAATAGCAAAAATCATATCCTTAAAAATTTGCGGTTCGTCTGATACTTGTTGCACCTGAAATTTCATAAGAGATACAAGTTCTTTATACATGTCATTGGCAAAGAACACTTCTTTAAAATACTTATGAATACTCTTATTAATCTCAACGCCAAACGTGTCAAGCTGTGTAAAATCAAATCCGGAAACAACTGCTGCCTCAAATTTATTCCAATCGCCGTTGAACTCTCTGCTGATTATCTTCGCCTTGCTAAGTGCCACATTCGGAATACCTAATGCTGCAATAAAATTTTCCAGTTTTACATTCTTACTCTTTTCAATAGAAGAAAGAAGTTTATCAAATGATTTTTCTCCCATTCCTTCAAATTCCACAATTTCAGTCCTATGCAGATCCAGATTATAAATATCCAGAGGGTTACTGATAATCCCGGCATCAACCAACTTCTCAATCTTTTTGTCTGAAAGTCCATCAATATTCATGCCATCTTTTGAAGCAAAATATGATAACCCTCTAATACTTTGAGCTGGACAATTTGGATTTTTGCAATAAATATTTATTGTTTCTCCATCCCCTGCAAAAGTAGTTACTCCGCCACATACCGGACAAGTTCTCGGAATTTCAAATTCATAAGATGTGCCGCCTGTACACTTGATAATCTGAGGGATGATTTCGTTTGATTTAACCACTGTAACTGTTGCATACGGTCTGATTTTTAATTTCTGCATAGTGTTAATATTATGCAATGATGCTTTTGAGACTGTAGTGTTATCCAATATGACTGGCTTAAAGACTGCCACTGGCGTTATCTTTCCGGTTCTACCAACTTGCCACTCGATATTGGTTATCGTGGTTTCTTCCTCTTCTTCTTTGAATTTCAATGCTAATCCATTGCGATAATGATGCCCTGTCTTTCCAAGACTTTTTCCATAAGCAATGTCATCGTACATAATAACGACTCCATCAATCGGAGTTTTTGTTTCCTCTGCAATATCAACCAGCTCATTCACAAAATTGTTAAATACCACAAAATCATGTTGTGCCACATCGTATTCAAAGAAGGTACAAATATCAAATCCCAGATTGTTTACTGCATACAATCTGCCAGAAAGTGAATTGATTTCATCAAATCCCTCCAACACATTAAATGCATAAAAGCACACTTTTCTCTTTGAGCATATTTCAGAATTTAACTGCTGTACTGATCCACCAGCAAGATTTCGTGGCGTTTTGTATCTATCTTCTTCCGGCAATTTTTCATTTATCTTTTCAAAATCATCTCTGTGAATAATTCCTTCACCAGTAACCTTTAGATGACCTTTATACGGGATTTTCTGCGGAATATTCATAAAGGTTCTGGCATTATCTGTAATAAGGCTTCCCTCTTCGCCATTTCCTCTTGTACTAGCAGAAACAAGTTCCCCATTTTCATAAATCAGGCAAATAGTAAGACCGTCCAATTTATGCATTAAAAGAGCTTTTCTACCTTTTGCAAAATTCGTTGCAACCGTTCTATCTTTCGTCTTGTCAAGACTCAACAACGGATAACTATGCTTAAATTTAGGCAACTCTGAATTGACAACATATCCAACTGTGTAATTTGGACTGTTTGCACAGTGAAATTCTGCTTTATCTTCAAGATCCTTTAATTCATCCATCATAGAATCATATGTAAAATCATCTACCGACGGTCGAGATTCGTTATAATACTCATCACGATATTTATTCAGAATTTTAGTAAGCTGTTTAATTCTTGTAATCTGGTCATTAGTAGCCATTACTGTTTTATCCTTTCATTTATTTCGTATAACAATAGGGGGAATTAAATCCCCCTATCTGTTTATTTAATCAGATTTCGGAGATAATACTGCATAACGCCATAAATAAAAATTGGACTGTATGCGTTATCTGGCATAAACACAATTTCAAGATTGTACTTATGATTGAAGCTGTGAATGCTTCCAAGATAACTTTTCTTATTGTACTGTGTGTTATATCTACCGTTTACAATATCTTCATAATTGGCATTTTCTATAAGCAAATATTTTTTGTGAGCTTTAGCAACTGCCAGTTCTTCTTCAAAATCTGCACGTTTCGTAGAAAGATTTCCAGACAATTCTTCTAAGCTTGCCTTTCTCTCTACAAAAATATCGTCGTGGAAATAAGTATCACGGAATATCCCTAATTTCTCGTTTTGTGGTACGAAAAAACTATAATCTCCGTTCTTTAATGCTTTTTTCTTGTATGGTATGTCATGTTTATCAAAGTAACCTGTAATATGATCGTTTACCTTTTCCCTTGTATCTACCAATATAACAATAGAATCCAGCAATTCTTTTTCCTCGGAATCTGTGTATTTATATTTTCCAAATAACATTATTTTCTTCCTATAACTTCATATTTGGTAAGCCACCAGTCAAACTCATTTTCTACTGGAACAAATTTTCCTTCTGATGACATTTTCACCCTTGCTTTTTTCTTCTGGTCGTTTACTCTAACTACATCTCCTACTTGAAGTGGATTTTTATTAAAATCCTTTTTCGCAATTTTTACCGTTATGGTATTTCCATTGGCAAGTGCATAAACCTTCAGTTTTGGTGTATATTTTGTTTCAACGTCCATTACAACAACATATCCTTTGTAATCTTGACTTACAATGTCAACATATCCCAAATCGTTGATCTGATATCCTACCTTATCTACGAAAGTTGTCTTTTCATATGGCATTACTGCAACAAAATCGTGCAATAATCCATTCATATCAACTTTTGTAAATGTCTTTTCACTTTCTTTTTCAGCGTTTTTTCTTACCAATTCAAGTGGAATACCAAGCTTTTCAGCTTTATCTTTTTTCATCTGCTTTTTGCCATAAAGTTCGTTGAAAAAATCATACTGTTTCAATAAACATTTAGCTTCACCAAACTCTCCAAAAAATCCAAGTTCTATCAGAATCTTCATTTGCTTTGAGTTTACCGGAAGCTTTTTCCCTTCTATAACTGCCAACAGATGAATGAAATCTTTAAACTGCATATCTTTAATTGACTGAAACGCATCCGCAACTTTGCTATTCAAATATTTAATAGAGGCAATTCCTTTATAAATTACATTTTTTTCTTTATCAAAAGTATAGTTACTTGTAGAATGTCGAAATTTAATTCCTTCAACTTTTATTCCTTTTTTCCTGGTATAGTTTGTAATATTTAAGGTTTTTTCTTCTTTTCCCTCGAAAATATTTAACGCAGCAGTTAAAAATTCCAATGGGTAATAGTGCCTTAAATATCCACATATATATCCAATGCAAGAGTACGCGTCTGAATGATTCCAGGAAAATGCGTATCTTGTTGCATCCAAAATACCCTGTTTAATAGGTGGGAATATTTCTTCTAATACTTCTACTGATGCCCCATATGTTTCATTGGAATAGCTTATAAACCTATCGTGAATTTCATCAATGAATTTCTCAGTACCATATTTCTTTGCAATTCCACGTCGGACTGTATCTGATTCTGCATCAGAATATCCACAAAATTTTACTAAGAATCTCATAATATCTTCCTGCATGGTTATTCGTCCGGACGTAACCGAAAGGAATTTATCCAATTCATTAAATCCCGTAATCATAATGTTTCCGTCTGCAACATCATCACGGAAACTTGCACAGCCAGGACGCAAAAGACCATTTCCAAACGAAAACCACTTGATATATGAGAAATCTTTGTTATGTGCTTTGGCAATAGCAATTGTTTCGTCTGACATAAATCTTTTCAAATAAGATTGTGCGGATGTACTCTCCCACTGGAATATAAGTGTTGTGTCATCTCGTATGTCTTTCCAAACTTCTTCATCATCCAGATCAACATTGTCAGGAGTCATTCTCTCAATTCCTGCAAGTTTGCACGTTTCATTAATAACACCAATGTTGTCCAAACCAAGGATATCTAGTTTAACGTACATCAGTGCATCAAGCTCTTTCATATTAAGCATTGATACTGGATAATCAGAAGTTGCAAGACTACACATTCCAACTTCTTCTTCAATATCCAAATCGCTTACTAATACACCAGATGGATGAGATCCAATAGAAACTATTGTTCCGTTTACAATATCAACATATTTGAATAATTCTGGATATCTCTTTCTGAAAGCATCATCAATAACCCATTTGTTGTTTTCGTCAAGATATACAGCTTCAGAGATTGCAGATGTTTCAACAATAGACATTCTCAAAGCTCGTCCTACATCTTTTATCGCGCCTTTTAATGCAATAGTATTAAATGTAATAATCTCACTTGCTCTTATATTCGGAAGATCCATATGATCCCTAAGAATGAATTGTTTAATAATGTCTCTGTCTTTTGAGGAATAATCTGTATCTATATCGGCATTTGTTACTCGACTTGGATTCATAAATCGGAAGAAGTTTAACCCAAATTTCTTGCTATCCATCTGAGTAATACCAAGAATATACGCTACTTCACTTCCTGAAACAGATCCTCTTCCATATCCACAAAAGATACCATGCTTTCTTTCCCATTCTCTAAGATATGTTTGTAAAAGCATAAAATCTATTGACTTTGTTGTATCATATACGCTTACTTCTTCTCTTATGGTGGGATTTATTTCTTCTGGCTTATACCTTTTTCTTACATACGGATGATGTTTATACGCTTCATTTATTTTGTTTTTGTATGTTTCTAAAGGGTGGTCATAGATTTTTGGATATTTGGTATTCTTATCAAGTGTAAACTCTTCAATTCTATCTGCCATGCGGCAAGTCTCAGCAATCGCTTCTCGCCAAACCTCTTCTGGCAAAGAATTTTGTATTTCATAGGCTTTACACAATTCAAGATAAGATTTGAATGTCAAATCCCAGGCATCTTCCTCTGCAAAATGTACACCCTTGCTCAACTGAAGAATTTTACGTCCTGCCATATGTGACTCATTAAGTGCATGTGTATCAGTCCCGGCAATTAACGGAATCCCATATTTTTTGCTAAGTTCATATAACTTCCTGTTGTATTGTATCTGATCTTCTACGTTATGGTGCTGAATTTCAAGATAACATCTATCCCTATTTTCTATGAAAAATTTTAGAAATCTATTTTTTACTTCATCAGTTCCTTTATTTAGCGCACCTCCAAGACAAGCAGAGGTAATAATAATGTTGTCGGAAGTATTGAATAGATCGTCCATGTAAATTCGTGGTGCATAGTAAAAATGACTATCATTTCTGCAAAAAGATTGTGATGTTAATTTATTTATTTCACGAACACCATCGAGATTTTTAGCAATTAAAACACAGTGATAATTGTCTCTGGTTTTAATAACTTTCTCTTCTTTAATGGTTATTGTTTCAGGATCAATTGAAACTTCTTTCCCGTCAACACTTTCTGCAATATATGCCCCATCTTCACGCTTCCAGTATTTTTCAAAAGTAATTTTTACTTCTTTTTTTGTTTTAACAGATGAGAGCAAATCGACTGCGGTATATGTTGTTTTTGTCTTTCTATTGGTTGTATTATTATCTTCTGTGATATATGCTTCTATTGCATGTATATATTTCATTCCGGCAGCTTCAATAGCTTCTTTTTTGTGATACCATTCAAATACTGATCCATGTTCACTAAATGCCATTGCTTTCATGCCAAATTCTTTTGCTTTTTCAATATACTCTTTGAACTTGGTAACGCTATCTACATTTGTGACACCATTTGAAAGGTCACTATGAAGATGATATACAACATAATTCAAATCAATTTGTGACAAATCAGCACCTCCTAATAGTTCTTATATTCACAATAGGAGTTTCTATATCTGCAGAGATTGTGACAGTAGTAAAAATCTACGTTTGGATTAAAATTCTCTTCTTCGTTTATTTCCGCTATCGTACTTAAAGCCCAGTTCTGTGCTTCGTCATAATCTTCCTTATCAAAGTCAAGAAACAACCATTTCCTATTCTTAAAGTAATTCCATCCAACCTTTTCCGGGTAAACTCCGTATTCGTTGTATACTTGAATTGCATATAAATATAGCTGCCGCTTATATGATTTGAATTTCTTTTCTTCTGACTTTAAAACCTGTCCTCTTTTGCCTAGCGGATATTCTGAAGATTTATGATCTAGTATTATAATTCCGCCTGTCTTTTTATCCCTGAGAAGTAAATCTATGTAACCGACAAATGGTTTACCACCAACCGTAAAATTGCATTTCTTTTCAATTCCCAGGATTTCATATTTCTCAAGGTCAAGATCAATGTTTTCAAAATACTCAACTGCTTTATCTCGATAACTCTGCCGGATATCTGCAGTCTTATGATATACCATTGATGGAACTTCTTCATCATAATGAGCGTCAAAATAATCAGCCAGCTCAAAAAGACTAAGTTCACCTTTGGCATATTTCTCTAATATGGTGTGGCAAAACTTTCCAAATTCTGCATAAAAATTATTTTGTCCTACTGCGGACTCAATATATTGTAAATACCATTCATATTTACATTGACAAAATGAATTTATGCGACTAAAAGACCACTCCATAGAATCTATCAGAAATGAATACTCTGACATTTTTCACCTCTTAAATTTTAATTCTCTGTTTATAAAGTTCTTCCCAGATTTCTTTTCCTTTGTCTACCGGACTATTTTTTTCAGTTTTACCACCTAATAATCCACCGCTGTCATATACAACATATACATTTGTAAAGTGGCAGAGAAGTTGTATAGTATCTTTCTTTTTAATTTCTTCAAGCGAAACATCACTATCGAATGCAATAACAACATCACAATGAAGCTGCACTAACTCTCTGACCTGAAAAATATTAATCTGGCTTGTCTCAGAAGATATTGAATTATAAATACCGAAACTATCCAATTTCATAACTGACTTCAGTGATTCAAATATAATTACTTCTTTACTTCTATCAAGAATCTTTTTTTTGAAACAGAATGCTTGGAAGTAATCTAAATCTCCAACAGGATAATAATTCATATATTTCGGTATATTATAATCTTTATAATTATCAAAAAGCGTTCTGCCCTTCACATTGATTAAATTCCCGGAATTATCAAAAACTGGATATACAATTCTGTTTGATTCTTTATCATACATTACCATGTAATAATCCATTATTGATTGTGGTATTCCTTCTTCGATCCATTTTGTTATTTTCCGTCGCTCAAAATCAGACAGAACACTTTTATCAAGTATCTTATGTGGTTCTGGGATTTGTTTATTTTTTCTTTTTCTGGTTGATTTTCTCAGATAGCGCACAGTGGGAGAAATTTTTGTTTTTACAGTGCTTATTCCAGCTTCACTACCAAGATAATTAATAGCCTGCTCATAAGTCATATTTAAGTAGTCTTGGCAAAAATCAATAATATCTCCACCCTTTTTGCAACCAAAGCAATAGTAGACACCTTTATGCGGTGTTACTGAAAATGATCCCGTTCTTTCATCATGAAACGGGCAATTCCCAAAATATTCTCTACCTTTCTTTTTAAGTTCAACGTATTCTCCGATGAAATCAACTATATCTATACTTTCTTTGATTTCCTCAATAAGTTCTTCGCTGTACTCTTCCATTTAGTTCACCTTTAAAATGGTTTCTCTTGCTCCGTATGCTGTTTCGCTTCTTCGATCCGCATGACTGATCCAGAAAATTTGAAATCAATATATTCGTCCTCAAACATTCCCTCTCCCAATCTGTTTAGTTTTACATTAAGTGCATAATTTCCACATTCTTTTCCATCGTTTGCAATTTCATCAGAAGTCTTTTTTCTCCACTTTGCACTTACACTCGCATATCTCTCCAACTTGTCTGAATCTGCAACTTCATCATTTCTATTAAGCTGCGCTCCAGCCAACACAGGAAGATCAAGTTCACCAGCAATTCTATTTTTCATAAAATCACATTTTGCTCCCAAATCATTATATTGTGCTGAAGAATCTGATTCGGAACTTTTAAAATAATCATAAATCACAAATTGGAGATTCATACTATACTTTAAAGATTTGCAGATTAGATAGAGTTCTTCATTTGTAGAATTTGGAATAAAGATATGTACAAACGGTTTACCGGAAAGCCAATCATTTGTTTCATCAATTATTTTTTCTTCCTCTGGTAACAAATTACCTTTTTTTATTTTATCCTGTGGTATACCAGTAAGATTTGCCATCATCCTGATGTAAAATAGTCTGTCGCTCATTTCCGTATCGAAGTATACAGTAGGAATGCCTTTCTGTATTTTATCCATTGCCTCATTAAGCATATAGGAGCTTTTTCCCATCTTCATTCGTCCAGAAATCATCACCAGTTCGCCACGTTCATAGCAGAAATATTGTCCTACTTTATTGAATTTTGATGGAATACCAATAATACCATTTTCGTCACGCCTATCCTTAATCTCCTGATATATGTCTTTTGCTTTATCGCCAAATCTCAACACATTTCTGTTGAATATATATTTGCTTGTTAATTTTTCAAGTTCTGTGTATACATCATTACTTAATTCATTCAATTCCATTGGAGTCTGAATTATCTTTTTCTTCATTCTATCAAACAGTTTGATAAGATCTCTTTTAAAAGATAATGTAACAACTTGAGCAACAAGCAAGTTATATTCTTCTATGGTCGTTCTGGCAGCATCTTCACACATATCAAAGAAATCATCCATGTCTGGCATGTTGACACTATCAATTTTCTTTTTTACTGCCGCATTCGATTGTAGCTTATTTGTAATATTAAAAGTATCAATAACTTTTACACCGGACTTAAATAATTCATCTATAGCCCAGTATATGCAGCCATTTTCTTTGTGGTAAAAATATCCGGGCTTCAAGTAATCGCTCTGAAGTATAAATTCCGGGTGATGAACTAATGTCGCAATCACACCAGCTTCCGCTTGGGTATCACATAATACATTTAATTCATCTGACATTATTTTCCTCCTTTTAAGATGCTACCAAATCCGATTGTATTTCCTTTTTGAGTGGTAGCTTTAACTTGCACACTAACTGGCACACTTACCGGAGCAGAAGCAGTATTCTCTTCGTGTTTCATTTCTTCTTTTATTTCTTTTTGTATTCTCAATTCATTCTCTTTTTGATATGCTTTTTTAATTCTTGCGTTATCAATCAGATAATACATTCCTGGTGGATGTGTTAATGGAATTTTATTCGCAATAGCAAATTTAAGACAAAAACTTAAATATCTTCCGGCATTAAGATTTGATTCCCACTTTTCAATATTTGCATTTTCCAATTTTTCCCCAAATACAATTTCATTAATAACTTTTCTTAAATATGCGATAGGGACAGATTTGCTAACATGTTGTATATAATCTTCTTCAATTTCTGCAATTAGTCCTTGAAGCTCATAGCAATCTTTATGCCATCTTCTAGTGTTAATCTTTACAGACTCAGGTTCGTAGACAATTTTGTTTTTGTGGGCGCAATGTCCATAACCACATTTGAATTGTTTTGTACCCATTGATTATTCCTCTTTCTATATAATAAAAAGGGAGAACATAAGCTCTCCCAAATTTCATTAATCAGACTTCATATCTTTTTCAAGAAGATATGTAGCTTCCAAATCAGATTGATGTAGAGCCAATATTACTGGATATTTTTCAATTGCTGTTCCAAGAGTATTCCAGTTTTCCTTTGGCTCTGAAAAACCCATATGCCATCTAATAGCGTATCTCTCAAAAGGTTGCAATTTAATATACTCTTCGATCATCATGACCGATTTTTCTCCGTGTCCATAAGGCACACGATCATTTATTGTGTAATATTCGACTGCCGCCCAATCGAATCTTCCTTTTTCATCTCTCTTTGATCCAGTGTCACTGTAAATTTTCTTATTCCTATAATCAATCTCATACATATATGTCTTACATACATCATGCAAAAGAGTGATTATTTTTCTGGAATCTTCCGGCATATCACCTAAAATGCTTTTAAATGGTTCTGACTTGCATTTATGCTCGAACATATGATATACATTTAAGCTATGTAATGCTAATCCACCAGGAAGTGAGCAATGGAATCTTGTAGAAGCTGGGGCTGTGAAAAAATCAGATTTTTCTAAAAATGCCACAAGCTCCTTAATTCCATCTCTTTCAATTGAGCCAACCAGATCAAGAAAAAGTTTCTTATTTTCTTCAATGTTTATTGTTGGTGCGCTCATATTTTCTCCTAGTTAAATGGAAGCTCGTCATCTACTCCGTCCGGAATATTCATAAATCCGTCTGCCGCTGGTGCTGATTTAGCTGGTTTTGTTGTATTCCCCGCTGCTGGCGCATCGCCTTTTTTCTCACAAAATTCCTGTGTGGCAACAACAACGTCTGTTGTGTATACTTTCTTTCCGTCTTTTCCATCATAACTTCCTGTCTGGATTCTTCCGGTAACAGCAAACATCATACCCTGTTTCATGTATTTCTCTGCAAACTCAGCAGATTTTCCGAAAGCTACACATGAAATGAAATCTGCATCCTGTCCACCATTATTGCTTTTAAATGGACGTGATACTGCAAGTGTATATCTCGCAACGCCAGTAGGATTTTCTCCCTGGCTATAACGTACTTCTGGATCTCTTACTAATCTTCCTGTTAAACTAACGTTATTCATTATTTCTTTCTCCTTATAAGATAATTATTTTAATTTTTTTAACTCTTCAATTAAAGATTTTGTATCTTCAATATTTTTAATAGTTTTTGGATTACCATTTGTGGTGTATTTTTTGCAAATTGCTGCCACTTCGGTATTATGTTCTTTTGAAAGTTCTTTTGCTAACTGGAATGCTTCTGCGTTTGCAATGTCCAGTTCACTTTTCTCTTTCTTCTTTTTCTCGTTTTCTTTTTTCTCTTCTTCTGGAAGATCTTCATCGACGAAAATATAGCTGCCAAGTCCAAGTCTTGCAATACATTTTGTAAGACTTCTCTGCACCGTTTTGTTTACCATCATTGCGTCAACATTTTCATATGGCACTGCCTTATTTCTGAAGTCCATGACTGGAAGGTACTCAGTTGCGGTATGTTCTTTCAGAACTTCATTTCCCTCTGCATCTGTTTCACTCCATACAAGCGTAATTGAAGTTTTAACATGACATCCAATTGGATCACGCCATACCAACATTCCATCTTCGGTTTCATGGACAGTTGCATAAGATAACGGGAATTTTTTCTTTAATTCTTGCCAAGCCCACATCCAACTCAAATAATTAAGACCATTTTTTTGCTTAATATGCTCATTTACATTAACGGCACTCAGTTCTTCAAACCATTTAACCATTCTATTCTCCTATAAATTCATTGTTTATATATTTTAACTTTTATATCTTATTTTACTGTTTTCGAAGAATTTACAGAGGCAGAAACCTGTTTCATATTTTTCATAAGCTGTAAATTATCGTTTAACATAAGTGCAAGTGCCTGATCTTCTGTGAATCCAACTTCTGTATATGCCAAAAATGTTTTTCTTTTCGCCATTGCACATAAGCGGTGTAATTCATCATTTTCAACATAGTCTTTTGCAATCTCCAGACATTCATTGCCAAGTCCATAGACAACAGGTTTATATTTTTCAATATATCCATGTACCAGGTTAATTGCTACTTCTGGATTTTCATTAAGAAGCTTTAATATAATTTCTAACATTACATGTGTTCCTTTCCTTCTTTAATAATTCTAAGTCCTTTTGCATCCGCTTTCGCGCCGTTGTATTCTTTCCCAGTTTTAATAATCATGTTTACTAATCGTTTGCTCAGATTATATTTTTCTGCACAATATAGAAACAATTCGGATTTTTTATCAAAATACCAATACTCATCATCTTTGTATAAATGGTATCTTAATTTTGGATATTTCCGTTGAAATGAAGTATCGCCCTCATTATTACAATATGCTTCTCCAATTTTCTTCAGTTTATATATAAGCTGAAACTCCGCTTTTTGAGCTTCTATTGGATCATCACAGTATTGCACGATTTCAACTATAAGATTACAAGTGCCACCAAAAGATTTTACTTCTTCTTTCCATTGTTGGTTGCGGTGTTTATCGAACTCATAAGCCCTCATACAGTTTCCTTGTGCTGATCCGACATAGAATATTTTGTTTGTCAGAGGATTTTTATGGACATATACATAATATTTTTCTGTCGGTAGCACAAGATCCTTATGGTATAACATATACAAGTCAAACTTAGTTGTCATAATCAAACTATCATGTTGTTCCGTGTAACTGTCGATATTTTAATTATTTATCTGAAGAGACAACCTTAACTGTAGCTCCTGCCTGAACTGTTGCAGTTGCCACTTCGTTCATCTTCTTGTATGCGTCATCAAGTTTATTCGTTAATTCATTGTTAGCCTGTTTTAATGATTCAACCTGACTCTTAAGGTTGGCGATTTCTGCCGCTGCCATTTCTTCTGCATGTTTTTTATCAGACTCAATTGCACGCTTCTCATATGCAAAACTTCTTTCAGCTTTCGCTTTCGCTTCTTTCGCAGCCTCTTCTTTTGCAGTTTCCAGTTCACCAGGGAATGCTTCAATCTTCTCTTTCATCTCCTGGATTTCTTTCTCTTTTTCTGTAATTGCATCTTCGCGGGCTTTTACTGCCTCTTCCTGCTTCTGGATTTCTGCTTCTCTTTTAGATTTTTCATCATCCCATGCGTCAGAATCAACCTTCCTATTCATTCTCAGATTGTATTTGTATTCATCTGCTTCACGGATTCTCTTCTTTTTGAGTTCTTCTTCATATTCTTCCGCTTCTTTATCAGCTTTACTTTTTGCCTTAGAAAGCTTATTTTCAAGTTCTTCAATCTCTTCGTCAACTTCCGCTTTACGTTTCGCTAACTTAGAATCCTGTTCATCTTTCAGCTTTTTATATTCTGTGTCCATATCAGCAATTTTAAATTTGTGAGCGTTAATAATTGCTGCAAGGCTATCTGCTTCGGTTTTGATTCCGTACAGACTTTCAAGTTCTTTTTTATATTCATCAATCGCAATTTTCAAATCTTTATACTGCTTAATGATTTCTTCTGAGAACACTGAATTTTTTGCTGCTGTTTCTGCATTTTTGAGCGATGCTCTAAGTGCTTCGTTTTTTGCTGTTTCAATTGGGGAGTCATTCATTGCTTTTAAAGCTTCCAGTTCTTTTAAAGCCTGGTTATATGCTTCTAAAATCTGTGCCTTTGTTGACTTCTCTGTAATTTTAATTTCTCCCATTCGAGATCCTTTCTTTTTACTTTTAATTTCTCTTTGCCATCTATGTAAAATTGATTGATTTTCTAAATAAAATCAACATTTTATCTTCGTTCTACTTACAAAACCAACCAACAATAAAATATAATCACATATGCCAGATTTACTATTTCTGATCTATTTTATTCGTTACTGTACGAATATTCTTAAACCGCTTCTCAATGTAATCGCGATCTTTAGTAAATGTGGGAATTTCCTTATCAATAACCCACTTGCTACGTGTAAACTCGTCTGGTGTTCCTTCATTATAGATCTGTGGAACTTTGACACAACAAGTTCCTCTTTTAAGGTGAATTGGATAATCGTTCCAGTTTACACCCTTCTTCAACATGAGCATATCCATAAGTTCTTTTTGGTTCTTATGTTCAAGCTGCTTTGCTGAAAAGTTTGCCTGTGCAACTGACTGGATAGAATTTCTCACACAGTCATTCTGCCTCCAGATAAACCCATTAATAACTTCAAATTCTGGCATATTCCATGCCCGGCTGTCGAACATTGCCTTTCCGCATTTCCTAGCATATTTGGTATAATAATCTGTTACTTTCTTTTTATCGGCTTCTGTTTCGCATCCTTTAAGTTCCTTTCTGACTCTCTCTTTAACGATATCAGTATAGAACTTGTTAAATGCCATTGTTGCCATGCTTGCAGAAATTGTTTCAACCTTACGCTTTACATATCCAAACCATGCTCCCTGTGCCATTGATTTATAATCAATCAGTAAAAGGGTAATCTCATCGCTCTGTGTATATCCCAGTACACATCCAGAAATATTCTCGCAAAGATACTTCATAGTCTGCTGCATTGCTTCTATCAAAATATTATCAAAAGGTTTTGCCAAACCTCTTGTAAATGTATGGAATGCTTTGCCATCAATACGAATCATTACAGGAACTCTTTTTGTCAGATAATCTTTTCTTGCATCCTCATACTCTTTCATTCGTTTTGCGAAATCGCTTGTGTCCACTTTTATTTTCTCCTTTTGTTACAGATCGTTCTTAATTAAGAACTCTGGATTTATGCATTTGAAAGAAATGTTCTGTTCAACATTTCTGAATACACAGCCTTCTCTTTCTCTCGGATAAATCTGGGATTTCCCCTGTACATAATGCACCAAATCTGAAATTTCCCAATCTTCCGGGATAACAAATTTGTCATCAAAAATCGGCACTATGTATATTCCATAATGCAGGAGGGTTCTCTGCATCTCTTCTGTTGTGAGCTTTCCTTCTGGTGAAATCAGATTGAACGCCCAGAATCTTTCGCCGCCATCTATCGGATATTTATTTCCCTGGATTCCTTCGCCGGTAATTTCTCCCTGAAGAACAATCCAATCAAGTCCACCGATAAGCGTCTGTAATGTTTCTTTGATTTTGAACTTTCTCGCCACATTCCAATAATACGAATTGTCCTCTGTCACAAGCCGTTTGTTTCGACTGCAAACTCCAAACTCATATTTATTCTTTCCTACTTTCTTTAAGAAAAATGTGGCAGAGGTGCCATCAACCTTTTCCGTCACACTCAATACTGTTTTGTCTCTTTTCAGCTTTTCAAACAGTCTTGTCATGTTCTGGATTCTTTCTTCGTCTGTCTTTTTAATCCAATTCGGGAAAGTATCTTTTACGGATGGCTTCAGATAGATTTTTCTGAACCATTTGAATCGCATGAGAAACTTGATAATTGGATTTCGAGGCTTCTTCTTGTTTTCTGATACAACTGCGTTCTCCTGCTCTGCTTCCGGATCATGTTTCGTAACACCTAAGATTTCTGTAACATCATCACCAACTTTATAATCGCCAGGCGGCAAAACAGCCAAAGGCAAAACAAGTCCTTGTGAGACTTGACCACGTAATTTAATGGTCTTAACAACATACCTTCTTGATTTCAGGAAATCATATTCTGGAGTTTTTGGCATTTTACTATCAATTTCGATGTAAACTACCTTGTCCCCCCTGAGAAAAATTATCGCTTTTTGAGATAATTACTTCCCATCCATCAATTTGTGCTACCTCAATTCTGTCAGCATTCGGAATCGGCTTGATATTAGCAATTGTTCTTATTGTTGCTAACTTTCTCATTAATTCCTCTATCTCGAAAATATTTATTTTTAAACTGGTGGAGTTGGTGATGCTTGATAGAATCACTTCCATCCACCAATGTAAGAAATATACGTTTTCGAGACACTTATTTTGCTCGTTCAATTAAAAGTTGAATGCAGAATTAGGTTTGCTGTATGTGTCTCACACGGACATTTTTAGCCTTTGGCTGTATATGTCACCGTATAAATTTTTACTCTATAATAAATCTTTTACTGCAGCTTCTACCGGAGCATATCTCTCGGAATCAAGCTGATCTGTCAGGCACTTATATGGATCAAGTTCACCACTGAGTACCATTTTTATAATGTTTACTGAGAATCCAGAAACAAGTGCAACGCCAAGTTCGTTTTCCTTTACAGGAATTGTTCCAGTTCTTGAATTTACATTCCAAAACACCAGTCGCGGCATTTTATATCCATGCACTTCGAATTTCTCAGCAATCGTATCAAAAAGTTTCTGATTTGGTCTGCCTGTTGTAGCATAATCAAATTCCATATCGCTTACGATAAGAATGTTTTTCGGCATATCTTCCTGCTTCATTTTTCCTTTGATTGCTACATTAAGGATCAAATCAAATGTTGCTGCAATATTTGTGTTGGAACAATCTGATTCTCTATATGATCTGATAAGCTTATCTCTCAGTGAATCCATTCCAGTAAGGTCTACTACTTTTGGTCTACTTCCAAATGTAATATATTTATCTTTGAACTCTCCAGATGATCTTTCAGAAAAATAGATAGCCAATGCTGTTGCTACATCCAATGCCGTAACACTGCTATTCGAATCAACTCTGCAAGTCATACTTCCTGATCCGTCTCTTACAACCAATGTAGAAGAATCATCCTCTACTAAATCCGGAAGTGCTTTCCATAATGCTTCAATCGCGGTATCTTTATTCTTTACAGAATAATAACCTCCATACTTATGAACGATATCGTGCGGGAAAAGTACACTTGCATTAATCTTGGCTTCACCTTTTTCAAGGCTTCCCAGATATTCTCTACGTCTTTCCTCATCGTTTCTAAGGAATGCATCATTGTAAATCAGGTTTGCTCTTGATGGAACTGCTTCATAATTGATTTTGCCCCATTCTTTTGCAGACATCTGACGTTCAACGATTTTAATATATTCACGAAGTTTTGATAATATTTTTCTGTAATTCTTCTCACTCAGTCCAAGATATGTTCTAACAACAGTTCCATTCTTCTTTGTCTGTTTAGAAGAAGCATTACAGCTCGGAAGCCATTTTCCAAGTAAGGATATTGGTTTTCCTTCTTCCATATTTTTTAAATCTTTTTCTAACTGCTCTTTAATCGCAGCCAACGCATAAACTTCGCACTCTGTTCCAAGCAGGCACATCAGATCATCGTATCTGCCATATTCAGGAATGAGTTTCACAAACGCTTTCACAATATCTGGTTCAGTGTTCGCCAGATGGTTCATAATAACTCTGAAGCTTCTTCTTTCTCCAAGCCCCTCCCTTGCGTCGCGCAGATAGAAGAGCCATTTCAGTGCATACAGTTTGTTATCCAGAAATGCATCAGTAAATTTACCAGTTATTTCTGTTGGTTGCATTTTTCTTAATGATGCAGTGGCGAAATTCAGATCAAGCAGATATTTCCCGGTTGTTCTGTAACCCAGTGCGCCATTCTCTGTCCGGCTTCTGTTCATATCGCCGTTTATTAATTCTTTTTCTACAGAATCCATAAAACCCATATTGGTTTTCCTCCTAATTTTTCGAATCACTTTTAAAGTTATTAATTCCTATACATTATTACTTTTACCTTTGATGAAATGTATAAAAAATTAGAATGTGCATGGCAAGACTTGAACTTGCGACTAATCCGATTCCCATATCTATAGTTGCTGTCAAAGGCTTTTACAAGTCTCATTATTTATTCTTGTCAGATGCTCTCCCGACTGAGCTACATGCACATTTTTCAAGACACTTTTTCTTCACCTATGCACAGTATAATTTGATTCTTTGCTGTTTAGTGTCTTTGGTAGTGGACTGTAAGGGACTCGAACCCCTGACCGATCGGTTATGAGCCGACTGCTCTGACCAACTGAGCTAACAGTCCTAAAAGGCAAGGCGGGAATCGAACCCACGTAAAGCGATTCCAATAATTTTAATTCCCGTTTTCTTTAAAAGTTTAATGTTGCTGCATGTGCCTAAACACTAGACACGATTCATAAAATTTATCGCCGCGTATACCACTCCGCCACTTGCCTAAAACGAATAACCGGATTTGAACCAGTGACCTCCAACACAACAATAGCGTGGTGCTCTACCAACTGAGCTATATTCGCTGCATTCTGTCTTTCCAGAATGTCATAAAAACGTAACAATGATAGATGTAAAAACTGTAACAAATTGTAATGTGGATATCCAGTCCTTGCTAAAAGGCACTAACACGCCAATATCTAACTTCGCAAAAACATTTATGCCTCAAATGCTATCTGCTCTAGCATCCCTTAAATGTTGAAATTTCGTCTGAGCAACTTCAGACGAAATTAGTTGGCATCAGAAGTTTCACCGTCTGTATAATCTTGATAGCAGAAATCAACATTGTACAGCTAGCGTAGATTATATAACCATACATGCGCTTGTCCTGTACATCGTACAAGGTCACATAATCTATTGGCGTAGCCGGGATTCGAACCCGACACATTTCGGTTTTGTGGAGGGTGGAACAGATAAACGATTTTTAACCGATGACTTTACCCATTTTGTCTATACGCCGATGCTGTGACTTGGACTCGAACCAAGAACCTACGGCTTAACATGCTATCGTTAAAATTGCTGTATATGCCTAATACTAGGCACATTGGTTGACTTAACGTTGCTCTACCATTTGAGCTATCACAGCATTTTCTTTATTTTATTTATCTTATCCAAAAAATAAATGGTGGGCGATTTTGGGATCGTGCGGAATTGAACCGCAACTAAAAACTTGGCAGAGTTTTCATCTTGTGTAAAATTGCTGTATGTGCTTCCCACCACAATACACATTCAAAAGCATCAACCAGATCAATCCCATATTTATTATTTTGGTGTTGACTAAGATTTCCCCTCTTAGTAGGTTCTACAATACCCAATAAATCCAATGCAGTCCGGGTCAGATAACACTGAACACCCACAATGTCAAGTTACAAACTCTGCATTTTCAAGACACAGGACGGATTTGAACCGTTTCGTCAGACCACCAAAATCTTTCTTTATCCTTTTATTCATTTGCTGCGTGTGTCTTTGATTGCTAGGGATGAGACTCGAACTCATAACAACATCCTGTATGTAATGGAAAAGAATTTTGCTGTAAGTGTCTGAATGCTAGACACATTTTTCTTTTATGTGCTCTACCTATTGAGCTACCCTAGCCTATTTATTTCTTTTGTTCTCTCTTGAACAATTATATATTATCATACTTTTCTGTTTTTGTCAATAGTGTTTTAACATATTTTTTATTTCTTTTATCTCTTATTATTCGGTAGGGTGAGAAAGTTCCCACCCATTAATTTTGATAAAACGCCTTTTCCCAAGTTTCATATAATTTCTTCAAATTAAATAACCTGGAATACATCGTTGTGTTTTTTATATTCGGTTCTTTTACAAGAATTTCATTTCTAATTATTGTATCAATATAGTCCATAGGTGTACCGGATTTGTGTATTCTAATTAATCTGTGGCTTTCTGCCAGTTTTGATTGAGTAAGTTTTTTATATATATTACTCTCTTCATAATATTTTTCATAAAATTCTCTGGCAGTGCGCATGATCCTAACAGTGCTTATTGTGGCATTCTCAGATCTTCCTTTTCTCAATGCACTAACTCTTGATCTTATCAAATATTCATTATCACAAATGCGTTCTTTTTTATCTTTTGACCTCTCTGATTCTGCATAATCAACGGATTCTTGCTCTGCGCAAAATCTACATAACAACAGTTCCTTTTGCGACACATGATAGTCAATTGGATATAAAGGACTATGAATTATCATATTCTCATAATCAACATCAGTTTTCTTTAAATTCATGATCTCTTCCGGTTCTAACTCAAGGAACATCAAACGAACTAACAGCTCATTTGGCTTTTCTACACCATCGTTGTAATCTGATGTTATCTTATATACCTCAGAACACATTCTTTCAAATTCTTCTTCGTCTTTTAAGTATTGCACCAGAAGAGAACGCGACTGGTTAACTTCGCTAAAATCTATTTTTTCAAAATTATTTTCTCCAACAATTTTTCCATTTTGCAAGCACCAATCGACATAGCTTTTTAATAAACTCATTGTCTGTATAAGGTTTCCGGCTTTTGCTCCTGTTTTAAGATCCAAAACCGTAAGTATTTCATCCGTATTCATTTCACAAATGTCTTTATTGAATGTTGATTCAAGATCTTCAATTCCTTGGAAAATACGTATATATGCTTTATAAGAATTTTCGTTCGCTAATGTGTTCAAAAAATCTTTTTTCATTTTATCATTGTACATATAGCGTCCTCCTTTTCTTTACAAAACTGGAAAAAGTGTCGTCTGTTACCATCTACGCAATATTTTTTAATTTCATTATCTGTAAAGTCAGTATTTGCGATAATTTGAGTTAAGATTTCTCTCCATTCAGGGTTTCCCTTTAAAATGCTGCTTATCATTATATAATAGTTAATCGCCAGATAATGAACTGACCATTTTGTTTTCTTTACCTTCGCAAAATTACTAAAATCATCATACATAATTTTTGTAAGATAATTCATAAATGTAATCAGCCAGTCTCTTAATTCATCCTGATCTGCTTTTGTTTTTAACAATTCTACATCATAATACCTTGATATAGCCTCTGCAAATTCAATATATAGAATAAAGCCGCTTCCTCTTCTAAGTTCAACGCCATCTTTCGTAATATTCTTTACATACAATTCATCTGCATCACTACTTCTCATAATTGAGTCAACAATCTTATTCTGTACGGTCAGCTTCATAGCATCTTTGTGGCGTTTTGGAATAGGAACAGTTGTCCATTCCTGATTTAAGATTCTTCTGGTATCTGTTGCAGTTAAATATGTGAAGAATATACCAAATTTATCATCCTGGTGTTTTGTAGATAATTCACACGCAATAGAACGATGATTTCCGTCTGGTACAATAATTGTTCCTGATGTTATTATCAAAGTTTCATTATCCTCATTGTAAACTGGAGGATCAGCTTCACCGTCGTCCATCAGATTAAATCTTATACCATTATAAAAGAACTCACCGTTATTTATAAGATTCGCAATTTCTCTAGCACTTTTCTTATTTACTTTTGTTTTTAACTCACCGTATTTATCTTTTTTATAGTTTCGCTGCAACTCAGGTATGATTTGTAGTTTATTGGCATTTTTCAGCTTCTTAATCTCTCCCACGCTTAACGGGAACATATATTGATTATCGGCAAGCTTTTGTACATGCTTAAAAACGATTCCATTTTTATAACTATTATTATCATTTTCTGGATCGTAATATTTATAATTCATAATTTCTGCTGGTTCAAAATAATCTTCTATTTTCCCAACAGTTTTTGATACTTTTGAGGCAGCATTTAAAATCCAATATAATTCTGCATCGCTTGCATCTTCAAGTGAATATCTTCCAGACAGCATCTTTAAGAAATCACCTGTTGTAATCTTATTGTCATGCATGATTTCTTCTTCAAGCTCTTTAGTCTTTGCCGGGCTAATACCCATAATGAATGATTTCACTTTTTCAATTAACTGATTCCTACTGTCTGTTGATTTCATGCGACTACCCCTTTCTATATTTTGATATCTTTAAGATAGCATATTTTTCAAGAGGTGTCAACATGAAAACAACAATTATTTCCTTTAGCTTATGTGGGTGCTCAATTCTTTCACGATTAAATCTCTTTCTTCATCTGTCATTTCCAGGTCTTTTTCTCGAATCTTCAGACAATCAGTATCGTTTTTTACAATTTCGACGCTTACAATATCATGGATTTCGTCATACACAATAATCACCTCAAAATAAGAAGATTTATGTACAATAACTCCAAGTGCATCGCCAAAATCTACGTAATCATTTTTTGTGGATTTCTCAATAGCTTCTTTTACATTCACACACATGTTTTCTTGATAGTTAAACTTCATTCCTCTATTCCCCTTTCGACAGAATCCAAGTAAGTAGCGAAATTTTCTAATCGAACGTATGTTTTTATTTTACTCTCAATAACAGTATACGTCAATAGAATATTTTCAAAATCTTGAAATTCTTGCAACCTCAATTAATTTTTCATTATTATTTTCTACTGCCCCGGCAATCACAAGTTGTAAAAGACCATTGAGATAATGACTAATCTCAACATCTGGAATGCCAATATTTTTTAAATCATGTCCATTTATATCCAAATGTTTCAAATCATAACAATATTCACATGGATTTGAGCATATTTCTTCAACGATATCTTGTACTTTATATAAACACTGTATCATTGATTTTCCCGCATTTTCATCAGATATCATTTTTGCCAACTTAAAGTTAATAGTTTTTATTATATCTTCTTTTTGATATCTTGATAATAAATGCCTTATACTTCTAATAGAATCCGTAATAAGTTCTTTTCTACATTCCATAATGTTACATACAGACTTCGAAACTTTATTTGGGTATTTCATAAGAATATCAGATACTTTATGATAGTTCTCTATTTTAGCCATATCAATTAAAATTGCTAGCTTTTCACATAAGCCATCACAGTTTCGAATCATGTCTACTGTTTTATCCCACTTTGTTATCTTGGCAATGTCCGGCATAATATAGCTCAAAATATCCTGGTATTCTTTTAAAATATCAAAGTTGCCACTAATTTCGTCTGTACAAATAGTTTTTGTAAACTCACTTTGCTTTCTTTCAATCGCAATGTGATCGAGCAGCTTCATATGTTTTCTCATCGCTGTTGCAGTATTTTCTTCTATTTTGAACTTGAATCTAACAGCAAATCTTAAAGCTCTGAGAATACGAAGAGGATCTTCTCTGAATCTGTCGTCTGGATTTCCTACACATCTTATAATTTTATTTTTTATGTCATCGACACCATCATGTAAGTCAATGATATTTTCTCCGTCATAAGCAATTGCATTAATTGTAAAATCCCTTCGCAGCAAATCTTCAGCCAAATTTCTTGTGTAACTTACTGTATCAGGGCGACGATAATCCGTATATTTTCCATCAACTCTATATGTAGTTATCTCATATGGTTCATGGTCAATTATTATTGTTACTGTGCCATGCTTTAATCCAGCAGTCATAATACGGAAATCTTTGAATATTTCTATTATTTCTGTTGGCTGTGCTGATGTAGCAATATCCCAGTCGTGCGGCATATATTCCATAATTGAATCTCTCACACATCCCCCAACAATAATCGCCTCATGTTTGTTTTCTTTTATTTTGTTTAAAATCATTTTTACATTACTTGGCATAATTATATCAAGGTTCATAATTCTTTTTGTACACTCCTATCTCTGGTTTTCCATTCTTGTCAACAATGTAATATGGAGATACAGACATACAACCATCCCAGGTATCATAAAAATACCAATACATAACTTTTGTATTTTTATCATACACAAGGCTTTCTCTCTTAGTTGTATTATAATCTCGATGACTAATTTCTATGAGATCACCATAAACGAAAGTTTCTTCTCCATATTCATTTACAACTACTTCTTTGCCACATCCAGCAGCAGAAAACATAAGCGTTAATGCTGTTAAAAATACAATTGCCTTCTTCATATTAATACACCTCCTGATTACTAAATCTCATTTTACCATATATGCCATAATATGTAAATATTTATTTCTTTTAACTGGAAATTATTTCCAGGAACATTTAGTTCTTAGAATGTGTTCTTTATTCATTTCAACAAGTATTTCATAAGCAGCCTCTTTATCTGGCTGTTCTGGTAATGATGTATTTTCTGCAGCGTACTTCATCTTCTTTTCAAGATTATCAACCAACTCAAAAAATTCAGAACGATACGTCCCATCCGATTTTTGATATTCACCGTTACGAATGCTCATAAGCAAGTCGTGATCTGCTTCCCGGTATGTAATAATTTCTTCTTTTGTTAAAATGTCAATACACATAAGATACAACCGTACAAGATGCATGGCGTGCTTATTAAGGTGTAAATCATCTTTTTTAGTATTTCTCTTACCCAGTTTGTCGTAATCTTTAACAATGGTATTGACTTCACTCCATATGTTTCTATAATCTCTTAGGGGGTAATGGTGTAAAACTACGTCACAAAACATTTCCACTTCCATATCTTCTCTTTCAGAAACATCCGGGTATAGCTCAATACTGCCATATTCAAACTGTCTCACACTTTCCATACGACGCATTACAGTATTATACTCACTAAACGCGTGCCGTAAAGCCCCATGATCGCCACAAAATGAGTATTTTATTGGTTCACCATTGATTTTATGATACCGGCTCACAATGTCCTCCATAGCATGTGTGATTGAACCCAAGATATGTTTTTCTTTTTCTGCTTGTGGGTATGAATCTCTTGCAAGCGCATTCTGCAGTCTGCGTAACTGGCTATTCGCATATCCACCAAAAGTTTTAATTGCCCTCCTGGACAAGAAGATTTTTCTGTTATCAAGAAGTAACTGCCCTTCTGGACTGATAATAAAGTAGTGTTCTGGCTTACATCCAAGAATTTCTATGCAGTTAGGATTACAAGAAAGCAACAAGTCAATCATTTTGTTCAATCCATAAATTACAGTATCGGTGTTGCGATCCTCGAACTGCTCAAACTCAATGTTTCCAAGTAAACTCTCGATAGGATTAAAAGTGATTCCTCGAATATCCGTATCTGATGTAGCAATATTCGTACCATAGGCGTGACTGCCACCATATGTAAGAAGAATAACATTATCTCCTAATGCTGGATCTTCTGTTAAAAAAGCATAGTCCTTATTTGCCAGAAATTCCCAATTCATGTTCTTTTCACTCATTTTCTTCACTCCGTTCTTTGTCAATAATCGGCTGCAAAATATTTCTGATAAAGTCATTGGAAAGATCCGGACGATCTGCACCGTTGCATTTAAGTACAACTTCACAACCCCAAGCTAAAGCACCACAATAGTTGAGTGGCTGATTGGTAAGAATTGCTTTTATCTCTCCATAGAAATCATCATCATTGTATTTCTCTTTATCCTCTGGCGTTGTCCATCCCCAGATACTTTCTCCGCACGCATCATCATCTTCCGGTGGGATATAGAACTTAATGCATCCGGTTCTAAACTCTTCTTCCGATAATGACTCAATAAGATCTCCTTTATAAGCCAAACCACGTTCCTTGAACAGTTTCTTGATCTCTTCAATATTTTCTGTATTATCCATTCCTTTTCTCCAATTCTTTATAGATATACTTTTTCATCTTTTCTTCAGCTTCCATCATCCACCAGTATTTACCGTAAACATCTCGTACAGTTCCACCACTATATACATAATAATGTTTGAGTGGCAAATCCTTATACTCTGGCAAAAACAGGTCAACATGCCGCTTTACCTTATACCAAATAGCTCTAATGATACGATCCTCAAAATCTTCTATCGGATTTTCAATAGGATAATACAATCGCAACTGAGTGCCACATTTCTTCGCATCATATCCAGATAACTCTCTTAGTTCATCTTTTGCCGGACATTCATCTGAAATACCAAGCCAAAACCAATACGCCTCTACGGACATAAATTTTCCGTCTTTTGTCTCTATTTCTTGCCTGTAGAAATTGCTCAACATGCGTCCAAGTTCTGTTTGACTCCCACTGTACACATTGATATGATCTTTGCCATCCATGTTCGGATTGAGTCTTTTCATCGTATTACCTTCTTATATGATTCTGGAAGTGGTTGCCAGGCTGTAACAGAAGCTCCAAGATTTCTGCCATAACTCCACGAATTACTATATTCCCAATACATTCGCTTCACGACAGTAACACGGTTGTTTTTCAATGACACCATGACCGTCACTTCTCTTCGTTTCTTTTCACTATCATTAAAAAATTCTTCTGGCTTATAAATTGCAGAAATCCAACCATTTTCATCACGATATTTTTCTATCAATTCTTTATTAAAAATTTCTTTTCTCATAATCCCACTTTTTATTCCCATTAAATACTCTAACAAATACATGTACATGTGTATTTTTGTAATTTTCTATAAGTTCATTTTTATCCATTTTTGAATAATACACTTTCCATTTAGAATACACATCTTCTGGAACTTCATTATCTTTCAATGATTCTGTAAATATTTCTAACTTATTACAACAACAATACTCTTTTGTATTATCATATTCTCTCCCGCATATGAAAAATTCAGCACTTTGGTATATAATTTTTTCATCAATAGGAAGATCATGTATTCCCATGTACAAAACGTATTCACCTTTATAGGGTATTTCTTTTGCCTCAATCACTAATGGTTTCATATACAATTATTCCTCTTATAGTAATGGCGGAACAGAATAAATCCTGTTCCACCAAACATACTTTATCTTTTATGTTTTTTAGCTTTTGCAATACCGAAACCAACAACAAAAGCTGTTGCGATACAAACGACAAATGCTCCGATATTTATAACAATCATTATTTGTTACCTCGTCTACGTCTCATTTCTGCCAGAATATCATCAGCTTCGCGATTTCTTTCTTGCGCTTCCATTCTACGGTTCATAGCTTCAGAACTGGTATCATATGCAATTTGAGCACCTGCAGCGCGTTCTCTGGTTCTCTGCGCACCCTCTCTTACTCTTTCAAGCATACGATCACTTTCACTTGAACTTGCACTTGCATTCATTCCCTCATGTAAAGAAATAATCTGCTGATCTGCTTCCATCTGGTAAACCGTTCTTTCTTTCTCTTCTTTGAGTTCATCAAGCTCTTGCTTAATTGCATTGCGGATTTCTTCCTGCTGTTCTTTTGCTTTTTTGTACTCTTCGATAGTTTCCTTTAATGTATTGATTTTTCCCTGAACGGTAACTTTTTTCATTGCATACTGCCTGGCATTTTCTTCATCACCAGAGTCAAAGCAACTGTTAATGGATTTGTCAATCTTCATTAACTCTTTCTTTAAGTCGTACTGCTCTTTCTCTGCTTCATCCAGCTTCCCGGCAATTTCTGTATATGACCGTTCTGCATTGCTGTATAAAGTTTCTTTTTCTCTAATTGCATTGTTGAAATAATCTCTTGCACCATCTGGTGTAGAAGCATCCTGTCTCACTACTTCTTCGGTTCTTCCTCTAAACTTGATTACAAGCTGCTTAAAGAATGTTTTATTGACTATTAGTGCCACTACTGCAACAACAACCAAAAGGCAAATACAAAAAATTACTACGTTACTTGTACCTACTGTCATTTTACGCTACCTCAATTCCAAATTTTTCACAGAGTTCTTCAAGCCCTCTTACAACACCCTCACCGATTGCGTGGAATTTCCAATCATTTCCATCACGATAAATTTCTCCGGCAATAATAGCAGTAGAATTTCCGAACTTTTCTTTAAGATCATATCTTGCGATTTCTTTTCCATTCTTGTTATTAATAACGCGAATGTATGAGTTATCAACCATTCCAAAATTCTGCATACGGCGTTCTGCTTCAAAGATAGTTGCACAAAATACAATTCTTTCTGCATATTTTGGCAGTTTTTCAAGAATGACCTTAATAACCTCATCATCTCCATCGCCAGATCCGGTAAGATTATCACCACTATGTATAACGCCGCCGCTCGGATGTTCAAGATTATTGTAGAATATAAAATCTTCATCGCATCTTGTCATCCCAGTTTTAGTAACAACAAAAGCGGATGCATCTAAATCAAAATCTCCATCATCGTCGTATTTTGCTGTGTCCCAACCAAGACATACAGAGATTCCGTCTACAATGCTGTCTTTTGATAATGCAACTCTTTCTCCCTTTTTAAGACTTACTGACATGTTACTTTATCTCCTTCCTTATTTATATCTTTTTGCCATACCTGGAATACTGCTATCATGTGTTCCTTCTCCGATGGCTTTAAACTGCCACTCGTTGTTCTCATCACGATATAATTCACCAACAATAAGTGCTGTACATCTGTTATAATCATCTGTAAGATTGTAGCGACAGATTTCTTCTTTGGTCGCATCATCTACGATTCTTGTATAACAGTTTTTAATCATTCCAAAATGCTGCCCTCTTACCCTGCAGTTATAAATATTCACAGCTACAACTAACTTTTTAATATCTTCTGGCATTTTCTTCAGATCAATTGCAATCTGTTCATCATCATTCCTTTTACCTGTTCCACCAACAAGGTTGTCGCCTCTGTGCTTAATACAACCACTGTCATGTGTAAGGTTTCCATAATAAACAATATCATCAGATCTTGTCAGACCGCATTCTGCAACTTCTTCTGTTTTTGTTTTTGAGAAAATCCCGAACAGCCCAGATTTTATTTTCTTTGAGATTTGTTTTGTAGATTCACGAAGTACGAACACAGAAGAATCACAATCAATGCTGTTTCCATTCTGTGCCATATCCCATCCAAGTCCTACAGTTACATTTGCCAGTTTCTCTACTGCTTTTGAAAGATTTACTTTTTGTCCTTTTGTTAAACTTACTGCCATTCTTTATTTCCTCCTACTTAAACCCCAAAGCTATTGCAAAGTGCCTGTAAACCACCAGAATATCCCTGTCCGATTGCATTGAACTTCCATTCTTCATTGTGACGGTACAGTTCGCCAAGAACCATTGCTGTCTCTGTTGAATAATCTTCTCCCAGGTCATAACGAATCATTTCTTCATTTGTTTCTTTGTTCACCATTCTAATATGAGAATTTGAAACCATACCGAAGTTCTGTAATCTTTCTTCTGCCATATAGATAGTTACAGTAAATGCAACTTTTTCAATATCATCAGGAATTTTTGTCAGATCAACGATAATCTGCTCATCATCTCCATTGCCTGAGCCAGTGAGATTATCTCCCATATGCTGAACTGCGCCACTTGGATGTTTTTTATTGTTAAAGTATATAAAGTCTTTATCACTCTTTACTTTTCCATTTGCACCGAGAAGAAATGCTGATGCATCCAGGTCAAAATCATCACCATCGTACTTATTTGCATCCCAGCCAAGACCAACGATAATCTGCTTTAATCCTGCGTTTCCTTTTGTAAGATCTACTTTCTGTCCTTTTACTAAACTTACCATAATATTTTCTCCTTTTTATTGAACTTTTTTATTTTATTTCTTGTTTAACCAATCTTTATACTGCCGTAAAATTTCCGTATAAAGCTGTTCATCATTGAGCTTATCCATATCCTCTACTGCCGTAAATCCCGTATTATCATGTTTTCTTCCGTTGAGATTATCAAGCCGTTTGAGATACTCAAATTTTTCTCTACCAATTCCGATGAACTGGACAAAAATATTGTACTTGGATAATTCCAGAATGATCTCATTTGTTCTTAATTTATCCTCATTTTCTCCGTCTGTAATGAAGATAATAAACGCTGGAGTTCCGCTCGGCTCTACGTCCTTATAATATCTAACTATATCTCTAAGCACCGGTGCATATTCTGTACCGCCCATACTCATTCCAGATTCCAGCATAACGTTTTTCACATATTTTTCGTAGTTACTCTTTGAAACCGCAACAAGACTTTTATAACCGTTTGAAAACAGCCAAGATTCAAGTTTTCCATTGTCATCAAATTTTAATGCAATCGGAAGTAATCTTGAAATAGTTCTCTGCAATGAACCATCGTGAAATACTTCTGACATTGAACGAGAATAGTCCATAGCAAGTGCAACTCTAGCAATATGTTTTGTCAGATCTACTTTACTTTCTTTTGACAGATTTACCAGAACTTTATTTAAGTTCTCTTTTGATTCATTGATATTGATGTCATTATGCGTCTCAACTTCCGGTGTATCTTCTTTTCCAAAAATTTTACCGAAGAATCCCATTTTTATTTCCTTTCTTTTTCTAGGAGTGGCATTTTCTACCACTCCATTTATTATCTACTACTCGAAATGAAATAGGATATGCCATAACAGTTAAAAGGATAAATGGCAGAAACTTTGTTACACATGCAAGCCACAACCCTACGGCGTAACAACCCAATGTTATATTTTCAATTTTCTTGTACTCTTTATCTCTTTTAACCATATGATTTCCTACTTTCTTCTAATGATTGCTTTTCTCACAAGATCAATCGGAATAATTAAGAATGCCAGAGCTATCGTTACGCCCCACTGCGTGGGTGTCATTGCTGTACATCCCATGATTTCCCCACCAAACTGTGCAAGTAAAAATGTAATGGCAAAAATCGCAATTGCTATCTCTACAAAAAGTTTGTTCTTGCCGATTCCTTTAAACAGGTTAAATCCGTCTGTCCTGATATTGAAACCGTTGAATGTTGCCATCATCACAAGCAATGCAAATCTCGCTGTTGCATAAACTTCTTCGTTATTTCCAAATATATTCTGTATAGCTGGCAATAATGTAAGTCCAAAAATTCCTATAAATGCCACAACTGATACCGCAATCTGACTAACAGTTTCTTTTGATAACAGTTTCGATCCTTTTGGAATAGGCTTTTCTTTCATATACTCTTCTTTTGCTGGTTCTCCACCAAAGGAAAGAGAATTAAGAGAGTCCATAACGACGTTAATTACAAGAATCTGCACTGCTGCAACTGCTTCTACAGCCATAATAATCGGATATAAAATGCTGAGAATTACCAGACCTACATTGATAGGTAGCTGGAATTTCAGGAACTTCATAACATTGTGCATGAATGTTCTTCCAAGAAGAACTGCATCCGTAATTGATACAAAATTATCATCTGTAATAATAATGTCCCCGGCTTCTTTGCATACATCTGTTCCAGATCCCATTGAAAAGCCAACGTCCGCAGCTTTTAAAGCTGGTGCATCGTTTGTGCCATCACCAGTCATACCAACACAAAGTCCAAGTTCCTGTGCCAGTCGCACAATTCTTAGCTTTGTATTCGGTGTAGCTCTTGCGATAACCTTGATATGTGGCAATTTTTCTTTTGCTTCTTCGTCGGATAATGCATCAAAATCAATAGCTGACATCGCAATATCTGTATCATCTTTGATAAGCCCAGCATCTTTCGCAATAGCTTTTGCTGTGTCAATGACATCACCAGTTACCATCATAACCTGAACACCTGCATCATGCATTCTTTCAACTGCTTCTGGTACTTCTGGACGTACATCATCACGAATAGCAACCAATGAAGTAATGATAAGATCATCAGGTAAACCATTTTCCGGCAATGCTGATCTACTATAGCCTGTTGCAATTACTCGCATTGCTTTTACCGTGTATGATTTTACAATATCTTTTAATTTATTTCTTTCAACTGTATGTGTGCCATTTTCATCTTCATATGAAACAGCTACATCAATCAAACGTTCTGGCGCGCCTTTATAGTATGTAATCTTTCCGTCTTTTCCATCAGTTTCAACTGCACTGAATTTATTTGCACTGTTGAAGCTCTTTGCATTCGTTACCTTTACAGAATCAGTGATTGTTTTATATTCATCACTATCAATCATAGTAAGTAATGCTCTTTCTGTTGCATTTCCACCTACAATGTTTTTATTCTCGTCATACATAGCACTGCTATTTAACGCTACATTCAACTTGAATAAGCTATCCACCATTGTTCCACTTGTAACTTTTTCTCCGTTACCCATTACATTTTCAACTGGAACAAGTTTTCCGACTGTAAGTGTTCCTGTCTTATCAGTACAAAGCAACTGAATATTTCCCGCTTCCGGAATTTTATTCGTATGTTTTGCCAGGACATTGTGCTTAATCATAATCTTCGTATTCTGTGCTGTTATAAGATTAATGATAAGTGGTAAACCTTCCGGCACTGCTGCAACAATAATGGTAAGTGCGGTTACTGCAATAGTAAGAATATTCTTTAGAACTCCAATCCAGCCAATTCCAAAATATTCTGCAACGCCACCATACTGAATGATATTTGTGATGATTAACGCTACTACAATAATTGAAGCTCCAATATACCCGAATTTGCTAATCTGTTTAGCAAGATCCTCTAACTGAATTTCCAACGATGTTTTTGTTTCTTCAATTTCATCAATAGTTGAGATTGTTTGACCGTTTACTGTATTAACTCCAACATTGGTTACAATCATTTTTCCCTCACCGTCAACCACTGTTGTTCCGGAGAATAATGCATAATAATTTACATAATCATCTGAATTTGCGTTTCTTTTTCCACCGATTTCAATATGTGGATTTCCTTTATTCCAGGCACTTTTTTTACATGGCTCAGATTCTCCATTTAAAACAGAATTATCTACCTTTAAATTTCCTTCAACAAGATATCCGTCTGCATAAATAGCCTCACCTGATTGAACAATAACCAAATCTCCAACAACAAGATCATCCGTGTTAATATGTTCTATCTTTCCATCCCTAACCACATTGCAATAATGAACCGATGTCCTATCCTTTAATTCTTTCTCACTTTTCTGGCTTTTTAAGCCTGTACTCATTCCAAGAAGTGCAATAGCAAGTAATAATGCTGCAACTCCAATCGGTTCTGAATAAGAACCCTGCCCAAACACTGCAATAACTGTGAACACAATCATCATGGCTAAAAGGATCTGGTTTATATGATCCTTAAATGTTTCCATGAAGAACTGCAGTCCAGTTTTCATTTTTTTCTCTGGTAGCTTGTTTGTCCCAAATTTTTCTCGGTTTTCAACCACCTGTCTACTTGTTAGTCCTTTTTCCATCTTGTTTCCTTTCTTTTATTTTGTTTATCTTTATCTATATCAACAGTACAGGTTTTTATACCTGTACTGGAAATAACAACAACACACTCTCTAAGTATGTGTTCTTTTATAGGAAATGTACACGAAATATCAATATGCCATTTATCATAAATAACATACCAGTTGAATTTTACATTCCACCACTTTATTGATAAAATATATGTTCCTGATTGAAAATAATTTCCTGAACTTCCAAACGATTCAAAAAATCTAAAATAATCTCTCCCATATATAAAACCAAATACAATTATTAAACAAATTACTATTTTTTCCACCTTCTATATAATATCACTATTTCTTTTATGTGTCAACCATTATTTCTTTTATCTTATTGATTATTTTTTATATCTTGCATCTTTTTTGTCTCTTGATTTTAAAATAACGCTGCGATATTTCTCATAGCTTTTTATGGACACATATTTTCCATTTATTACGTCGAAGCACTGTTCCCCTCTTGCCATTTCATATGCATTTGCTGTAATTACAATGTATACTTCCTTATCCTTATGAATATCCAGAATCAATTTAAAAAGTTCATCTTTTAATTCAACAACATTGTCAATACTAAATCCGCTGTCTACTGCATCAGCAAAAATCCAATATTCGTTATCATTCGGATTATTCCGGAACATTGATCCAATCATCTTCGCAAAGTTCCCCATATTTAATGCTATGTTCTCTCCCTCACTGGAACACATGCTTGTTGCAAGAAATGTAATATCTCCGTAAAATCCAGCTTTACTTCTTGCATTGCTGCCGCCATCCTTTAGATTGTCAAACATTACGCATGGGATATTTTCTTTTTGTACAATTCCGTATAACTGTTTCAATAGTGTTGACTTACCAGCACCATTGCAACCAACCAAAACCGTAACACCAGGAACAAGTTCTATCGTGGCTTTATTATACATTTTGATACCTTCACCATAGGCATCATTATCAATTTTGAATTTCCGTCCCATAGTTTTTCTACTCTCCATAAACTTGTACTGTACCATCAGCATTATATAATGGTGTTATACCAAATTTATAACCAGATTTGGCGATAAAATATTTCACTTTGGTATCTTTCGCATACACAATCCTATAAATTGCTCCTGAATCATCCCACTCTGTTATAAGTGTAAAATAGTTTCCACAAAGGCTATACTCTGTATTATCCTTTTGCCCGGTTACTTCTTGATATGTTTTTCCACATGCCGTACATGTAGTACATAGAATGAATATAATAGCTGCAAAACAAGCAACTTTGTTAATGATTTTCTTTCTCATTTATTTACCTCTACTTTTTATTGGTGTTCTTACCAGTGACAAAGCTGTTGTATAATCACCATTCTCTTTTATGAGAGTCAACTGGCATCCACCCATTACTTCATAAGTAATTCCCTTTTTGTTATCAAGAAAAGCAAGTGCTTCATCTGCATCTTTAAAAACTTCCGGATAAATAGTTCCGTATGGATATGAAACCCACTGGTATATATCATGTCCATCAAAATGTCCACTGCCACTTCCACATAACATAAATGTGTTCACATGTTTTCCGGATTCAGCAGAAAATATTTTTACAATTCGTTTCATGTTTATTTAATTCGCCTTTCTAAAATAAATTTCCTTGACTGTCTACCAGTCCTTCATATCCGCACCATTTACATCTGCAATGCAATGACGCTCCATCAAAACCAGTTGTTTCATAATCTTTCATGTGACAATGCCAGCCTCTCTTGCAATAAATCTTTTGTAACGGTTTTACATGATTTGCAATGGCATATCCAATCCCATCAAGAATAATAAGTGACATTAAAATTATACCTACAAATAAACCAATACTCACAATTACGCCAACTTCCTCTCTAAGATCTGATTTACCAGTTTTCCATCTGCTTTACCCTTAACCTGTGGCATGAGAACTTTCATAATCTTTCCTTTTTCTCTTTTGGTTGGATTATCTAATTCCAGATCATTCAGCACATCAGAAATAACCTTTTCAATTTCTGCTTCATTCATCATCTGCGGCGCGAATTGCTGCAGAACTGCCAGGCGGTTATTGCACTGCTGAATAATATCAATCCTGTCATCCGGTGTCATTTCCAATGTTTCTTTTGTCTGTTTGATCTCTTTCTGTACTACTGCATCCTCTTCTTCTGGTGATAAAACTCGCATTTTATCAATTTCTGCATTTTTTAAAGCAGCCAGAAGTAAAGCTAACGTGTCTTTCTTTTCTTTATCTTTCTCTTTCATAGCATTCACCATTTCGGCTCTTACTAAATCTTGTTTGCTCATATGTTTTCTCCAATCATCTTTTTAATTATTTATGTATGGTTTTATAAACATCCATTATAGTATTTACAATATAGCATACATGATAAACTACCTCAATAGTCCCTATTACAGCCATTACATACAACATATGGACTCTCCTTTCTACAACAAAAAGAACACTTAATTCTTGCCAAATTTTCCCATCCGGTGTATAATTGGAGAGTCCGAGATTCCGCTTGCTTACATACTTACTACGGAAGACTGGGTGGGACGGGTGCTGCAACACCCTGGGATTAGAATAAGTGTTCTGTATATTACTATACAGAACATTTGTTCTTTTGTCAATGCTATTTATTTATTTTTTATCTCATTATCGCCCCACAATTCGGGCAAAATCTTGATTTCACTTTTTGATTTGCATAATATCTCTTGTAAACCTTTTTATTACATACAGAGCAATACACACCTTCGTTTGAACATTCATCCAATAAATTCCAATGTCCAATAGGTCTTTCCTCAACAATTACATGATCGCACTGACTTGTCATCATGCTTGCAATAGCCATTCCATGAATCATAGCATGTTTACACATGCTACTTTCGGGCGTGCCAGCAAATATTGTTGAGTCGAAAAATTTATTAATTTCTTCTGAACTAATACAGCTCAAAACCTTTTGTTGATATTCGGAAATATCTATCAATAATTTTTCCATAAACAAATCCTTCTTACTTATTTTTTTACTTTCCTATCTATTTGTTCTGTTGTATTTTCTTCAAACTCCAATCTATTTACTTTTCTCCAAATCATTCCCCTCCTTGTACGCACAATTTTTATTTTTTCACATTGATTATGAGTTAATTCCACGTACTCTTTTTCTTTGATATTTATTGATGGAATTTTACATTTAGGATTAGCATAGCTGAATACAATTTTATATGTACCATTTGGATTTTTCTGCATTGTTGTGACTTCTGCTATATTCCCTTTGTGATTCCCATAATTTATATATATTAAATCTCCAGGCTTTAAACAATATGAATGATTCTCATACCGCCTCTTTCCTTTCGACACTTTTTCTTGTCTATATATTCTTTTATTGTCTATATCTTCTTTTTTGGTGGATCGCTTTGAACTTGCAGTTGCAACTCTTGATTTACAAAGTTCGCTTCCTTTCTTCACTTTCCCATCCCTACTATCAATGTATTTTGCATCAAAAAACGATTCCATACATCTATCATTGCATCGCTTTTGTTCAACCAAATAAATATTTTTTGTAAGTGTTATTTTGTGATATTCAGAAATGCATACTGCATCTGTATAGTGATACTTTTCCAGCCCTGCATTTTTTCGGTTCATTCTAGTAATATATCCAAAAGACATCGACACATCATAATTTTCTTTTAATCTGTTATAAAGCTCCCATCGCATCGTATTCATAAACGTTGCGTCTTTATATGTATTTATTATTTTTCTCTGTCGCAATTCCCTAAACAATTTATTATCATTGTTATTCTCATGTACTTTTTTATGGCAGCAATGGCATAATGAAATCATATTGTCTGGTTTGTTCGATCCACCTTTTGATCTGGGAATGATATGATGGACTTCTATAACAACATGCCTTTTGTCTGTTAATTTTTCTTTGCAAATTTGGCATGTGTAATTATCTCTTTCTCTTACATACTGTTTTGCGTTTTCAAATCCATACATTTCTCCTTTCTGATAATCAATTCCATTTATTGCAGTTCCATTTAGCGTTGCTTTAATTTTCTGTATATCGAAATTTGCCGTTTCTATAATTACTTTATCAATCGGAATCCACGAAGCTATTCTATCAATCACTCTAACATGAGATTCAATTTTATGAATTACAGATGGTGCAAGCCATCCATCTTTATTTCCGTTCTTATATGTCGGATTATTTACTGTTTTGTAGTCAATATTTTTGTTTCTCCTATATCTCAATCTGGATCTTCTTTGTGTTCTATATCCTTTTTTTGTAACGAGCCTATCACTAATTCCAGATAATAATTCTACCTGTCCTGCAATATATTCATGTTTATCATCACTAGCTGAAAATCCTATGTTCCCGAACCCGGTGTCAACTTTCAACGTAATAGTATGTCTGTTTTCATTTTTAGACGAATAATCATCTAACCGTTTAATCACTAAAGGATCATGATTCACAATTTTTGCTTTACCTGTTCTCAAAAGTTTGCCTGCATATCCCTCATTTATTGGATTACATGGTAAACTGTCTTTGTCTGTTACAAATACAAAATCTATATAATTCATAATTTTGTTTTCCTTAAATAAATCTCAGCTTATAGCTGGTAATACTCTTTGAAAATATTATTATGAGTTTATAATGCTTAATCACTTCCACTAAGAATGTACTGAATATAATGGATGTTTAGATTTCAGCGATATAACTGCTGCTAGAGTTACACAACAGCATATTATCTCATAATAATGTAGGTTTTATCCTAATTCTATTTTTATTTAATATTCAAAAATTTATAGATATCTTCTGTAAATTTGAGGTTTTAGATACCTATAAATTTACATTCTTCTAAAACGCGATATCGTGCCGGTAAACTTAGGCTTCTGTTTTAGATACCTATAAATTTACATTCTTCTAAAACAATCTCACAGGCTGAAACCACGCTCGAACAGTTTTAGATACCTATAAATTTACATTCTTCTAAAACTAGCATCCTCATCTTTTATACTACATATTGTTTTTAGATACCTATAAATTTACATTCTTCTAAAACGATAGTGATTTGCACAATAATATTCTGTTTGTTTTAGATACCTATAAACTCACATTCTTCTAAGACGGAATTATATTATTGATATCAAGAATAATGTTTTAGATATCTATAAATTTACATTCTTCTAAAACAGTAGACATATACTGTAGTGTGCTTGTAACGTTTTAGATACCTATAAATTTACATTCTTCTAAAAACCACTTTTTATCTTTATGACTGTCATTTAGTTCAATTTTCATTATTTAATCGTTCCTTTCTCTTATTGATAAAATTCCTTCGTCTAACAACTGATTTATATATCGTAAAAGCACCTCCTGAGTTTCCAAATCTTTTTCTGTTTCAATTTCTTGATAATCGAAAAACTTTTTAAAATTGTATTTACCCATACCACCCCAACAAGTACAATGATAATGTACTTCGTGGCGATAATACGGCTTATCATAAATTCCAATCCATACAGAATTATCAGTGCAATATTTCCTATCTGCATCCGTTCCAATGCTTTTTGAAATACACCAGGCATTTATCACATCATTTCGCCAGAACAACGGCTCTTTGATTTTAGAACGATCATTCACGACCAATCGGCTAATGTCTGCCGGTTTCAAATGATATTTATTCTTTATTTTTGGCTCTCTCATAATGCTCTTTAAAGTATACTCCAAGGTTTATCACCATATGGATTTATATATTCACTCGAAATCATGCGCCTGCTCCCGCAGCACTTACACACCACTTCATGTTTATCGCCGTTATTAATTACATCACAATATTTCACTTTCAATGGTAAATGGCAGCAATAGCCAACTGCATTCTTAGTGTGACCACAAGGGGCTTTAGGTCTTTTCCCAAACAGTTTGAATAATAACCATTGGAATTTTGCATATCTGCGCTCATCCAATTGAATTTTCCAAAGTAAAAATCTCATTCATATCATCCTTTTTTGCTATGTATTTTTAGGTCACGACATCCAAGCAGAGACAACTTTCAAATCTTCTTTCTTTACAAGATCTTCCGAAATAACTAAATCATTTTCATTCATTTCGTATATTTCCTTACATTGTTTCTCAATTCTGTCTCTGTCCGTAGGAGTAAATAACCCGCCGCGTCTTATTTTTATCTCGTTACATTTGGCTTCTATTGCATCTTCAATAGGAACACCATTCATACGCATTTCGATAATACCATTACTGCCACAAGGCAAATAGAAATGTTTCTGGCACTTTGTACAAGACTCTTTATAATACGTGTAATTTTCGTGTCCTTTAATCTGAAAAGCACATCCAGAACTAATCCATCTTTCACTACGTTTCTTACAAAGCGGGCAAAATAATATGTTATTAATTGGAAACATCCTGTTCTTTCCTCCTTGTACCATAATCAAAAGCTCCAATATCTTCCGAATCTACACATTTCACAAAGTCCTCTATACAAGCATCCATATCTTCGAAATACATACTGGTCAACGAATGCGTGAATATTCCAGGAGCACGTTCTTCTATAGTTTCACAATCTTCTTTAGCATATCCCCCACCAACCAAAACAAAAACTGTTTTATAGTCTTTCTTATGTTCATCCCAGAATTTCTTTATTGCTTCGAGAAGTTTTACTCTTTCGAGAATTTTACTGTTTTCAATAACATCTTCTATAACGCCTTTCTCTGGTGTAACTTCAGAACATGCTCCATATTTTTCATATCTTGCAGCATACTCTTCGCTAACTGGCGCATATAAGCCTTCTGGGATTTTTTCATTGTATGCGATTTTTAAGCTAGTTCTTAATCCCGGCAAATCATTTCCTTCAAGCAAAATATCATAACCATGTTCCTGATCCACTTTTATCCTTGCTAATTGGTTGTAAGGAACGATAGTATCTGGATCAATTGCAACTCTTTTAAGTCCCAAATATGCTGACTCAACACCACAACCATACGATCTATAATCATTATACTCTATGTAATATTTCCAAGTATTTTTTGGACAATATGTTGCCTTTGCTACCACAACATAACCAACAGCAATCTCATTTGTGCCGATTATTCGCGCCATATATGTAAATGGTTCTTGTGCATTTGTGGAATCAAAATTATAATGTGGAGTTCCTACTCGCATCATTTTATTTCTTCCTCCTGTACATATTTCGCAAAATCAACAAGCTGCTTTCTTTTACTTTCGGCATCACTGTCATTCGCATAAACATATCCAAGTGTTATTTCAATTGTCTTACATACTCCAATGATGCATCTTAAATTTTCGTCTTTCCCTGAATATTCATATTTTATTCCGGACACAGCAAGGTCAACAACTGAAAGCACCCAGTCTATAACTGTTGTATCTTTTCCTGCCAGCTTATCAAAAAATCGCTTGTACTTTATAAACACGTATTCACAGGCATATCCAAGTGACTTGAATATTGCATCACATATTCCAATGATTTCCATAAAAGCTTTATCCTTGTCACTTGAAGTTCCTGATCCGCATGATGATTTTGCAATTTCCAATATGCTATCAGCCCAGTCAATTACAATATTTCCACTCATGTTATACCTTTCTTACCTGAATAAACTTGCCTGTTTTTCAAGCATATGTGCGAAAATTCCACCTGTGGCTTTATTTACTGCACTGTAAATATTTCTCTGCGTTGCCTCTTTATTGGCTTTACACGCTTTACTACAATATTTTGATCTCCGGCAGAGTTTACAATTTCCATCGGAAAGCCAGCGGTCATTGTCAATTGATTTCGTCATAGCATCTTTCCTCTTCGTCAGAATCGTCGTTATCACTGCCAACAGAAAAAATAATCTCTTTAATTTCATCAGCCTTTTCCTCTGGCAGATATTCTGAAAGTGGGAGTAACCTGTCAATTTCTTCAAGTGTGAAACCAAGTGTTCCGATAGCTCCTATAACCTGATGAAATTTCGGAGTCTCATCAAGAATTTCTTCTGGCACAATCTCAGTACAATTCTGAATTTTTTCCATAAGGACAACAAATTTATTTGCCAAAATCTCGATAAGTTTTTTCATATTTTCGGAATCTTTGTTTTCCTGATTAACTGTCGCAGCCTGAGTTGCTTTCATAGGTCTTTTTCTGTAATGCCCGTTTCTGTTTCTTCTCTGGTGGTTTCTATTTCCATTGAACTTTTCATTGCTATTCATATTCTAATCGCCCTTTCGTATTATCATATCTTTCATGCTTTACAATTCTTAATGCTTCTGCAGAATCGGAGTCTGGCTCAATTTCGTCCAGACTCGTTTCTTCTTCCTCTGCAATTTGTTCAACTACAGATTTAATATCTTTTGGATATTTTGTGCTTAATACCCTGTTTAGTGTAACAACTATAATGTCGGCTTTTTCATATAATGATTTGTTTTGACCTTTAAGCATTACTGCTTTTCTCAGATAGATCGAATCATCATAATCCCAGTCCATCGACATACGATCCTGGAACTTTACATATATATCGCTGTCTGTATCTACACTGGCAACAGATATGGCTGTAAATACAAGAAGCACAACAATTATAACTGAAATTACTGCACACACTTTTCTCGTTGCACGCTTACTATAATTCATCTTATTCTCCTGTACTTATCCTTTTGTGGTAATACAGCTAAGTAAATCCACTCCTAAAAACTTCAAAACAACTTGTTACTTTCATATCTTTACCCATTATTTATTTCTATTAACTTCATTTATTTTTCAGGTGTCTTTCTTAGAATCATATTTTCTAATACAGACACCGAATGAAGATAATATTCATTATTTAGTTTCGTTATTTATAAAATATTCACATCATTATAATACTGTTCCATGTTTTCATCTTCAAGACCACAATATCTCAATGTAACTTTTGGAGCTGCATGATTAAACATTTCTTGAAGGTGACACAAAAACATTGCATCATCCTGATGTGCCTTTAGCTGCCAATAGCCAAATGTCTTTCTCAATGAATGCGTTCCGACGTTGAAAGTAATCCCTACTTCCTTCGCTGCTTTTTTCAAAATATTACCAGCCGGACGAACCTCAAGGTGTCCATTTCCTTTTCTACTTTTGAAAATGTATTCATCCCTTCCAGGTATTTCCCCGTTTCTTATATACTGTTTAAAGTATTTAAGAATAGCTTTTTTGCAAGACTCATTCAGATAGAATGTACGCCACTTGCCAGTTTTTTCTTCTTTTATTCTGATTGCGTTTGCAACTTCTGAATAATTATCCGGGAAAGCCTGTCCCCATGTAAGTTTCAGGAGATCCCCTGCTCTAAGACCAACATTTACGCCAACAACAAATAAGAGATCATTACGCCACATCTTTTTCTCAACGAAATAATTGTGCATTTTCTGAAGATCTTCTTCGGTTTTGAACGGATAAACTCTCTGTTCTTCGCCCTCTTTGTAGTTACCTTTTTTCTTTGGCTGTTCCTCAACATGCTTTACAGTAAAATTGATAACCTTTTTATTTTCTTCTTTTAATGCGGATGTTCCATTGATATATGTTACCATAATGCTCTCCTTTCTAATCCTACAGTTCTGCTACTTCCAGAATATTGAAAATATCATCATATACAAATACATCATTGTTTTTACATATATCTGTCAGCTTTTTAATAATTATATCTGTATCGTGTTTATTAATTTTTTGATTTAACAAATCGTTTAATTCTTTGTGCAGCAAATTATCTTTTAGCACTTCTGATAATTTTTTATCTTTTCCATTCTGGTTGTGGTTTTTAGAAAAACTATTCAATATGTTGATGATTTCGTTTGATTTTTTATCATTGCCTACAACAATAACTGGTATATTATAAGATATATCATAATCGGAGTAAGCTCTTACAGTAATCAAAAACATAATGACCACCCTTCTCTATTCAATGCTCTTTTTCAGTGTTCCAATCCACTTCTGCTTGTTGTAATCTGATGTATCTGAAAGTGCCACATAATTCAGTAACTTATCAATATGCTGAATTGTATTGTTTACAGCCAACATAAAGATTTTCTGTTCGTTGCGGCTTTCCAGTGTTAAATATGACTCATCCTGGCACTCTGAATAATCAAGCCCAAATTCGCCACCACTGATAATTGTCTGTCCCATGAAAGTAATGCTCCATGCTTCACGCTTCATTCCATCTGTTTTATAATGAAACTCAAACATCTCTGAGTCTGCATTGCTATGATGATGGGTTTCTGTAGGATCAAACTTTTCATTGAGCTTGTCAATGATTCTCCCTACCATTTCCATATCTGGATTAATAAATTCTTTTCTTGAAATACTGTACATTTTTTACCCTCCTATTGTTTGATTTCCTTGTAATTATATTACCATATTCCTTCGGCAATTTCAAGTGTTATTTACATTTATTTTGTTTATCTTCCATCAATTCTATCTGCATTTCCCTATAATAAGGTACTGTCATTAGTTCCCGGCGAATTTCATCATACATCTTATGCAGCTTTGGATTTACCCATTTCATCCACTCTTTACGATCATCCATAACCATAAGCTTTCTGACCTGTGTGGCAGAAATAGGGATTCTTCCACGATTTACAATAAGCTGCGACATATCAACCACATCTTCTCTTGCGAACCAGTGGTTTCGCTCTTCGTCATCTCCGGTAATCATCAACTCTGGAACTTTGTAGATATATCTGTCTACATTCTCCAGAAGATACTTGCCCCACTCCGGACGAATATCATTCTCATCTGTCAGATCAGACAGTGCATAAATCATGATTTCCGGCGAATCTCCGTATATTTCTTTCAGCATCTTCGTTCTGGTGTTGATATTAAGCGGATTTCTTTCTGTCCCGCATTCTTGTGATGATCCTATTAGAATTAAGATCCTGTCGCAAAGTTGTGTCCCCATATTTATGAGCGATTCATGACCTATATGATAAGTCTGAAATCGCCCACAAATTAAACCTACATCATAAGGTTTCATTGTTCTGTTCCTCCTAAAATTCTTGTTTTGTCAAAGTCCAAAAATCAATAATACAAACGCTACTGCTAACATCATGAATGACATCAAAGCTAAAAATACTCTTGTACCATCTGCTTTATCATTCATATTTGTAAGCATATACCAACAAGTTAAACTAATTATTGCACTTGAAATACTTCTCATAGTTTTTCACATACTCCTATTTTAACCTATATCTACGATAAAGCCATTTCTTTCTTCAGCAAAAAACGGTTTATACGGTACATCGTAATCCGGTATGAAACCAATCTTTTTCATCATACTTCCGCAATACGGACAATAATTATAATTTTCATGTTTCTTTTTGATTTCTTCACATCTTTTACACATATTTTTCCTTTAAATGGAGCTGACGGGAGTTGAACCCGTGTCCGAAATACATACTAACTACACAATCTTTTTACGCAATACTCTTTCATTCGGATATTTATTTTTAAACGTCATCCTAGCGAAAATGAGACAGCTAACCGTTTTCCCAGGTATATACTGGTTTCTTGTCCACCACCTATTTTTAAGAAAAACAGGAAACTTCTGTGGGAATTTCGGCTCTATATAGATTATATCCCACAATCATCTATATAGAGTGCAGCTTACGCCGCCAGTCTTGTTTCTTTAGCGTTTATTTTAATTTTAGTTGTTAGGCAACCACTCCTGCGGATTATGTCTGTTCTGTACCCCGTCGATACCATTACAGCCCCGTATTTATTTAATTTTTCATTCTTTCAAATGGACATTCGCCACTGTCAACGAACTTACATATTTCTCCCAGTCCAACCAGCATAGAAACGGGCATCCTGTCCAACACATTCCCACACCTGGAATCCAGTTTTTATCTGTTTTAAATTTAAAAGTATGCTCTACTATTTTCTTTTCTGCTTTATATATTGTACATCTCTTACCGGGCGGGCAAAAGCATCTTTCATTTTTATGTACACATGTGTTACAATTGCTCATGTTTATCTCCTATTTAATATAAAAACTCTGCATCTCCAACTTATGCTGCCATTTCCCAGAAATGTTTCAAACTCTTGTACCACTTCATAGCAAATCGGAACATACCCACTACCAAATTGATCTTCATATTCTCTCGGAATACAAATCCACTTTCTGTCTTTTGATAATGTGCAACTCTGTACTGACATCCCATCAAAATTATTTTCATCAACTACCAGAATATGAAACTTATACTCGTCAAAATCCGGCGTTTTACTTTTTATACGATTTACAATTTCTTTATAATGTCTTAATAGGCTGTTCATCAATTAAAATACCTTTCTTAATATCTATCTTTGCCATCCCCTCAAATGATTGATATATTGGCAAACATTCTTTTTTAGGTAATCCATTTCTGCCCTTCTCATATGCAAAATTCACAGTTGTACATTCCAGAATATCACCATTCAAGAAATCCTGATTTACCCATCTTCTACGTGGGACTTTTACACTTGTGACTTCTCTTCCATCCAGCATAAACTTAATTGGAAATCCAACAAGCTTAGAATCCATATAATATTCATATGTGCAAGTTTTCCATACACTGTTTTTGTGCATTGAACATTCTTTATTGAACTCACAGTTTTTAAGGACTTCATTGTATTTTTCCCAACTCTGAAACTCTCTTTTTATCTGTGGAAGCACTGGATCAAAATACTTACATATCTCATGTGCATGAGATTTTATGTAAAATCCGCCTACTACAATTTTGTTTAAAACACATTTCATAGGTCTTGGATCTGTTAGGTTCTTATGTCCCATATCCTTACAATGGCTACAATCAGTGCAGCGGAATACAGAACCAAAATCTTCATACTCGCAACCTCTGCAAAGTCCATCATAATAATAATCTGAAACGTATTTATCACATTTGGCTTTTCCTTCTTTGGTTGCTTCAAAGATTTCATTTTCTTTCCGGCTGTCGTCGTAATGCTCAAACATATCATTAGAAAATCTGGCAGCATCACAATAGCATTCAACGATATATTCCACTTCTCCGTCTTTTTCAACAACATCTTTTACCGTTGTTAAATGTGTTTCAAATTTCCAACCAACAGCAAAAGCAACATATACCATATCACCTACTTTAAACACTGCCAAAACCTCCTAATAATTAACTATTTCTCTTATTTCTTTACCGGGCGTAAAGTGTAAGACTTTTCTGCCTTTTATATAGAGATCTTCTTGTGTATTTGGATTTTTCCCCATCCTACCTTTTCTGTCTCTTGTATCAAATGTGCCAAAATTCACAATTTTTAATCCACCGTATAATTTTACAGCTCTTTTGACTTCCTCAAAAATTAAGGTTGTCCATTCTTCTACGTCTTTCTTTGTACGTCCAGTATGATCGCTTACCATATCAACGAACTCTCTCTTGTTTATCAAACAACAATCAACATCCTTTAAATATAATAAGCCTTATTGTGTATATCTTTTATTTTTGCTATCTTACATATGTTTAAATGCCACTCCACGCTTTTCCATTGAATCTGCAAGTGCGGAACTTCCTCTACCTCTTCCAACGATTGTATAATCTGGAGTAAACACTTTATTTATCTTTTCAAGCATTTCTACTGCTTTTTCCGGTGTTTCTGCCGGGATCATGTATCTATTTCCTGAATTAATAATTGCCAGTTGTTTCTGATTTCCATACGTATCTCCATATAAAAGAGCGATTTTATCTGATTTAAAATTAATTGCTTTGTTCCCAACAAGGATTATAATTCCATCCGGTGCAGATACTTTTACAGTGCTTTTATTGTATTTTCTTGCAATCAGCAGTCCTATGTACCCATCTTTTAAAATAAGGTTTTCAGAAACAACGATTTCTTTAATATCACCGTTTTCCAGATATTTTTCTGTATCTTCCATTACTTTAAGTGGTGACGGATTTGATCTCCTGAATGCTTCTGTTACAAGTATACTGTCAGTTTTAACTATAAACTCTGGCTCTTTTGGCTCAGTCATGTACTCTTTCTTCACCTTAAGAGTAGTAATTGCAGCTTCAGCAATCTCTTTTATAGCTTCCAGGCTTTCGACATTATCAAAATTCATGATTAATGGTGTTGGTGAATTTTCACCATACACACGTGTTCCGATTCCAAGCGGTTTTCCATTTGCAAATTCAATTGAAACTTTATTTGGATCATCAGGTCTAGGATTCATGCCGATATGTATGTCACCTTTTCCAAAATCGCAAACCATTTCCTTGAGTTCCATCTGACATTTCTGTGTAATCATTATTTCTTCCTCCCTATATTTCTATTATCTTCTTTTTGGTATGTCGCTCAATAAATTCATCAAAAGTCATTTGTTCTGCTCGCTTTCTGGCATTAATCGCATCCTGAATATTATCAAAATAGCCAAGATTATAATTTTTTCCCTTAAAAGCTATTCTCGCATACCATTGACCTTTGCAAGTGTGGAACGAAACACCTGTGCATCCAGAAGTATTGTTCTTTTGGATTTTTTTATTCTTAATCCTTCCTAAATTTGTTCCTGTTGCCATTTGTTTCACCTCACATTTTATATATTATCATACTTTTTATTATATGTCAATCATTATTTTGTTTATCTTCTATTCATTTTTATATGGGATTTCAATTTCAATGAAATTCTCTCTATGTTTATACCAGTCTTTTGTAGCTTTTGGACTTAATGCTAAATACGTAGCACTAGCGGACAATTTTGAAGCCTGTAGCATATTCCTTCTTTCGCTTTTATTATTGTTACAATACTTAAAACACCCTTCTGCATTGTACCAAGATCCGTTGCTACACTGTAAACATCCAAATAACTTTATTCCGTCATCTGTTTTTAAGATAACCCCTTTCATCACTTCTGCTCCTTCGATTTTCAAAAAGTTCTCTTTCTTTTTTCTCCACTTCACGTGCTGCATATATCACTGCTATATCCATAACAACCAGCAAAACAGCAATAATAATCAACAGGAGTAATATTGCCTTCATTATTTATTTTCTTCCTTTCTATCTACTGGCTTAACACCCTTTGGTAATTCTGCGCGTAATTTGCTTTCTATAATCTCATATCCGCCAAATCTCTTGTATCTCTGTACGATATGTCCATTTTTAAGAATTTTCTTTGCCGGGATCATAGTCATGCTTTCATTATCGTATATTTTTATTCTTGTAAAACCGGCTTTTCGCATTGTATCAAGAGACTCCTTATAGTCCTCTTCATTTTCACTTTCAATAACAACCTCTTCAAACGACATATATTTTTGATTGATTACTTTACTCATATGTTTACTATGCCTCCTTTGTAATTTTTTAATCTGTTATATTCTGACATGGCTCTCAACAATTCTTCAGACTCATAGAAGAAGAATATTGTTCTTTCTGAGTCCTTATGACTTTTCTGATAATCTTCAAGCATAAATCCTTTTAGAAGAAGATACCCTGCTAACCGCTTAGAGTATATAGGTGTATATGCTGGTGTTCCCATTTACGTTCACTCTCCATTCTATGTTGTGTCTTTGTATAAAGTATATCACGCATTGTTATATATTACAACATTTATTTATTTTATCTTATAAGTTTTTCACAATGATCCAACCTAATTCCTGGTCATACTCTTCATTAAATCCAATGCGCTTCAAAAAATGGCGGTAAACTCTGTGTCGTCTTGCATCAGCTCCACAAACCGCAACTTTATATTTTAAAACTTTATCGCTTTTATTAAACAATTTCCTATCTTGTATAAATTCTTCTAACTTATGATACGCCCAGATTAATCCTTCTGCTCCACATTTTCCAGTGCATTTTGTACATAAATCTCCGCTACCTGTTTCCAATAGCCAGTTCCGTAACATCTTCTTTTTATCAGCAATTCCGAATGTAACAAAGTAGTAGAGCGTTTTTCCTCTCGGATATTTTGAAAACATAATAACTGCAGTTTGCCCGCTTGACAATTTAGTATATTCTATCCACCATTGATTTTCTTTATCATATTCCATTAGTTGCTCCCTTTTGCTATATTGCATTTTACACACATTGTCTGATAATTATACAGTTCACTTGCCCCACCTTTTGAACGTGGGACAATGTGATCTTTTGTCATTAAAACTTCATTTCCTGACTCATCTAAGGCATACAAATTCAGATGATATCTTGCAGCGTTAAAGTCCTTTTCTTTTCCGAAATATTTTCCCTCAATGCCACAGCACGCACACTTTAAGCCTTTTGTAAAAAATGTCTGGAATCTCTGACTGTTCCCTTTTATTTTGTCGCCATTAATTACAGCCATAGCTTTCTTATCTTCTGGCTCGAATAACACATCTTTTACAGCATTGTATACTTCTTCAATAGTCAGATTTTCTTTTCTACGTAACCCTTTATAATAGCCCTCCGGCTTCTTTTTCTTCATAATATCTCCAATCTATGATACTTTCTGATCTCCCCAACGAATAACATATCCGTCATCTGTCTTTTCTTTATACATCAGATTTTGTAGCATATCACTTTCAATTCCAAAAATATCATATATTTCATCGTCAGAAACATCCTGATTCTTCATAAATCTATTTAGCTTATCTTTTACAAGAACCATTTTCAACAAATTACTCTCAATGCTATTTTCATATGTAACGAAATATACCTGCTTAAATCTTGTAGAAGTATAACGGATAAATCGGAAATAATACTGGCTCATACTTGAATTATTCCAATGCAGCTCCGGAATAATACACTTGTCTACAAAATCAATATTCATGCTTGCAGAAAGGCTCTGCTGTGTACTAATCAGAATACCGTTTTTCGTTTTCTTAAGATCTTGCACAATTTTCTTTCTTTGTTTCAAAGTAGTTTCGTTTCCAGTAATGACAAATACTGGTCTATCTGGAAATGCTTTTCTGATTGCTGCTTCATAAGCTCTCACAACCTCAATATGTCTCACGCCAATAGCAACCCTTTCTCCCTGGAAGTCTACCAAAAGAGAAAGAACTGATTTGAATTTTTCCGGCATAACTGATTGATCGTATTCTCTTAATGTCTGCGGCGCACCACAGATTTTCAAAAGTGCAAGTAACTGATTTAAGATCCTTAACATTGCATCTTTTCGGCTATTACCTGTTTTACTGAAAAGATATTCCATCTTATAAAATTCATCAAGTGCAATAGAATAAAGATGCTTCTCTTCATCATTCATACCACAAGTAACCTGTTTGATTTCATATAATTTCTTTCCAGTAATTTCTTCAAACGTTCTTGTGATAATAGTTTTGTTAATCATCCTCTTTAAATAATCTGCATTAAAAATGTCTTGTGTAAACTGGCTAACACCAAACACTGTGATTTTGTCCGGAATATGACTTGCAGTAAAAAGTTTGTAGCCTTTTTTGTATGCTGGATATGGCTTCATATAGTATTCGTTATTTTCCCACTCCAGTTCATTATCATTCTTTTTATTTCTTTCCTGGATCTCAGGGCATTCACTTAACATATTGATAGAATTGTTATACAGTAATTCAAGCTGCGGAAAAATTTCTGCAATATTATTTCGTGTGCTTGTACCAGTCATAAGTGTTTTATATCTCAAACGCCGAAATGCGTTTAATACTGATTTTGTACGCTTACTGTCCATATTGCTGATACTATCTGATTCGTCCAAAATTAAAACAGCTTTTTGGCAAATAGATTTTACATATCTTTTAATGAATTTATGATATTTGCACATCATATTCAAAGTAATAAGTACGAATTGTCCCGGCTTAATATTCTGGATATCTGCCAGGGTTTCAATCATGCAGTAATCAATTCCATACTGTGTCAATACATCATCCCAATTGTTCTTGATTGCAATTGCCGTACTAACAACAAACACGTTTTTAGCTTGTTTCTTTTCAAGTCGATATTTTCCGATTGTGATTCCGGCAAGTGTTTTTCCAGATCCTTGCTCCCACTGAATAAAACTATATCTCTTCTGCAAGAATAAATTAATATCTCTTTTTTGTGCATCATTTAGATGAATAGTCTCTTCGTCATCTGATAATTCAAAATTATCCAACCAAGCTGCAATTTCTCTATCCGGATGCATTTCTTCAAATGAAACATTCTGCGTGTCATATTCTTGACTTTTCTTCTCAATCAGTCGTGCCATCCATTTTGTATCAAACGTTCTTGTTGATACTTCATTAGACAGCACTTCCTGATTAATGTCCAAGACTTCCCCATCCAGCTCAAAAGAATAATTGTTCTTAATTACTCTATTCGCTTTACTTTTAGTTGAGTTCTGCTTTCTTAAGGCAGATTTTAAATGTTTCTCTACATCTGGCTTTCTGATTTTCAACTTTTCCCATTCATCCCATGCAATATGATCCGGCTTTTTCTGGTTGCGATACTGACTCACATATTCGCAACATTCTGCGTATAAATCAGATATACGGGGATTTCTCTTGATATCATATAACAACTTTTCAATCTTATACTGCCAATTAGCATCCTCTTTCCCGCCTCTTACTGTTTCAAGAAAAACTTTTTGCTTTATGCTTTCACGTTTTTCTGTAACTGGCTTTAGGTACTTTTCCCAAATCTCACCGGAAGAAACACCGGATAACAGATCTTTGTTATATCCAACGTTTTCCAGATATTCTGATTTCTTTTGAACAAAAAGAACTTTCGTCTTATAGTTCTCTACACCCAAATGCTTAAAAGTATTCTTGTCAAGTTCTACCTGGCAGATAAAATTAAAATGTTCATTTAATCCGGCAATCATACCACCATCGGAAAACTCATCGGCACAAAACGATAAAGGTACAATAATCGCCATAATTCCGGCTGGCTTCAGCAGTTCTGCAGCTTTTAAGCAATAATAATACTCACTTAAATAGTTCTTATCATCTTTTGACCATTTTAAGTTATATGGTGGATTTCCAACCACATAATCAAATGTAACTTTCGGTTCATAAAAACGGATGTCTGTATTTTCCAGTTTTGCATCTGGATAAAGGTATTGTGCTACCCTGTAAGACTTTCCTTCTATTTCGCATCCATAAAAGTTTGACTCAACCGGGCAACAGCTAGCAAATGCGCCATGACCACAAGTTAAATCTGCCACCAGATCAGTGTTGGAAATATGTAAGCAATTATAAATCCATTCAACTAATTTGTATGGTGTGAAAAATTGCCCCTGCTCAATTTCTGCTTTCGCTTTCTGGTAGTCATAATAACTATTGTAACTGGAAAACTGCAGTCCATGCAGCCCTCCAAGTCCTGTATAAGCATTAAAAATATCATCTTTGGAAATACCCGTTTCGGATTCCGACAGATTATTATTTACAATGTATTCAATTTTTGTATTAATATCTTTCCGCTGATCTTGCGGTATAGTTTCATTTGAATAATTATATTTCATATCTGCCACACTCCTAAACTAATGTATATCCACACCATTCTCTTGCAAAATTCCGGCAAAATTCGCCACTCTGGAAAGTAATGTCAACTCTACCATTCTTATAGAATTTGATATGCTCAACACCAACTGACGGTGCTGAAAATCCATTCTGGAAATCATCATCATCTAATCTTACATAATAACTGTCGTACAATCTATTCAATGAATGAATACATATTTTTTCTTCGTACATATTACATGCAAGTGCATCAAGAAAAGCTGTCAACCATGCGGTACTATGGAACTCATATTCGTCGGAATATCTACTCTTATAACAAGATCCACCTGTATATATAAGTTTCTTTCCACTTATTTTTATCTTCCACTGATCTCTGCCCTCTAAATAACATTTATCCTTTAATGCATCTTTTACTTCTTTCATAGATTTTTCCTGAAAGCTCAAACCACCCAACTGATTGAAAATCTTATCCAGTACAGTATGATAGTCAATTTCATCAATTACCAAATCTTTTACAGGTTCTTTATTCGAATAACGATAAAGCTCTCGATTATAGTCATAATGTTCAAACTTATTTTCTAATTCCACATGATATTTTCTTGAAAAATAAGAGAAAATTCCACTGATATAAGAATCCTGAATCTGGCTAACTCGTTTAGGAACTCCAAAATCACTAACTGTAAAATCAGAAAATTCTTTTCTGTCTTCTTCTGTGTATGTTTCATCCTCTGATTTGTAAATGTCATACACGCTTTTCTGTATCATTAACGCACGTTTATACATTTTCTCTCTACGAGACAACCATTCCTGATCCTCTTTGCTAATTCTGTCTGTTTTCTTGATTTTAAAATTCCCAAATTTGCCAGCTAAACTCATCTTAATATCTCCTTATCTTTATTTATTTTTACTATCGTAAATTGTATAACGGGCTTGCCCCATATAAATTAACAATCTCCTGCAACTTTTGTCTTAATTTTACATCACCAAATCTACTGATTTCCCGCTTAAGATTTTTAACTGCTTCGGCTTTTGTCTTTCCGGTTGCTAATCTCACACCACATTCAATAGAAGAAATTGCATAGGTTTTGTCTTTTAGTTCGTGGATGAAACACGCAAATCCTTTTTTAACAATCTTTTCGCCAAAAACCTTTTTATATTCTTTTCGCTTATGTTCCTTATCTACTTCCAGAATATAAAACTCTTTCAATTCATTTCCGTTATTTTCTTTATTTTCTTTATCTTTCGCCTTATCTTTTACTTTATAATCAACCTTGTTGCAGTAATCGGATTTATGCAGATTATCTATAAATTCTACGGTATCTCTGTTATTCTTAGGCAGCTTTAATCCGGTGACACATTCAAATGTTTTTCTACTTGCTTTATTCCCTGTATACAAACGTTCTTTTAATTTTTCTCTACACAATGGATGGCTGTCGATATTATCAATATATACCAGGAGTTTAAACGCCCCAATAGGGTTCTTAAATTCACCTAATTTATCAATAAAAATCTTTTCCATAGTGTTTGCATTAGAAGTTCCGGAATACATTTCTGCCATAGATTTCTCCCAGGTTTCAAATTCTGCAAGTTCTGTAGCCTGTTTTTCCTCTTCTTCTCTTGCTGCTTCTTCTGCTTGGCGTTCTGCAACTTCTTTTTCTTCTTCCATCTGCTTCTCTTCTTCGATATAAGCATTTACACGTTCTTCTGAAACAAGATCATTTTTAATAAGATACATACAGAAATCATATTCTGTTTTGGTAATCTCAAAGAAAACTCTTGTTCCGGCAAACTCACCATCTTTAATTGTGGAATATACTCTATAGGATTTCTTTGTTTTCCCGTTTACAGTTTCTTCTACAACCTTTGGTTCTCCACCATTTCTAAGATCCTGAAGCATTGCATCCCGGCGTTCCATCACAACACCATCATATCTGAATGCTTTAGACAGGCATTTTTCAATCTTGCCAGCCTGTAAAGCCGTTCTATTGTCTGTAAATCCTAAGAATGAATTGTTATTTGCTAACTGATTTCTACTCATTTTAAATCTCCCTTCGTTTTCTATACTCTTATTATATATTATAAGTTGTGTCTTGTCAATACATTTTCATTATTTATTTTATCTTATTTGTTTTTCTGGTAGCAGTCTTATATAAACCACCACCAGATAATTATTTCAAAAACTCTTCCAGCTTTTTCATTACCAGTAAATCATTAATTGTATTATCCTCATATGTAGGAGAATCCATGTTTTGTATATTTATTTTGAAGTATTCCTGTTTCTTAGATAAATCTTCTTTCAAAGAATTTATTCTTGCAACAATCCATTCATTCATATTTTCGCTCCATAAAACTATTCTTTTATTTGCTTTTCTTTCTATATGAAGTCATATACCATTCCAAAAAGTCACTATATAAATGCCGTTCTGCCTCTTTCCTGGCACTTGCAGCATCTTCTATAGTGTCATAAGTACCAAGCCAGTAAGACTGCTTCTGGAATGTAATTGCAGCTCCCCACTTTCCGTTAGCCCTATGTACTCCATTGACACCAGATGTATTGTCTTTTCTTATCTTTTGACCATTTAAAACAATAGATGCTTTAGTGTGTTTTTCTTTTTCTATTTCATCAGCACATCCGCATGAGCGTTTCCACTCAAGATCAGATGCGGTACATGTAATCGTGTTACCACAATCACATTGGCATACACAAGATAATCCATTTTCTTTTGTAATGCCAATTACTTTTAGCATACCTATACGTTTTCCGATTAGATTATAAGATGTAGAGCATCCACAACTTATACTTTTACCGTATATAAGATGGTATGGTGAAACTTCTTTGATTGTTCCGCACTTGCATTTACATACCCACATCTGTGTGTTATTCTTATATTCGCCCTTTTTCAAAACTGTCCAAAATCCAAATTGTTTCCTAGTAAGGTCTTTAAACGCAATTGCATCTGCATTATAACAATTTTTATTCAATAATTCTCTTCTTTTTTCTTTGATGCATTTTTCACACATTGTTGCGCTGCCACCCTTTAATAACTTTACGGAAACCTGTCTTGTACCACCGCATAAATCACACAAACATTCCCATATGGCATATTTATTTTTAACTCCTACAATTTTCTGCGGAATTAAATGTCCAAAGTGCTGCCCTCGTATGTTTTTGATACGACTACCATTATAGCGAATATATTCATCCATTCCTACTCCATCCATACATCTTCAATGATATTTTCTGAATTTAGTTCAAATAAAAATTGAACGGTATCTCCTTCTATATATGCAATTTTATCGTAGCCGATATTGTCGCTGTCTCCAACATATACAGAACTTTCTCCATCGACTTCGTAATCTTCAAATGCACAGATGATGTCATCTTCGTCAAATTCATTTCCGATAAGTTGTCTTAAATTATTTAATACCATATCACTTGTCATATTTTTGCCTCACCTATAATTCAGTGGCGCACCATCAAAACGATACGCCACATATCTAAACTATTCTATTCCTCTTCATTATTTGTAAGTTTCAATTCTTCGGCAAAATACTGTTCAAAATCTTCTTTTAACACTGCAATTCTGCCGTTTACCTTGTCTTTCTTGATTGATCCAGTACCACAATTCTCTGCATATTTGCAATCCGGGCTGTACTTTCTGGCGAACTGTTCAAACCAGCTATAATATTCGCTTGGAGTAATTCCGGAATTAATAGCCTCATCAGCCATATAAATAAACATCGGGATATTAATTACCTTCATAAACTTCTCTTTGCCGTCAAATCCTTCTTCCAGATAGTCCATGATCTTCTCTAATCTCTCACATTTTGCATCTGAATAGTTATCATGTAAAGATTCTGCATAGCTTATAACACAACCTTCTGAAATAGATGTGAGTTCATAATCACCGTCTTTTACGTCCAGCAGCATCATTGACTGTATAAATGTCTTTTCGTCTGCTGCTCTTCGATACTGTGCGCCAGTGAAATGACAAACCTCTGTAAAGAACCTTCTATTAACCATCTCTTTTACAAATTTAGCCAGCTTCATACCTAACTTAACATTTGCAATCTGCGTTTTGCTTAATCCAGATCCGTTATTAAGTCGGTAAAACATTTCTTCAATTTCTTCATCTGTACATTCTTCCAGATTATAAATTGTGAAATTATATGAACTGATAGCCGCCTGCAGTTCTTCTGGGAGTTCAGAATATTTTAATCCGGCAATCTGGTAGATATCACCGTCTATGTCAACGTCGGGAGTCTGTTCATGTAATGCAAATTCATCATTCATAAAATCAAACATTGTTCTCAATCTATGCTGACCGTCAATACAAGAATAATTAGATACCGGTCTGTTTCTGGAATCTTTTGAACCCTTATTCTCTTTAATCATATAAAATGGTGGAATAACAAACCCAACCAACATAGAATGTGGCAGCAGACTTTTTCTCCAATCATCCCACATTCCATAACGTCTCTGAATAGGGCAATCAAAATCTAATACATGTGACTTTTCATACATTTTTTTGAGCTGCATTAAGCTATAAGGAATAGTTGACTTTTTCATAGTAAATACCTCCGTATTCTTATTATAATATATTTTTGTGAGTGATCCAAGCACAAGTTTACTGCACTCGTTTTAACATAATCCCAAGTGTGGCGGATCTCAATGTCTGCCCTGGCTCTAACATTCGTAAATACTTCCTAGTGAAGTTGTCTTTGTAGTCATCGTATTTAAGCGGGTTTTCTTTTAAATCTGTAAGCTCAAATACCTTTCCTGTAGTCGTTCTATGTACTGCATATTCTTCCATTATTTGCTTTATCTCCTATAAAAATAACTTTGTTTTGCGATTATTACTAATCCACTCATGGAATCGCTTGAGTCTGTATAGTTTCCATTTAGGTACAATTTGTACTTTCTTGTAAATGCGAACTGCTCATATACAATGATACATTTCTCATTTGCACTCTTCCAGTAAATCGGAAGCCCCTTATATTTCCCCAAATACATTGATTCTATTTCCTCTCTAACATAAAGACTAAACCATCTTTGTATGTAATCCTGAAATTATAGGTCTTTTCTAACCAATCATTAAAACCATCGTCATAATACATTTTCTGCACTCCTGGCTTGATATTGTCAAGCAATTCAATGAAACATCCGGTTATTCCAATGACCGATTCTGCAATAACTAATGGTTTTTCCATGAACGCCAATGGAGATGCAACCGCCAAAAACTGACACCTATTAATATTAGGGTTACTACTACTATCGAATCTTTTTACAACAATCGCCGCATTTTTGCAATTTCCGTTAATAAAGCTATTATAAAACTTGTTTGCATTTTCTTTTCTTTCCTTTTTAGTTGTTCTCATGTTTACCTCCTATGCTACCTTGTAAATAGTGTTTAAAAATGTTACTTTCATTTTTGTCTGATTTGTGTTAGTAATAATCTTAACAATACCTTGCGTAGAATGATATTTACCAATTAAGCACCCTTTTCCGGCTTCTCTATACTTTTTATTAGCTTTCTCATTCTGTGTGCTTAAATCGCCATATACACCCTTCTGGAACATATTTATAAAATCACATACCTGCATTTCGAAACGTCTATTATTATTTATTTCTTCTAAAATAGAATCATCATAATAGATTCGTTTAGGTGAATTAACAACGGGTAAATAATATTTGATTTTATTACCTATTATATAAAAAGAAATTGATATTAAAGTGAAGATAGCTGCCATAATCACATATTTTGTATCAAGGTTTCCGGGAACTTCTGTTTGTTCTACTAATGTCCAATAGTCGGAAGATCCGGCACAAAACCAAACAAACAAAAATGCTAAAATTCCACAACCAGCAGAACAGATATAGAATAATTTACTTGCAGATTCTCTTTTCATGATTTTTATGTGGTGGGAAATTAATCCCACCTTTCCTCCTTATAATTATTTCTTTTATCAAATTGCCTTTTTAACACATTTAGTAACCTCATACGGGGTTTTCACTTCCTGGATCTCGCAATATGCAAGAATACCTTCATCAAAAAACTTCTTAATTCTTTCCAGATATCTCCCGCTCATATAACCGAAGCTGTTACCTGGATTAGCTCTTCCGGTGAGTTCTTTCTTCAGCTTTTTGTCAAGTCTGTAAGCTGTAAAGTATGAATCATTTTCATGTATTCTATAAACGTAACCTTTATAAACTCCACCAGTTAAGGATCTTTTTACTATGAAACACTGACCTTCTTTAAAGCTTCCGGCACACTCTACAGCTTTATTTTCAGTTTTATATTTTGTTTCAACAACGTTTTCATATACAAAACCTTTACCGTCTTTTGCAAGCATTGATCCGGCAGCAGTATCAATTTTGTTTATGAATGTAAGGAAGTTCTTGTATAACTTCAGTTTCTTTTCTACTTCTTCATAGAGATATGATCCTTTTTCGTATTTCTCCAGTGATTTCTCTGCCTCTTCTTTGTCGAAATATTGAAGTCTTGAGAATTTTGCCACGCCATTTCCTTTCGCGATGATAACACCGTCTTTTTCGACGTGCCAGCTCATACGCGGCGGATTTGCCTGAAATGTAGGATAATATACTGTTATAGATGTGTTATTATCTTTATTTTCTTTATCTTTGGCAAGCAGCTTTTCTATTTTCTCTTTGGCTGTTGCTTCTTCTGCCGGACTTGCACCACGATCCTGTCTAATCTCTTTCAGCTTCTTAATCTTCTGCTGAATCTCAACAGTAAGCTCGATCTCTTCTGTGCTGCTACTTCTACGGTAATCTCTTTTACCGCTTCGACTTCCAACGATATAATCAGAACAGTCAATCACAACAACATAACCGTTTTTCGTTGCGATTCCGTCCCAGTTTGCCGGACTCCAGTAATCTGTCATAGAATCTGATTCGTCAGGTTTGAATCCGAAGATTTCCCAACCTCTTTTTGACAGTTCCATTGCAATTAAAACCTTTGCATCTCTAAAATCATAATAATTTGTTCTGCTTGACATGATTAAATCCTCCTTAATTATCTTTTGCTAAATTCTTTTCTAATTCTGAAATCACATCTTCTCTTGTTTCATAACATCCATAATTTTTTACAAGTTTTAATGTGTCATCAACTTTTAACAAATAGTCATTTATTTCATAGTGACTAAATTTTCCACCATATGAAACTTTACACGGTCTAAGCACATGATAATAACCTTTTGTATTTATATAATAATAAAAATTACCTTCTGCTGACCGATAATGTTTATTCGGATAATAGCTCCTCCTATTTCCACGTATTCTGTCTCTTGTTTTATCAGTCCTTTGATCGTATGGCGATTTCATTTTGTTGCATCCACCTTTCTTTTAAGTTGTGTCTTTCTTTATGGTTTTATTATACGATATATATACGCATATGTCAACAGTTATTTATTATTTATTTTATCTTATATATCTTTTCCTCTGGGGGATAAAATGAATCCTACCAGATCATAGCTGCATCATTACTATTAATACATACTTATATATAATAATCAACACCATATATAAATCAAATCCGGAAGAACTATAGTTATACTATTACATTATTTCAAATAATTATTACTTTAAACTGTTGACAGCTTTCTGGATCTGTGTAACATGTTCTTCGGTTTGGCTCAGTTGGACATAGTTTCCCCCTAGACAGGGGGATAATGCACACACCTATGTCCTTTCGGATGGTTTCAGCGTATCATTAGTATAAGGCTTGTAAGCTCCATATCCGCCCAGAGCTGATGACCTTATCCCGCACCGGATAACCGCCACTTAATTATTTAACCTTGCCAGCCACAAGTTTTACACTCTTTTTGTATATCGGTCAGTGCTAGACCACAGATTGTTTTTACATGGTTACTGTGTCCATGTCCTTAAATGCACACACTTAAGAAAGCCACGATTGATAGACCATTACAGATCCACAACCGCAGCTTATTTCTATATTAAGTTTATTTTGTTTGTCTTTTATACTATTTAAGCGTTAACATGTATAATATCTGTATAATACTTCATTGCAGATTTAAGGAAGTCTCTGACCTCTTCTTTTGTCTTACATAACTTGCCACATGTAACGTAAGTTACGTCGTTACCACTGTTTAGAGCCTGGCACACTTGCACATTATAGTAATACTTGCCCTCCACCGGGATTGAATACTCTCTAACGTGGGCTACATCTGTTCTTTTTGATTTCATAATTTCACACCTCTCTTAATAGTTAATACCTGATTCTGTTCTTTTAGTTTCCTTTTTGTATAAAACTTTTACACTTAACACTTCTATCAGCGAATCCGGTTTTAATGCACCAAATTCTTTATTATCCCACACATAACGCTGTGATGTGAAGATTTTACCGTTAGATTTAAAGCGGGTTTTAAATTCCACTACATATCCAACATACTTATCAATATCTTTTAAAAATTCCGCATAGGTCATAATATCACCCTTTTCTACAATGCCAATTTTAGGCGTTTCTGTTCTGTTTTGTTAATGCTTCTAACAAGTTTTAAATCATCCTTACCTTTTGTAATCACCAGTAAGCCCGTATTTGCCATCTCATCAATGATTCTCATAATATGATCTATTGTTTGACCACTGCCGTAATTTCGCCCGTCATTTAAGCCCAAACGGTTTAATCTGAACGTTCCGGCAAGATTCCGGCATACATCAAAAGCACTATAATATTTTGTTGTCCTGGTTGTATGGCAACTGTCAAACAACGCTTTTTTAATTTCCTCATCTCTATCAGATAAATACTTTTCGTATTCTTCATCTGATATAACATATACTGTTTCGTAAAGATCCACCCAGCGAATAGATGATAATTTCATTTTACTAATCGCTTCTGCAACTTTTTTCACGTCATTCTTTAAAATAACGCCACTTATATCCTGTGGATGTGCGTATAAATGTGCCTGCTTGTCTTTTCTCTTCTCAATATCATAGCCAATACCTTCAAAGATTCCAAAAGATTTTATAAGCTCACTGACTTCCTCATGCCATTTCTGACGGTCATCATCTGAAGAAAAACCACAGTTATAATCATATGACGGCGTATCAATGCGAAAATACACACTAACATATTCATTTCCATAGTCCGCATCCGGATTCCAATTATCTGTTAATGTATGATCTGCACCATATTCATAACCTACACCGTTTTGATGATATTTAATATTTTTCATTTTAAATCACCTTCCCAACGCTTCAAGCGTGCGATTTGTCAGTTTACCATTTTCACAAAACCTTGCGACTTCCAAGAACTCTACTTCCGGAAGCATATCAGAAACAAAATAACAAAACTGATCCTTAGAAATGCTTTCATGTGCAAGTGCATAATCAATAATATTTTCCACAAGATCATAATTCCAGTGATTGTCAACAGACCCCGGAAATTCACTCTTCAACCAGCTCATAAATTCTTTTTTGTTAAACCCTTTTGTCATAATTTGCACCCTTTCCTATCTGACACAATGTTCATATCCTAATTCACTGACATCATAGGCAATATCTGTATTGAAATAATTAGTTCCTTTATCATTTCCCCACACATCAAAGCTATGATAAAGCTCTGTCAATTCTTCAATAGTATCTTTTTTCAAGCCTTCTTCTATCCACTTCTGTTTTTTCTTCTGGAACTTAATTGTGTCAGTGTAATCTCTATCGTCGCCAGGTATAATATAAGGTTTCATAATTTTATCCTCTCGATTATTCACAATAACTTAAACGCTCTTTTAAAGCATCTAATTTGTTTATGCTTTCAGATCTAGCGTATTCATCCGCCATAAATTCAAGCTCGTCTTTCCGGCACTCTTCAAGACATTCCTGAAGCTGCTCGTTTGACGAATTTGAAAGAATAAGCTCTGCAGTGTCATAATCTTCAGCATCCTGAAGCTCTCTTTCTTTCAGGTATAAATCATACAATCCTTTCTTTTTTAGCTTTTCCTCAACTGTTTCGTCCGCTGGGTTATTCTCCCAGTATTGCATACAGAACTCAAAAAGCTCTATTGATTCCCCATTGTATGTAGATGCATGAAATGAATTGCCACCAGCAACATCATACCAACTGTAAACATTACCGTTTTCGTCCATTTCAACGATAAAACGTAAATGCTGATTTTCAAGTGCGTCTTTGTAGGCTTTTTCGCCTACATTGATGATTTCGTCGTATTTCTTTTCGATAAGCTCTAACCAGTTTTTATTCATTATTTTGTCCTCCTATAATATCATTAATATTGATTCTGGTCAATATTTATTTCTTTTTTCATTATCAAATATTTTCGGTTTAACCACCAACCGAAAAGGATTTATTTTTAGATACATATTTACAATAGTCTGTTTTGATCCAGACCTTTTCGCCATTTTCATTGTAGCATCCGGCGACTGTCTCTGTTTCATTCGCCCATCTGCAACCCTGACTTTTAAGTGTTCTCGTTTTATATGTGTCTCTTTCACCGATCCAGAACACTTTTAAAATCGTTCCTTTTGGAATTTTTCGCCCCTTGATAACCTCTACATTATCACCTACGACAAAAGCATTATTAAAATGCTTCCATGCAATGACTGCATCGTTATCAATTGTGAGATAACGTAAAATCTGGATCTCGTCATCTTCCAGGAGTCTATCATTATCAATATCCCAGACAATTTTGGAAAACTCTTCTTTTGTTTCCGGGTTGAAAAACGTGCAAACATTAACGCCGCCGTTATTCTCATTTACTTTGAAAAATCCTTTATAGTTATTCATGTTGTACCTCCCACTTTTTAAGTTGTGTCCTCTGCTTGTATATTTATATTACCATTATTTCTTTTATCTGTCAATGCTTTTATCTAATATTTTTATTTCTTTTATCTAATCCATTTATTCTTTATTAATTACAAAAGCCCTAGAATATTTCTATATTATATACGTGTTTAATCGTTCAATTGGCATACAGAAATATTTCCGTATGCCTATCAGCGGTCAAACATCATTCTGTTAATTAGTGCAACTTTTACTGCGCTATTTCCGTTACAAGATCATTGACGGTTATACCATCCGTTCATCATTTCATTTCCATCATATAAAATCACTATAAGACCAATTTTGTTCATCATAATGATTCTTTTTCTTTGGCTTGTAAGAAAATAATCCATCTTCTCTCACTTCGTGCCAAACTGGAAGCCTTGTTGCAGCATCCATACCTCTTACATACTTTACGTCAGGATGATGTTCTAAAAGTTCTTTTGTTCCATCCTCGAAGAAAATTCCTAAAGGTTTTTCATCCTTATCGTAACAATCATACATATATTTCCCCATCATTACATGTTCTCCTTTTATGAATATAATGGTTTAATTGTATTAGGGTATTCTTTTAAAAAGTCATTTAAGACAGAAGTTAATTCACTTCTTAATTTTTTTGATTTCTTAATTCTTCCATCTATATAGCAACAAGTTAAATCATTGTTATTAATTCCTTCAATGTATGTTTTTTCTATTAATGAACCCGAAAGATTATATTTAAAACATATCTTTTCTATTAAATCTATGTAATATTTTTTATCATTCATACTACTTTCCTCCACTCTTCAAAAGAAACTCTTGTTTCATTACTGCTCACATTCTGTTCTAATTCTTGAACCAACAAAAAACCAATTCTTAGGCTGACTTCTCCATGAATTAGGATCAGCTTCTTTATGTTTATTGTCATATCCGATCAATAAATTATTTCTATCCAATGAATTAATAACTCTTCCATTAATCTTATAATCATAAATGGGTAAACATTCTTTTTCGCCTGTTTTATGAATAATAAATCGCACTCTCCAAAAATCATTAATATATCTCAAAAATACATTTCCCTTACCATATTTTGATTCTAAATATTTATATTGTTCTATTACTTCATTCTGTTTTGGTGTAAGTTTCATATTTTCTTCCTCCAATTCTCAATTTGAAATATCTCTTTCATCTAAGCGTGAATTTTTTCACTGTTAATATATCCGGCAAGCGAAAGATTGCAAATCTGTTTTGCTGTTTCTGAAATTGCCATCTTTTTTACCCTCCTATTGCAGCATATTTATTAATTTATCTTTTTCGCTCTCTGTAATCTGTTTATTATCATATGCTTCCAAAATTTTAGAAATCATGCTACTTACTTCGTCTTTTAATTCCTCTTCCGGAATCATTTCAGCTTCAACATATAAGCTGTTGATCTCTTCGTCCAGGTCATCTGCCAGATCACTCGCAATTTCATAATGACAATCTTTTGGCGCATCATATTTTTTATGATCCACGAAAACCTCACAAGCGAAAAGATCTTCACACTCAAATCTTTTGTAACAATTTCCGTTCACTTCGTCTACCAATAATACTTTAAACATATTATGTCCTCCCTCATTATAAAGTTGTGTCTTTTGCTTATGAATATATAATATCATTATTTCGTTTAACTGTCAATACATATTTTATCTTTTTTATTTATTTTATCTGTTACATAAAAAGATCCCGGTTTCCCAGGATCTCAAAATGATACATTCTATTTCTTAACAATAACATCATACCTTGCTATGATATCATCAAAAGCGTTACTGTCCCGACTATACACGAACCAAGAAACCACCTTGCTGCCAGTTTTAACGCCCTTTACGCGTTTATAATTGATATACCCACATGTTGCTTCACCTTCGCCGGTTTCGGCGTTTTTTACTACTCCTGTGACCTTTTCGACATAGTAAAAAGCATTGCCTTCTCTGCTCTCTATTTTCTTCCAAAACTCCGGTGAATTATCGCCCTCCAAAATGCGGATATGCTTATATTCACGCTTGATTTTTCTTTCTACTGCTGCGACTCTCTGGTAATTTGCCGCTTGCACCGGAATGCCGGAAAACAATGTTGTAACAATTGCCAATGCTGCCATGATCCTGATAACTGTTTTATTCATAGATAATCCCTCCTAGATATCCTTATAACGCCGTATTTTCGATTTTAACGGGTTTTATATCATTACTTATACATTTTATTGCTTTTATCTTTATTATTGCTTAAAACGCCATTTAAAGCTTTCTGTGGTCTTTTTCGCGGATCTCATGCAGCTTATTCATAGTTTCACGAAATGATCTCATGCTCTCGTCGGCTGTTTTGTCGTTTTCCTTCCTTTTCCTGGTGATGTCTGCATTTTCCAAAAATGCAATTAATAAAGTCAAACACAAAAGAAATAACGTCATCATGCGGCGATCACCTCACGAATTAATGAAATGAGTTTTTCGTCCGGATAATCTGCAGTAAGATCCTGTAAAACTTTCATACTGCGTCGGTTTACAATTTCACCCAGCTTTTCAGATCTCACATCTAAAACCTGGTACATATCTTCTGTTTTGCAAGGAACGTATTTTTCGATATCAAGAACCGGATAAACTCCGATTGTGCGAAATCTATCATATTTTTCTTTAAATCTTAATGTGATCCGGTATAATACATCTGAATCATCAAGCTGAATATCTTTTTCAAGCCACTTTTCGCCGTGTATCATTGCAGCGTAAAGACTCAGCGTAAAACCATTTTTGCACTTTGCATTTATCTTGTTTACCTGATCTTTTGTAATTTTTGCCATGCTCTTTCCCTCCCTCTATTCCTGATCCATATTTACCGCATCAATAACCATGTCATCGTAAATGGCTTTTGTGCCATTATTGTCGATAATCATAGCGCATAAATCACCTTTGCGCCAGTCTTTCACATCTTCGGCGTAAAACTCGAATATAACGCCATTTTTGAGCTTTACCGATACAACACTGCTTTTCTTGTATGTTGCTCTTACAATTCCGGCAGCAGGATATAAATGACTCTTATGTGCTTTTGCCTGAATTGCTGTTGCTGGTGTAATTGCCATTACTGCAGATAATACTGTTGCTAATACTCTTTTTAACATGATGTTTTTCCTCCTGTTTATTTATTGTAATATCCAACTTCTGTGAGCTGTTCCCAGATTGCGTTGCTTCTGTCATCTTCTTTTTCGGAAAGTGTATATTTTCCGCCTTTCATGTAATATGTGGCAGAATTTGCAAATGCTATCACTAATTCATTCAAGACCTTTTTACTTGCTGTAATCTTGCCTAATCCCTTGATATTTACTGTCGTATGTCATCATCCTCTCTCACACTGTTTATTTCTCGCTTGAACATTTATTTATCGTTTGGACACTGATAACGGTCTGCCATCATCAGACACCGGGAAACCATTTCCGGCGTGACGGGTATCTCTACCCGTTTCGGCTATTCTTTGTAAGCTGTCCCATTTACTAAACTAGCAAAGTGTTTTGCCTGTTTTTCATCATCTTCAAAACAATGGGAAATTTTTACACCATTTCTGTAAAAGTTTACATACCATTTCATATTCTTTTCACCCTCTTTCCTTGTTTCTTTTCGTTATCTTCGGTAACTACTCAGGCGTTTAATCTTCTTTACTATTCGTGCCTATTTCGGCGGCGAACGTGCATCAATTTTAACTTTCATGCTGTTTTTCTCCTTTCCGTTCCCAGATTTCGCAACGTGGGAAAAATTTGTTGCTGGGTGCGCTCCCTGACCCCTTTACGGGGTTTCGTCTTAATCTTCCAAGACTCTTCAGAGGGATTCTGTATTATATTACTTATCCTGTTCAGTATTTGTTTAAGTTGTGTCCTCTGTCTATGTTTATATATTACCATTATTTCTTTCATCTGTCAATACTGTTTTTCATCTTTTTTTATTTCGTTTTTCTTTTGAAAAATCCAGGGCTTTTATAACCTGGAAATTACTTTGAAATAACGCCGTAAATCTTCAATCAAGTAATAGTCTGTTTCGGCGTTCGCCATGCAGAAAAACAAGTGTTCACGAACGTATGTCATATTATATTTCGTTTTGTGCATTTCCTCATATAGAGCATCTGCACGTTTCGCCCACTTCTGCAGCAGTTCCGGATTATCAAAACGCTGTTCGTATGCCTGAAGATACATCCTAACTGTTGCATGAATTTTGGTTTCCATATTCATTTCTTGTAGCCCTCCATTTCATCAAGCTGATCTAAGATCTGATTGACTGCATCCATGTTTCCGCTGTCAAACTCCTGAAGCATTTTCTCAATTAATTCGCTCATTTTGTCCCCCTCCTGTGAATGTGGCGGCTTATATTGTATGATTACCGCCACTGTTTATTTTGTTTATCTTTTGTTAAATGAAAAACATTTCTCCATTTAACTCAAGTGCCACTGCATCCTGTGACATCTCATTTTTTAAGTTTTCACAAAAGTCAATGACTTTATCCAGGTTTTTCTTCAGGTCATCCTCTCCGGCATAAGCGAAAACCATTGTAGTATTTTCTTTTACAAGTCCGGCGGTATCTGATACCCAGTAACCCAGAGCTTCAGTTGATGTTGCACCACCGAAACAATCAGATAATAATGTAGCTGCTGCATCTACATATTTGCTATTGTCGATTACTTCGTTAATGTTCACTGTTGCTGGAATGTAAACAGTGATCTTTGATCTAAGTGAAAACATTGCTTTTAATCTACTATTTGTCATGGCTTTATATCCTCTCTTTCTTACTTTTAAGTTGTGTCTCTCTTTTGTATGTCTATATTATATCTTTATTTCTTTTAACTGTCAAGCACTTTTTTGGATTTTTTGGTGCTTATGCTGCCTCTATTGTGCGACTACGTACACAAAAGACCTCTTTTTCGCCCCAGATCTGCAGCTTTGCTGTTTTCTGTTCCAACACTCTCTCATTGCTTTTTCCGGCGTGCTGGATTGCTTTATATGTGACTGTTTTCGCAGTCTTTTTTATGATCTCATATGTGACACCACTTTCATAGTATCTTTCTCCAATCTCAAATTTTTTCATATTTGACCTCCTGTAAGTTGTGTCTTTCATTTGTTAAAGTTATAGTATCATTATTTCGTGCACCTGTCAAGATGTTTTTTTGATGTTTTTTATTTATTTTTTCGGTAAAAAAATAAGGGCTTTCGCCCTTATTAAGCAACCTGGAGATCGCCGATCTGCTGCAGATATCCGGCAAGCTCTTCCAAGGTTTCGGCAGTGTAAAAACCACCGTCAAGCCCTGTGGAAATTTCCGCCCCGTCAGCTTTCCAGCCGTCACAATCATTTGAAATTGTGTACTGAATGCCTTCGGACGGGCTAACAAATTCAAGGTTTCCGTTTTCAATTGATTTAATTAATTCTGTTTTATTCATGTTATTTCCCTCCGTATAAGTTGCGTCTCTGTTTTCTATATTTGTATTATACTTTATTTCGTCTATCTTGTCAACAGATTTTTTAATCTTTTTAAAATCCGTATTTCATGCAGTCTTTTATCATTTTGACTGCTTCACGCCAATCTTTAGAGAACATTTTAAATTCGTCCATGTCCTCTACTTCACAGATTGCATAACCTGGAACTGGTATATCAATTCTATATCCTTTTATTCTTTCCAGAAAAAAGATAGCTCTTTCAACTATGGTCTGATCCTTTTTGCTTTCGTCGTTGAAAGTAACTTCTGCAACCCTGTAATCATAATCTTTACTTCTTCCTTTATATGTTACTCTCATTTTGTACCCTCCTATTTATTAGTTGTGTCTGTCTCTTGCTTATATTTTGTATTATATCAGCATGATTGTTGATTGTCAAGTATATTTTATAATTATTTTTATTTCTTTTATCTCAAATAAAAAAGGATCTTTTCAGATCCCTTTTACGTTTTATGCTATTCTATCATTTCTATGTGGTGTGATCTCTTCACTTCCATAAAGGTTTCGCAGCTCATCCATAGAAAGCTTTCTTTTGCTCTTTTTATAGTAACGTTCCCCAGCGTGCCAGCTCCAAGCTTTCTTATTATTACACCACTTAAAGCCCGCAGCCTTCAGAGCATCTTTAACACCGTAGGTGTTACCTGTTACCCAGATCCAACAACCAATTATTTCGATTGTGAGATCATCGAGATTAATTATTTTGTTTAATGCATCGCGGAAAAGCTCGTCTTTCTCCGGATTATATTTCCATGCGTTCTCTGTTTCGTCCGCATTCTTCAGGCTTTTCATAGCCTCTTCATATTCTACATTGATAATCTTGATTTCGTCAGCAGATCCGCCGTTATCCGGATGATTTGCTTTCACAAGCTTTTTATACTCTTGTCTCAGTTCTTCCAGGTTCTTACATTCTCTAAAATATTTCATATGTTTTTCCCCTCCGCTTTTAACTTGTGTCTTTTTATTACGTTTATCTTGATGCTATAATAACACTCATTTTCCAAGTTGTCAAGTGTTATTTTTATTTTGTTTTACTTATTTCAGATCAATATAAAAGCCCAGAAACCATAGTTCCCAGGCTGATTATATTATTTATTTATATTATCTTATAATGTACTAAGTACACCTTCTAAGATATCAATTTCGGAAGTATTAACGAATACCTCAAAATGAGTAAGACCATAACCACAGTTACTAGCCTCATATTTAATTTTATTAGCTTTCAGCGCACCTCTGAATGCTTCGCTTTCCACGTTGTTTAATTCTACATTTAACCACTTTCTCATTTTTTGATCCTCCATTTTTCTTATTTTGAAGTTGTGTTTCTTATTTATTTTATTTCGTTTATCTCTTGTTGATGATTGAATTATATAACACTATTTTCTGTTTGTCAATAGTTTTTTCATTATTTCTTTTATCTTTTTTGCTTCGCTTGTGATCCAGTGGCTTGTGATCCGGTGTTTTCTTGCCACATAATAACGTGTGCATGTACAGACATATAATAGGAAAATAAATTTGTGTGGATATTTCGCCCCGCTTTTTATGAGTATTTTCTTGCCCTTGTTTTTTATGTTCTTATACAGAAATTTATTTTCTACGATTTCCGCCACCCTCCAGAGGATTGATGATCTCAGGATCTTGACGGACTGAAAAAGGAAAAAGAGTGATAATAAGAGGAAAAGAAAGAAGGGAAAAGAAAAAGGGAAAAGGGAAACATTTTCCCGTAAATCTCTATATTTCAAAAATCTACCGAACACCTTCACCGCCATGCTGCCGGGATTCTATCTGTCAGTCACCCTCCCCCGATTCCGAAACCGAGTAATATCCGGGGGATTTTCTGCCCCAGGCTGTCGAATGTTACTTAAGTTCAAAAAGTAATATTCAGAATTTTTCCGACAACCGCCGTGTTTTCAGGCAATTCCAGATAGTTCGCTGATACCGGGGGATAGTTTACATAATATACAACGCTCCACCGTCTTGCCCTGGCTATCGAGGTCACTATCACTCTCACACCTCAAAACTAACCTCGAACAACACCTCGAAGCAACACGACAACCATCGTATTTACAGCATTTTAAATATATAATAAAATCCCACATAATCTGGGTTAAAATCCTTTATAATCCTTTATTTATCGGCGTTTTACCGAGTTTTCAAAAAATTATAGATTTTCTGGCATTTTCCAAGACTTCATAATACCATTACCAACCAACAAAAGAAAAAGAAATCCTTTATTTATCGGCGTTTTACGGCTTTGAACCTGGGTAATCTACCGAACTCACTTAAAATAGCTTCACTCCAAGATCAATGATCTGGAATCAAAGTGCAAAAATCCGGTGAAAAAATGTTCTTAAAAATTGTCGTGTATAATTGTCTATACTAACGTATAGCCAATTATATTAATATATATATATATTATTCTTTTTATTATATATATATATATATTAATATTTATATATAAATATATATTATATAATAATGCCACGTTTTCTTTTTTCTTTGCTGGCTGTTACAAAAGTTAAACCAAATAATAATTTACACTTGACATAATTTAGAAAATGCTATATAATAAACATGTAAGATGAGAAAAGTAATAATTTGAAAAAATCGGCAATGGCTTTTTGGAGGATTTAGCCATTGTTGTTTTAATGTTTTATAGATAAACGAAATAAATTAATTAGGAGATTTAATAGTATTGATAAAAACAAGTACCGATGTGTTAGGGTGCTTTTGGCTTCCTCCGCATTATTATAAATTGACATCCAGTGGTGTCGATCAAAATACAGTAAAACCATATTCTACAAAAGTCGCAGATTCAGAATTTAAACAACATTTTCATGAGCATATTCTTCCGGAGCTGCGATCTAATATAGTGCCATATCAAGATGGTAAAAAATATATGAGAAAATCCAAATTGCATGGCAGGGGATTTTGTGATGTGGTAAACGATGCATTAAAACAAATATATAAAAATCGAAAAGGATATGTTTTTACGCAGGAACAGTTAATCGAAATAATAAAATTCATTCCAGATATTGATGTATCTTATAGTGACGGAATATATTTTGTTTGGAAATAAAAATGAAAGGTAACTATGACAATGAATTATCAAGACAGAATTTTTGACAGCATTGAAGCTCAGAAAAGTTCTATTCAACATAAAGAAAAGGCAAGAAAAGAAAAGCCCACAGCAGCAGATCTAAAAGAGACAGTTAAATTATTTGACGATTTTGGAATGAATGTTAATATGTCTGAAATTCCAAGTTTTTCTTCTGCATATGAGCTTGAAAAATGGAGAGTCAAAAAAATCGTTGAATTTTTAGGCTCACATTAATGGAGGAACTTAGTGAAAAAGCTACAACAATTTTACATAATGAAAATTTCTTCGAATCGTTTGGAGAAATTTGACTATCACTTAAAAAGACTTCTCGGAAATACTGGAGCACATATTAGAGAAATTCGAAACAATGGTGAACTTATTGCTCTGGGAGACAATCAAGCACTTAGAAGTATACGATCAATCAGATATGAACGTAATCCAGATATCATACGATATGATCCGGAAGCTTTAAACTTATTGTATGAGCAAAAAAAAGAATTAAAAAAACTCCCATTTACGGATTCAGTCAAAAAACAAATATCTATCATAAATACCAATATTGATAAGATGCTATTTATTCCGGAGTATATCTCTGTTGTTATTGACGATGTGGCACATTATAAGAAAATAATTAAAAATGGGTTGTATATCAATAATCAGAAATATGTGCGCTTGATGTGTTCTGCTGGACAGGCAAGAGTGAATACCGTAATACTTGTTCGTGAGGATTATGAGGAAGAGTTAAAAAAGAGATTGCGTTGTGGCGCGAAAAGTGTAAAAATTACAAAAAATAAATATAATGCTTACTTTGCACTTTCATCTTCTTCAACATACCTGATTCCGAAGCCTAATGTGCTGCTTATCAATGATTGCGAAATAGAAATGGAAAAACGGGTTGACTGGATTTCAAAAATCCCACCAACAGAAAAACATAAACTTTCAAATAATGAGCGTGTTGATGAACGGACGATTTCTCTCATGTTTAATTTATTTGATGGTTGTGGTGCTGTATCAGTGGAATTTGCAAAACGGGTGGCGGACGCATTAGAGCTTGATTATATCCCATCTGCTTTTTGTATCAGGTGTGCCTATGTTAAAGGAATGGTATTCGTTGTGGACTTCAAACAATATGCCAGGGAATTAGGAATTATCTTCCAGAAAGATCTGTATGGAGTTGAACAAAAAGTTGAAGATATGGATATGATTTTAACAAAATCCCAGTTTAAATTATATAACGCCTATGATTCTATTGAAGATTATCATAGACTTTGTGAAGAAAATGGAATTTTGTGGGGCGTAACAAAAGTTACACCTAAAAAGGATGATACATATTTCAGATCAAATTACCAATTTTGCCAAGCTATTGATTTAAGAAAAGATAGTGATGTTGCAGAATTATGTCAACCAACAATAGATTGGTTAAGTGGAATTTGCGGCGGTGACGTAAACCATACTCTTCTCTTTCTTCTTGGTCGTATGCTTGAAAATCCGGATATTGATTATAATGATATTCTGAATCTTACAAGTGATAATGTTGCGAAAGCTCTTATTTTAAATCCAAATATGATAAATGAAGAGTATATAAAGAACACTATCATTATGAGCGTAAATAAGAAAATTCGTGAGTCATATCTTGGGAAATTGATACTAGACGGTAATTTCAGTGTTATGATCCCGGATATGTACGCATTTATGCAACATGCTTTTGGTCAGGAAGTAACGGGCGCACTCAAAGAGTTTGAACATTACTCTCATTTTTGGAATCAAAGAGGAAAAACTGAAGTAGTTGCTATGAGATCCCCGCTAACTTGGAGATCAGAAGTAAATAAACTGAATTTGAAAAACAATGAATTAACAGAAAAGTGGTTTAAATATTTGACAAGTGGAATTGTATATAATGTTTGGGGATGTGATTGTATAATCCATGCCGATTCTGATTTCGACGGTGATATTGTTGCCACTACTGATAATCCTGTATTCCTTAGATGTAGATATGATAATTTGCCTATCACTTATACAAAATCAACGGTAGATAAGGAATATATCAAAGAAGAAGAATTATATCTTGCAGATATTCAGTCATTCAACAGCGAAATTGGTTCTATAACGAATATTTCTACTGCTTTTTATGAATTATTATCTTTGTATGAAGATAATCCTGAGAAAATGATGGAAGTTTCTGAAATACTTGAAAGACTAAAATTGATTCGTAAATGTCAGGGAGATTCTATTGATAAAGCAAAAGGAATCAAAATAGAACCAATGCCGAAACATTGGACGAAAAAAGTAAAAGCATCACAAGATAATTTAGATATTATTGAATTTATAAATTCTATTGTTGCAGATAGAAAACCGTATTTCTTTAGATATCTATATCCAAAAGAAAATGCTAAATATATAAATTATCGTAAAAAGAAGAACGACTATTGTGAAATGAAATTCTTCCGGTCACTGGATGAGTTATTGGAATTATCGGATTCGGATTTATCGTGTGCAGAAAAAGACTTTAAGTATAACAATTATTTAAAATATATCCCACTTATTGATTATAATGGGCGTATGAACAAGATATGTCACCATATGGAGAAAAATCTTTCTGAGATTACAAGCCGTTGCAGACGGACACATGATACCGCACTGGAAATTATGAAAAGTGGAAAAAACCCGAATTTTTGTGAATCTGATATAGAACTAATGAATGAGTTTTACTTAGAGTACAAAAATGCCAAAAAAGCGTTTCAGTTAAAAAGAAATAATGGTTTTGAAGATTCTAGTTCTGCAGTTAATTTGTTAAATGATACGATTAAAGAAATACGATTAGGTATATCAGATAAAATATCTGCATCCTTAGAATACCAGTGTGATCTTGCAATATATGTTTGTTATGAGATGCATCCAAGTAGAACAAAAGATTTTTGTTGGGAAATATTTGGGAATCAGATTATTAAGAACATAGAAGCAAATTCCACCACTCCTGCCCTGCTGCCTGTTCCGTCAGATGATGGAGATATTTACTACTTAGGTAAGACATATAAGGTTATGGAGGTAAATGTATGATTTATTTTGATGAATTATCTGCCACTAAGGAGATGGAAGAATCACAATCGTTTAAAAATGGGTATACCAAAACAGATTTATTTATGTATACCAAGTATTTGAAATATAAAAAAGCTATTGAGTCCGGTATTGATTATGAGAATATTACCGAAGATCAATTAAGAAGTTATAATCAGTCTATTGAGTGTGAACTACGTGCGTTCTGTGAAAGGGCGTGCCTTGATTTTAACTATACAACAAAATACCAGGATATAGATTTTGCTCTGGAGTATTCGTGTAAATATAAGTTAAAGCTGCCACGCCCATTGCCGATCACTCAAAGAGAGTGGAACTCGATTATGAGTGTTACAAATGAGAATTATCGAAAGATGTTGTTTATTATGTTGGTTGATGCAAAGTATTATAAATATTTCAGTGCATCCGTAGAAAGTGACAAACCGATAAATGAAGATACAGTCTTTTATGTGAGAATGACAAAATCCGAGATCCAGAAAGCTGCGAAAGTAAAATATATCAATCAGAGTGAAAAGGATTTCTTTCTTGGCTGCATTAATCGTTTAGGGCTTTTTGATATTTCTGATAGTAGATTATGCTCATGGTTTATAAAGTTTGTGGATATATCAAATGAGAATATTATTGAGTATATTACGGATTATGAACATTTGGATTTGTATTATGAGAAACTGTCTGGCAGCAGAATTGGGAAATGTGAATATTGTGGTAAGTTGTTTAAGCAAAACAAGAATGGCACTGCAAAATTTTGTTATAAACATCGTGGTAAAATCCGCAAACGAATTTCAAGTTGCAAAATATGTTCAGAATGTGGAAATAAATTTGAAATTTCAGCACATACACAACGAGATATATGTGATAGTTGCTATAAAATATATAGAAATAAAAAGAAAAATGAATCTAAAAAGGTCAAAAAAGAATAAATACGACACCTTGGGTAAGGTTGAAAGAAACCTGTAATGCGACAACCACCGCTGTTACAGCCAACTTTAAACCCTGTTGATAATTTATGGAAAGAGAGATAAAAGCATTCTTTTATCTCTTTTTTATTGTCCGTGTAACAGTCAAAAATCAAAAAGGAGATACAATGAACCCGCAATATAAAAAGCTAGAAAGTGAGACTGATTACGAATATGGTCTTAGATTGATCTCTATTAAGGTTGAAGAAAAGCCTGATGATTTGGACTGGGAAGATATTGTCAAGCTTTTAAATTTAGACTGTCATAGGGATAGTTTACGAAAAGCTGCGAATGTAACCGATTTCTCCGGTTATAGAGTAATGCAGTATTTTAAGGAAAAATTACAGAGCCAAAACTGTGATGATACAGAAAGTTATATAAATGAACTTGATGAAAAGAAACGGCAGCTCATTAAAGAACGTGCAAAGCTTCACACTGAAAAGCTTGAATATAATCGTTGGCTTCGTGAAGATGCCAGGGACGAATTGTTTGAAGAAAAAGTTATTGCTGCCATCAAAGAAAATCTAAATAAAATAGATCCGCCTCAGAAAATTGGCGGATTTCATACATCACGATTTGGTTTATTAAATATTGCAGACTGTCATTTTGGAAAGGATTTCAAAATTTATGGTCTTGACAACAGAATTATTAATGCATATAGTCCTGATATCTTTTTTATGAGAATGGAAACACTTTATAATGAGGTTGTTGATTATGCTCATAAAGAAAATTTAACAGGCTTTAAAATATTCAATCTTGGAGATGCGCTTGATGGATTTCTCAGAAATTCACAGCTCTGGACTCTCAGATATGGAGTTACAAAAAGTGCAGTTATTTTCGGAGAATATATGGGAAAATGGCTACGCTCTTTATCTGAAGAATTTACTATTGAATATTATCAAACATGTGGAAATCATGGAGAACTTAGGCTACTTGATGGAAGAAAAGGCGAACATCTTCATGATAATATCGAAATGGTTACAGGAGCGATTATTCGCATAATCAATGAGAATAATCCAAATTTTAAATATATTGAAAATAAATCCGGACTTATTTTCACAGAAATTGCCGGATATAATGTTATGGGGATTCATGGGGAAGTTAAAAACCTTCAAACTGCTATAAAAGACTATTCAGACATATACGATGTTAAAATTGACTATTTGGTTGCTGGTCATGCACACCACTCTATGTTTAATAATTGTGGTGTACGACGTGGGACTATTGGTGTAGGTTCTATAATTGGTGTGGACGATTATTCTATGTCTATACGGAAAGCCTCTGATGCCACAGCCTCTTTTGTTATTTTTGAAAAAGGAAAAGGTAAGGTAGATGAACACACCTTTGTACTCAACTAAAACACGTAAACCCAAAACAGACATCGAATATGTAGATTATAATAGTATCGAAGAAATTATAAACGATCTTTTTTTAGCTTCAACATTACCACATGATGAATACGATTCTGTTAAATTATATGGTGATTCAAAATTTATCTTATCGGTATTTCACCATATAATATCAAATGAAAAGTATTCTGATATTACGATAGCCTCTGTTGATATAATATCTTCTGCAATTGATCCAGCTTGTAGGGACGACTATGTGCTTATTTTATATGATGGCGAATTATATATTCAGTCATCATGGAATGATAAATATGATCGTCCTTTTGAGAACGATGCAAAATTTACGATTTGTCAATACGGAATCCCAGGATATATATTGCGCAACGTGGTCAAAAGCAATACTCCTGTAAAAGTGTGTAATTCAGAAATAAGTTAAACAAAATAATAATTTACTATTGACAAATCCCACTTTTTATGATATATTATATTTGTAAACAAGAGATATATGAAATGGAAGTTGTGAACATAATTCATGACTTCCTACCACTTATTACAAGATAAACGAAATAAATATTTATGCGGATTAGAGCAGTGGAAGCTCGTCTGCCTCATAAGCAGAAGGTCAGGAGTTCGAATCTCCTATCCGCAATTTGCCTTATTTATGTATTGTCATATTATTTTTGCAAAAGAAGTAGGTGGTAGGGCTGAAAGAATTTAAAATTGTTAAGTTCATATTTCGGTTCTATCATTTACATATGTTGAGCATATAGCACAGTCTGGTAATGCAATGGTCTGCAACACCATGATCGCTGGTTCAAATCCAGTTATGCTCTTTTAAGCACATACAGCAATTTTATTGGATATTACTGCTAATAATAGAACCAATTTGTGCTTAGAGACACAAACAGCGAAATTTTAACAAAAAAATATCAAGTTATTTAGGATAAAGTGTCTAGTTTAAGGTCTAATAGCATAATGGCTAATGCGCCGGACTGTCTCTCCGGTTATCAGGGTTCGATTCCCTGTTAGATCGTTCTGGGGCGTTGGACAAGCGGCTAAGTTACAGCCCTTTCACGGCTGCGAGATGGGTTCGATTCCCATACGCCCTACTACTGGTGAATCTGCAGTCAGCCAGAAACGTTTTTTATCATTTACAACGAGAAATAAATGTAGCAAGTCATATTAAATAATGTGCTTGTTGGGTTATAGTGTCAGCCGAGTAAAAACTAATTTTAGACGCGTAGTTTAATGGTAGAACAACAGTCTCCAAAACTGTAAGATGTGGGTTCGAGTCCTACTGCGTCTGCTATGCATTTGTGGTGTAATTGGATAACATACCTGGCTTCCACCCAGGCGATGCCGGATCATTCCCGGTCAGATGCTTTTTGCATTTATGCAATTTTTATATTTTGGGTGTGTAAACGACTACGGAGATCGGGCAGACTGTAAATCTGCTGCCTTCGGGATCTAGTGGGTTCGACTCCCTCCACACCCATGTGAGATAGTTGCTTTACCAATTCTAACGACTCACTTCAAACGGTAGAAATTGGCGTTTACGACAAGCGGTAATGAAGATCTTTCCTTCCACGATAGCAAGGGTAAACTACATTTGGGAAGTTAGCTCAACTGGTAGAGCATTAGGTTGAAGCCCTAAGTGTAAGTGGTTCGACTCCACTACTTCCCACTTAATCTAATAAAGCCCTTATGGAAAGGCGTATGAGGTATATATAAAATGGTGAATACAACATAATCATGGACATATAGCTTAATGGATAGAGTTCACGACTACGAATCGTGCGATATAGGTTCGATTCCTATTATGTCTGTTTTGCCCGTATAGTTCAATGGAGAGAACATGGTTCTTCTAAAGCTATGATCTTGGTTCGATTCCAAGTATGGGTGCTTATTTTTGGAGAGGTGGCAGAGATGGATTATTGCACCAGTCCTGAAAACTGGCAACCGTCAGTGATGGCGGTTCGTGGGTTCGAATCCCACCCTCTTCGCTCCTGGATGGGTGGCAGAGTTGGTTTAATGCGCCGGATTGCTAATCCGGTATACATGTTAATTCGTGTATCGTGAGTCCGAATCTCACCCCATCCGTTTAGACACATGCAGCAAACTTATCTGATTTAAGTTTATTGGAAAGTATACAAATAAAATCAAAGTTTCGTGTCTAGTGGCTCATACAGCAAATTAATACAAGTAAAAATGAAATCAAATACTTATTTTACAAATCAAAATGTTTTAATTCCGCCGATAAAACTATTGATATGTTATTGAGCCTAGATAAAGTCGCATACAGCAAATTTGTTTAAAAAAATGGATTTATATATTTTATTATAATGTTTTTATTTTATTGTAATGTTTTGTGGATATTCTAATTTAATTCAGCGACTTGTGTTTTTCTCCATCTGCCATGTGCAGATAGGAAATCTGATTATAGCACAGCTACTATCAGTTTTTATGCCCTATAGTTCAGTGGTAGAACGACTGGCTGTTAACCAGTGTGTCGTAGGTTCGAGTCCTACTGGGGCAGTTTATTGGGCTATCGCCAAGCGGTAAGGCACAGCACTTTGACTGCTGCATTCGCTGGTTCGAATCCAGCTAGCCCAGTTTTGCCGATATAGTTTAGTGGTAAAACAAGAGATTTGTAACCTCTTGTCCTCAGTTCGATTCTGAGTGTCGGCTTGGCTAGGTAGAGGATAATGGAAATCCGCTACATTTGGGATGTAGACATTGTAGGTTCGAGTCCTACTACCTAGATTACCAATGAAGATATTGGTTATAAATAACGGAATTACCATATTAAGAGGTGCTTCGGCATCTCTTTTTTGTATATTTGGAGGTAATAATGTTATGATTGGAATTTACAAAATAACCAATAAAATAAATCATAAATCCTACATTGGTCAATCTACCAATATTGAAAAACGATGGAATAATCATCTTTCTTCTGTTAATAATACTCAGGATCATTGCTATAATTATCCAGTATATAGAGCAATGCGTAAATATGGTGTTCAAAATTTTTCATTTGAAGTATTGGAGTTATGCTCTTCTGAATTATTAGATGAAAGAGAACAATATTGGGTATCTTATTTTGATACATACAAGAATGGATATAATCAAACTGTTGGTGGCAACAATCCACAATCAAAAGTTAAAGATTATATTGTAGATATTACGAACGATTTAAAACTGTCTACCTTGTCTATTGCTGAAATTGCTAAAAAATATAATATGTCTTATGAAATGGTTCAAGGAATAAATACTGGTAGGCATTGGGCTAGAGATATTGAATACCCTATTAGGAAACGTCAAAAAGCAATCGTTTATCGTTGCAAAAAGTGTGGTATAGAAATATCAAGAAATTCCTGTCTCTGTTTAGAGTGCTATCGAATGCTGCATGATAAACCAGACAGAAACACTTTAAAAGAACTAATATATAATCATTCATTTGAGTATATAGGAAATTTATTTAATGTTTCCGGGAAATGTGTATCAAAGTGGTGCAAACAGTACGGATTACCATATAAAAGAAATGACATTAAATCCTATTCATATGAAAATTGGTGTTTGGTGTGATATGTGCGTGTGGCGTAATTGGCAGGCGCAATAGATTTAAGCTCTATTATCTTAATGATGTGAGGGTTCAAGTCCCTCCACGCATATTTTAATATTTTTTGCCTGGTTGGTGGAATTGGCAGACACGCCAGATTCAAACCCTGGTGGGAAACCGTAAGAGTTCGACTCTCTTACCAGGCATGTAGCACATAGTATTTTTCTATGTGCTTTTTTATTGCTTATTTTTTTATGGATGATTGCTGCAATTGGTAGACAGGCATGACTAAGGATCATGTGTTGAAAAACATTGTGGGTTCGAATCCCACATCATCCACTACCGCTTATATGCGGAAAAGGAGTTTTTATATGGGACAAACAAAAGCGCAGATTGTGAAAAAATCACTGGCTTCTGAAATGTCATTGAATGCTGATGCTAAAATTGGAAAGATTGAAGCTGTTTCAGATGGTCGTGAAGAGTATATTTGTCAAACTTGTGGTAAGTCCTACAAACGGAGAAAGGGAAACTTCTCTCCATCTAAATCTCCTATTTATGCTGGCACTGATGGCTACCTTAATACTTGTAAAAATTGTGTAGATAATCTTTTTACACAGTATACAGAATTTTTTGGTGGAAATGAAGAACGTGCGATTGAACGAATATGTCAATTATTTGATTTTTATTTTAATGAAAGTGCGCTTGCTGCTTCAAAGAAAATCAGTGAAGATCGAAGTAGAATTTCTGTATATATTAGTAAAATCCAATTAAAACCTCATATTGGAAAAACATACAGTGATACATTGTTAGAATCGAAACAAAATACTATAGACTCTATGGACGATACTATGGATTATGGAGAAATGGATTCTATACAATTAAAAAAAGCTGTTAGTGTGTGGGGATTTGGATTTTCACCTGAAGAATATTCTATATTGAATGATATGTTTGATGATTGGAAGTCGAGAGTTGTTGTTGATGGAAAAACAAGAGAAACGCTTGTAAGAGAACTTTGTATCATCAAATTGCAAATGAATTTAGCATTAAAGGACAATTCCGTAGATCTCTATACTAAGCTGATGAAAACTTATCAGGACACTATGAAGTCTGCAAACCTTCAACCACTTCAAGAGGATGCAAACGATAAAAATGGTGAAAAACCAATTGGTGTTATGATTAAAATGTTTGAGAATGAACGTCCTATACAAAAATGCAGACCTGAATGGGAAGATGTAGATGGTATCGTGAGATACATTACAGTATACTTTTTGGGGCATTTATGTAAGATGCTAAAAATAAATAATCGCTATTCTTCTATCTATGAAGAAGAAATGGCAAAATACAGGGTTGAAATTCCAGAATTGGAAGAAGCCGATGACGAAGATGTATTTAATTACATTCTTAATAGTGGCGGTGAGTAAATGGCTCAACCCGAAACTTCATTAAAAGACTCTAAATATAAAAAAATCATGGATGGTCTGGATGTATGGACTGCTTATTATAGAGCAAATCCAGTAAGATTCTTAATTGATTACTTTGGTATGGAATGGATTCGTCCATTTCAGCAAGTAATGATTACATTTATGTTCAGATTTACATATTTTATGACTATTGCGAGTCGAGGCATGGGTAAATCTATGATTGTTGCTGCATTTTTATGTGCGTATTGTACTCTCTATCCGGGTGTGCAAGTATGTATTGCAGCGGGACAACGTGGACAGTCCATCAACGTTTTGAATAAAATTGTTGAAGAGTTCATGCCGAAATCTCCTAATCTTAGGAATGAAATAGCCAAGGTAAATACTTCGCCAGCAGAGGGTTTTATACATTGGAAAAATGGATCTATCATTAAAGTCGTAACGGCAAGTGATTCTGCCCGTTCTGCCAGAGCGAATATAATCATTATGGATGAGTTCCGTATGATTGATAAAGGCGTTTTGGATAAGGTATTAAGAAAGTTTAAAGCCGGACAGCGTAGACCTGGATTTTATGATCGTCCAGAATACAGTGATAAGGTCAAAGAGAATAAAAAGAAATATCCAAAAGAACCAAATAAAGAGATTTATCTTAGTAGTGCATACTATAAGTATCATTGGTCATGGGCGAAATTTAAAGCATTCTTTAATTCCATGACTTTTAAAGGTGAAAGCTATATGGTGGTTGGATTCCCGTATCAACTTCCTGTATCTGAGGGATATTACCCAGAAGAACAGATTCGTGAAGAGATGCAAGAGGACGACTTCGATAGTATTGCTTGGTCAATGGAAATGGATTCCTTATTCTTTGGAAGTTCCGAAAAGGCTTTCTATAGTTTTGAATCTATTGACAGAATCAGAAAAATTCAAAGAGCAATTTATCCAAAACCTTATTATGCTTTTCTGAATGATTCTAAATATAAATTTGAACCAAAGAAAAACGGAGAAATCCGTTTGCTTGCAATGGATATTGCAACTCAGGGTGGATCAAAAAATGATGCTACCTGTTTCGTAGTTATGCAACTTATTCCAGCAACAAATAATCAGTATATTCGAAATGTAGTGTATGTCACAACACTAGATGGAGGACATACTTTCGATCAGGCTTTAAAAGCCAGAAGATTATTTGATGATTTTGAATGTGACTATATAATTGTTGATACAAATGGTGTCGGAATCGGTGTATATGACAATCTTGTTATTGAACAGGTTGATGATGACCGTAATACTGTATACCCGGCATGGACATGTATTAATGATAAGGGAATGGCAGAAAGGTGTAAAGAACCTGATGCTCCTGAAATTATATACAGTGTAAAAGCTACTGCAAAATTCAATTCTGAAGCTGCAGTATATCTTAGAGACTGTATAAAACGTGGTAAGTTAAGACTTCTTATTAATGAGGTTGATGCAACTGATATATTGAACAGAAGTAAAGCTTATCAAAACTTATTGGTTGAAGAACAAGTTCTATTCCAAGAACCTTTTTATCAAACAACTGCCATGATTAATGAGATGATAAATCTTGATTATACTCAAACAGATGGAAAAATAAAGGTTATGGAAGCATCCGGAATGAGAAAAGATAGATACTCTGCTATCTCCTATGCTAACCATATTGCAAATGAACTTGAAAGAGATATGCGTAATATTGAGGACGAATATGGATTTTCAACCTTTATAAACTGATGGGAGGTATTGGAAATTGCCAGGACAGAATAATATAGCCAATAATGGCAGAAGAACTAATGGAAAGCGAAAAAGAAATTATACACCAAAAGTTAGTACGAAAAATGTAGAAACTAATGCTTTTGCGTATAATACTACTCTTCCATATGTATATTCTGTGTTGGGTGATTACTTAGACTCTTCACCTCACAATATTAAGGAGATTCGTGAATATTCGAAAAATCCTCAATATTATAATAAAGAATTACGTGATTTGGCATGGTGGGCGTACAACACTAATGGAAGTGTTAAAGCTGCTGTAAACTATATATGTTCTATGCATACACTTGATAAAGTAATCGTATGTAAAAGTCGAAGAAATAAACAACAACGCCCTAGAAATTTTGAAAGTAACCGTCTTAAAATGTTGTCTGTGTTGGACAAAATAAATTATAAGCAGCATATAAGAGATAATTTGATGAAGGATGCGAATGACGGTACAGCATTCTTCTATTTTGAAACTGGGAAACGCCCAGTTAATAATGCCAAATATTTATCTGATTATGATATTGCAAATATTGTGGAAATCAATGAACTTGGATTAGACGTTTCTATTATTACACTTCCGGTAGACTGGTGCAGAATTTGCGGAAGAATTAGTAATCACTACCGTTGTGCTTTTAATCTTAGATATTTTGAGCAGTTCACAGAAAAAGAAAGAAAAGCCAGATTACAAGCTATGCCAAAAGAAATTCGTGATGGATGGAACAAGCACGATCTTAATAATCCTTGGCTTGTGTTGGATGATACGAAAACGATTGTTACAAAAGTAAATGCGGCGATTAATCAGCCCTGGGGTGTCCCGATGGCGGTAACGGCATTTGATGATATTTTATATGCTGAATATTTTATAAACACCAAACGTACAGTATTGGATAATATAAATAATCAAATTATATATATGACATTCCCGGAGGGAAAAGAAAAAGGAACTTCTTCTCTCTCAAAAGATCAGCAAAAAGATCAACATGAAAAGGTAAAAGATGCTGTAATTAATCGTAAGAGTCAATCTGGTATATCATTCTTTTCTCTTGCCAGCGGGACAAAACTTGACAAAATGGAAGTTGACATTGGAATTTTTGATGAAAAAAATGAAGCATCTATAAAAAATAACGTTCCGGCAGATTTAGGTATAAGTTCTGCCAGTCTTGATGGTAATACAAAAGGAAATTATGCAACGGCTTCACTTAATCTTGAGTTGGTTGCAAGCCATGTATATACCTGGATTGAAAATTTTATGGCAGAGCTTAATAAGTGTATAAATGTAAACGTTATAAAAGATTCTTCGTGTGTCGTAGATTGTTATATTCTTCCTACTACATTTTCAAATAGGGATAAACAGGTACAATATATGAAGGATTTATATTCCAATGGAAAAGGCTCATTATTGGCATGGATCAGTGCAACTGGATTTGATGCGGATGCATATATTTCATTGCTTGATTATGAAGTTGAAACAGATATGGAAAATAAATATCCTGTTCATGCTACATCATATACTATGAGTGGCAAAGATAATAATTCCGAAGATGATAAAGGTGGGAGAACTTCGGTAGATAACCCAACGAATGAAAATACAATACAATCACAATCTTCTGGTTCTAATTCCAATCCTAAACCAAGTACAGAATGAGAAAGGAAGATTATGTGTAGATGGTAGGAACAACTACTATTAAATACAAGTCTGTTTTTGTTCCTGGAATTGCAAGAAGATTGTTGAAAATGGGGCATCCTATATATGACATTAAGCCTAAAAAGGAAAACCCAGATGCATCTATCTTCATTTTTGCAGAAACAGAAGAATTTAAAAATGACTTTGTATCTGTCAAGGGTATGTTAGATAAAAACACGCCTAAAGATATATTTTAAATAAAATAGTTATTCTTTAAATGGGACACTTACTTGGTGTTCTTTTTTATTGAAATAAATAAACACAAAAGGTGGTAAATAAAATGGAAATTCAAGAAAGAATCTTAGAAATTTCGCAAGCCACCAATCCAAATGGTCGAAGAAAAGTTAAATTTGCGTTGCATGAAATTTATCCAGATAGAACTCACTGGAACAGAAACGGTATAACTTACTTGGAGCAGTACACCCGTGATAATGCGGATAGTGTAAAAGGTATGCCACTGTGCGCTGAGTTTCTTGATGACGATAAAGATGTACCTTATGGACATGGACTGACTGGACATATAAAAAACATGCCTGTTTTTGAGGATTCTGTCCAAGTGGGTTCATTTGAAGATTGGAGTATCGAAGATGTTGAAATAGATGGTGAAATACATAGATGCTTATGTGCTACTGGATATATCAATGAAGGAAGATATCCGAAGTTCGTAAAATGGATTGAAGATCAGCTCGCAAATGGAAAGAAACTTCGCGGCAGTGTCGAATTTGTTGGCACAAAAGACAATGATGGCGAAATAATTTATGACGGTGGTTGGAAAGAACAGGGACGTATTCCTATGATTTACGATTATAGTGGATATTGCATTCTATCCATAAAGCCTTCAGATCCATCGGCAATATTGATTGAACTCAATCAATTCAAAAATAATTTGGAGGATGTCGAAATGAATGAAGAACTGAATAAAGCACTTTCTGGCTTTAAAACAGATATAATTAATGCTTTTAAAGACACCAGAAATGTTGAAGTAAATGAACAGGTTTCCAATCTTGAATCTAAAGTGGCTGAATTAAATTCTAAGGTTACAGAGCTTAATGCTACTATTGAGGAAAAAGACAAGGAAATCGAAGAATTAAATAAAAAATGTGAAGAGGCAAATGCAGAAGTCGACAAAAAGGACGAAGAGGCAAAAAACAAAGAGGACGAACTTAATTCTGTAATTGCTGAAAAAGATGCAGAACTTAACACTATGAAGAAAGAAAGAAAAGTTGCAGAGCTTAATCAGGCACTCTCTTCTTTTACAGACGAAGAAAAGAAGTATGCCGAAGCTGAGATTAATGCTTTCAATGAAGATCCTTTCTCAGTAGAAATTAATTCAATTACAACAAAAATTGAAGCTGCTTCTTATAGAAAAATGCGCGAAGATCAGAAAACTCAAAATTCTGAAATCAACTCAATAAAAGACGAATTTGATGGAATCATATCTGCGGTAGATCCTATTCATAAGAATGATTCATCAATCGAAGATTTTGATGATTGCTTCGCATAAGATAATGTAAATAAACGGAGGAACTAATAATGTTAAAATTCAGAGAAATTGGTACATATAAAAATGCCGTGAACATTGGTTTCTGCACAGCAGATGTAATTCTGAAAAACGGTAATGTAGTAACCTATGATGTTGTGACAAAGAAAGCTGCCCTTCCTACAACTGGTAAAGAGGAAGGAATTGCTATTGTAATGAATACAATTGACAAGCCAGAAATTCTTGAACCGAATGATTTCACTATTGAAATCGGTGAAAATCCACGTCTCTTCACTCTCGCTTCACTGAAAGACAGGGTTCTTGATATGGACATGGATCAGGTTACTGGTACATACGCAAGTATTGCGGTGGGTGATTACCTTGTTGCTGATACAGACGGAAAACTCAAAGTTGTTCCAAAAGCAACAGGTGTAGCCGACTATAAAGAATATCTTCAGGTAATCGAAAAGACAACTTATAATGCCGAAGGTCTGGCAGCAGTTGTTGTTGTTGCCTAGTTAAGACAAATAAATGGAGGAACTAATAATGGGTAAAAACATTTTAGAATTAAATACTTCTATTGAAATGTCTAACACATCTAAAGATAGTGTTACCATTAAAGATGAAGTTAAATTTAGACAGATGGTAGAAATCTGTTCTGCTCTTTTCGCCGGAACTGATGTTGACAAATTCGGAAAACAAAAAGATGCAGTTGTAAAGAAACTTATGTCTCTTGCAGATTCCGCACAATATGGTGATATAAAAGCCAGAGCAGAAATCAATACAATCGTAAAATTTATGATTGAACCAAAATTGCTTGAGGCTATGAAAGTGTTTGATTTCCTTGGAAATTATCACGAACTGGCATACCATGAACAGCCGAAAGTAAAAACTTACAACTACGAAAACATTGATGCTCGTCTGCAGGCTGCTAACTCTGATGTAAGTTTTGCTGGACGTAACTGGATGGAATACCCAGTAATGACAAGAACTATTTCTGCTGGTATGGCTATCGACTATCGTGAACTTGCTTCCGGTAACTTTGATGGTTCTGTTGCAGAAGAAGCAGCTCAGGTTCAGATTGATATGAATAACAAAGCTGTTGCTTATGTTCTTGGAATTATGAAAAATTCCCTTGCAAACAACACAAAATATGTGAAGAACTATGCTACATATTCTGGAAACGCACCTACTCAGGCACAGGTTGACAGCATGGTAGCAAAAATGCGTAAGATGGGTAAAGTTGCTATTCTTGGTGACTACGGTATTCTTTCAGCAATTTGTGACTGGAATGGTTACAAAACTGTAGGTGATGCAAAGATTCCGTTCTACTCTCCTACTCAGGTTGATGAAATCGCAAAAGCTGGTCTTAATGGTTTCTACAAAGGATCTACACTCGTTGAGCTTGCAAATCCTTACAACTATACAAAACCGCTTGCTGACAAATCTGGATTCGAGACATATTACGCAGACGACGAACTCTACTTTACTGCTGCTGGTAATAAATCCCCACTGAATATCTTCAGACGTGGTGGCATTACTACAATGCAGGGTACAGATATTGAAACAGGTACAATTAAGACTCGTTTTGATATGGAAATCGGTGCAGATGTTACTAAGGGTCGTGAGTTCGAAATCGGTATGATGGCAAAAGAAGCTTGATTACAAAGATAATATAAATAAATTAATTTGTGGTGGATGGCTAAACACTATCCACCATTATTCATAAGGAGAAAGTCATGGAAAAAGACAACGTAGTTGCAGAGCCTATTACAGAGAAAAAAACTGCAAGAACAAGAAAGACAACTACAAAAGCCGCTAAAACACGTACTGTTGATGACTTAAAACCGTCAGATCGTGTTGAAGTAAGAAATCTTCGCGCCTGGGAATTAAGTTTTATTCCTAGAGACGGAAATGTTGAACAAGTAACAAAGGGCATAATTATTAATCCAAGCCAAAAAACTATGTTTAAATTATCCGAAATTGAAGATCAGGTAAATAATGGAAATGAGCTGTTTTGTGGTATAGATGGATTAGGGGGACATGCTTCGCTGCAGATTGTAGATTCTCTTGTTAGAGAATATGTATTCGGTGAGCCGACAAACCCTGTTCAGCTTACATCTGAAGCAGTCAATGAGTTATTAGCAATAGAATCTAAGCCGCTGTTTAATCAGAGACTTTCTGAGCTGGTTGTTACTAATTCAGAAAAAAGGATGATTGCTATTATGTGTACAAATCACGCATTATATCCAGATGTGAATATTGATGATGCACCATCCTACAAACTTGCTGCAATTGAAAAAATTTCCGGCATTAAGTTGTCATAAATAAAGCACATGGAGGTGCGTTATGACGCAATATAAAGAAGTTGTTTCTGCATTTGAATCAATTATTAAATGCAAATATAAACTTTCTGATTCACTGATTGAACAGTGGTTTAAAAACGCACTTGGACAATTTGAGCTTGATATTGAGAGTCTGGGATATGATCCTATGATTCAGGAATTTATAAGACCATCACAAAATTCAGATTCTTTCGAAGCAGATGGTCGTTTAAAGTACAGTATCATAATAACATTAGCCGAAATAATGAAATCGTATTATATGGAGCAAGAAGTAAGACGTGTCAACCAGCTTAACAATGTCATTGGTAAAGATATCAGTCTCAATGGAACTGGTGACACTAAGAAATACACAAAAGCCGAAGCCGACGCTGTTAATGAAAAAATTGCATATATCAGTGTGAAACAAAAACCCGCTGCGTTAGTGTAGGAGGTGTTTCTATTGTCTGCTGAGTGGTATTTAATGAATGAGCCACCTATTTATAATGGTGGATTTGAAGGGGACGAATTTTTCTCATATGCTCAACAAGGGTTTCAGGAAATGCTTGATACTACAATGTTGTGCGATAATGTAGAGTTTATAAATAGTGATTTTTCACTTATTGTACCAGGTAAAGCAATCATTCAAAGTGTTACTTCTGATACACAAATTAAAACTGAGGATCGACAGATTTTAGTTCCTATTGGAACACTGCAACGATTTGCATATGTACGATTTGATGGCGACATATGGATTATTGTATCTGAACCAAGCAATAACAAATTTTATGAAAAAGCTATTTTAAAAATATGCTTAAATCATTTGCGTTGGCAAGATGTTGAAACAAAAGAGATTTTCGATTATTGGTATTGGTGCGAAGATATCACAAGATATAGTTCTGGTACTTATCTTGGAAATCTAATCGTGAAATTTGATAAACAATATCATCTAATCATTCCTATGGATAATCATACTCGAAAATTACATGACGGAATGAGATTTATTTTAGAAATATCTGATACCACACCATTAGTATTTAAACTTACAAAATATGATGGAATCACTGGTAATAATAAAAATATAAAATTACTAAATCTTTCATTGACGCAAACTGTGTATGATGAAGATAGGGACAATGCTGATTTGATGATTGCCGATTATTATGAACAAAAAACTGTAGCTGAAGATTTAAAATGCAGAATAGATTATGAATCAGACGAAATCGCACTGTCATCTTTTGGGGAATTTAGCGCAGTTTTTAAAAATGAATCAGACGAAAATGTGGAAACAGAATTTTCTTGGAAAATTTCTGATAATGATTTTGATTCTGAGAATCTAATCTTAGTATATCAAAATAACAAGATAAAAATTATTGTAAAAAATAATCAAGATCTTGTCGGAAAAGATTTTACCCTAAACGTAATTTCAGATAAGGGCGAAATTTATGCTTCAATAAAAGTTAAAATTATTGCCTTATGGTAGGGAGGATTTTCATGGATGATTTTGATGTAAATTCTTTTAAATCTAAGGTGATTAATACTATTTTAGAAAATAATGAAATTATCTACTTGTTAGATAAGGATTACATAGATTGTGGTGGCGGATTGCTTTTTAAAAGGATATTCCCCTTCTTACAAAACCCTAAAACAGTAACAGATACTGCTCCTTTTATATGTTTTAAGGTTAATCACGTAAGAAACACGAATGTTTATTTGGAAACTATAAATGTTGTCATTTACGTAATCTGTCATGAAAAAGAAATGGTAAAAAAGGTTCAGAGCTACAAAACTAAAAAATATAAATCTGGTACGGTAATTGATGTTATTGGCGAAGAAATAAAAAAATCACTGTCTGGAATGGACACAGAATGGATAGGAGAATTAAAACTGGAATCTAATAATGAAGATGTGCTTTATTATGAATATCCATATCGTGTTCTGACATTTAGTGCATATAAGGAGTCTTATGCAGTTCACCGTTGAAAATTTGTATGGAAACCTTTTATTTAGCTCACCTTATTATTACACCAAAGATTTGATTCTATATCCTATTTTAATGGAAGATATACTGATTTTTAGTATATTGAAATCTAGCATTATCGTAAGAAAAAATAGTATTTTCCCTGTGAAAAATATTATTAAAATGTCTTATTTAGATTTTTTGTTCTATAGTTACGATAATGTTGAATTAGCGAAAGAATTTGATATGCCATTACTTCCTAAATACTACTCTTTCGCATTTGATCTACTGAAACTTGTTTTCAAGGATCAGGAAGTAAAAATAAATTCGATTAGAGGCGGATTTATGATAAACGGCATCGAAATAACGCCGGAGCAGTTTGATGATATCCGGCGAATTATTATTTTACAGAATGGAATTGATTTTGATATTGATGAATTTATTAATAGAGATACAGAAGAAGCTCTATTAAAAGCTCAAAATGCCACATCTGGAAAAGATACTTCTACATTAGAAGATTATGTTGATTCCGTATGTTTAGGAATGGGAATAAAAGAAGAAGATGTAAAAAAACTATCAATTCGTAAATTCTGGAGATATGTTAAACGTATCAGTAAACGTGATGTATTTAACGTTATGAAAACCGCTGAAACAAGTGGAATGGTTAAACTTAAAGAACCCGTTGAATACTGGATGTCTGATATTGAAATAAACGATAAATATAAAGAGGTCAAGACTGATACTCAATCACTTCAAAAAATGATTTCGGGTTAGGTATTGACTTTTTATTCTATATGGAGGATTTAATATGAATACAAAAGGAAAGGAATTTGTCGTATCTGTAGCGGATTTCGCATTTTATATTAATGACGTTCTTGCTTGTACAGGTACAACTAACTTGAGTTCATCTATCTCTGTATCTATGCAGGAACAGGCTGTAAATGCTGGTAAGGGCAATCAAAAAGTATTCTCTTACAAATATGGTCGTGAACTCACAGCAGAACTTGAAGCTGCTGACTGGAAACTTGAATACTTAGCTCTTCAGAGTGGTTCTCAGATTTCCAAAGGTATCAAAGACTTCTATAGCCTTAATGAGTGTGTAACACTTGTAGCAGGTATTGGAACTCTTGAAAATGCCCCGATTGACAAAGCAAAAGTTGGTGTCGAATTACCGAACGGAACTTTTGTAGAAGTTAATCCAGATGGATCTACTATTGATCTTACTGCTTATGGACTTACAACCGAAAAGGTACGTGCTACATATCAATACCATACAATGTCAAGACGTATTACTATTGATGCAGAATCTACACCTTATGTTGGAAAACTTGTTCTTCAGGCAGATAAACATAACAGTAAGAAAGGTAAAGTAGGTACTGTTGAAATTGTTATTCCGGCGTATTCACTTGACGGTAACTTTGATATCTCCTTCACACCAGATGGTGTAGTTTCTACAAAACTTTCTGGTAGCGCACTTGCAGTTGAAGGCGACAAATGTTCTGATGGTGGATCTGTATATGCATATATCACAGAGAAGGATAACGATGATGCTGAAATTGCGGTATCTGATATCGTAATTGTTGCACCAGCTACTTCTTTAAAAGCTGGCGGTACAATGAACCTTACCGTTGAAGGTATTATCAGTTCTCTTTATGCACCTATTGAACTTGATGTTTCAAAGGTAACATTTAGTGTAACTCCGGGAGAAGCCACTGGAACAACTGTTGATGCAAAAACTGGTAAAGTGACAGCAGGAACAACGGCTGGTACTGCTACTGTAAAAGCTACTTATAACGGTTTGGAAGATTCCGTTCAAATCACTATAGTAAAATAATTCCATAAAAGGGGTGGGGGAAACTCCACCCTATTTTAATAATACTGGGGTGATTAATATGGAAGAAAAAAATATAAATGAAAAAGTAAAAGAAAAAGTTGAAACAAAATCAGTAAATAAGCCAAAGCAGTCACAATATAAAGAATGTGATGTTTTGGTATACAATGCAAGAACACAGACAGCTATTGTTTCTGTTGATGGTTTTGGGTATGAATTTAAGAATGTGACAAAAGATCCTGGTAAATCTGTTCGTGTAAAGGTTTCTGGAAGATCTAAAACTTCAAACTATAAATTGGAATTAGCATAACTTATGTGTAAATTTGCTTATATTCAATTTAATGAACGAACTGGAAAAGAGATGATCTTTTGCATGTGTGAGAAAAATCAACTAAATTCACAACGCCTTTGCTTATGTCAAAGGTTTTGTCCTGATAAATCTCGTTATATTCCACATAACCAAGATATGATGCATTGTAAATTCTATGAAGATTAGCAAGTGTAGCATTTTTGATGGTGTTGCACTTGCGTATGATACTCATTGAAAAGATTAAAACCAACTTACGTTTTTACTTTTTCAATGGGTATCATTTTTTAACGCAAATTTTGATACACGAAATAATAAAAAGTAATGATGTGTTTATGCACACAGGTATAAAAAGGAGAAATTCGACTATGAATATGAAAGAAATTGCCACTCTGTTTGGTGTAGAAGAAAAAGATAAATCCATGAAAAATAAAACAAAAGCAGTAGAAATTATGGAAAAAATTCTTAAATGTCCCAAATGCAAGAAAACTATGAAATGGATTGAAGGTACAAATGCGTGTGTATGTCATACTTGCACATTTACCGTAGGAAAAGAAAAAAATAAAAGAATTTGTAGTGTATCAAAAACACTCCAGGATAGAAGCCGTAAATTTTTAGAAAATAATTATCAGTATATGACTGTAGGTCTGGAAAGCAAAGAGGTGTAATTATGAAGTATACGAACGAATATTTTTATAATTATAAAGGTGAAGAGATACCTTTTAATTATGTAAAAAAACCTACATTGACTCAGCAGATGAAAATTGTTGGAGATATTGTAAATGGTGTAATCAATGATGTAAATGGTTACTGCCCTATTCTATTTGATTATTTTTTTGCGGTTTCTGTTATTGACGAATTGACTGATATAAAATTACCGGAATCTTTTGTTTTAAGTTCTGAACTTATAACTGATTCTAATATTGTTGGAGTTTTAAGAAGCAATATATTTGGTATGGATTCTATTATTAAGGCAGCAAGCCAAGAAATCGAATTTGTAAAACAGCGAATAGTAAATAAATCCTCTATTGATGGATTGCTTGATGCGCTCACTTTAATAGTTAATAAATACGGTGATATGTTCGAGGGATTGGATGTTAATGCAGTTGCAGAAAATATTGGCAAAATTGCAGAAATGGCATCTATGCCAAAAAATGAGGTCATTAGTAATATTCTGGAATTTGAAAAGAAAAAATCTGATATCGAATCAAAATAGAAGAAGAGGGTATTTTGCTGCCCTCTTCTATTTTTTAGGCGAAAGGGGTAAGTAAATTATGCCAAGAAAAACCGTATACAATCAAATCACAACCCAAGAATCAATCAAAAGAATAAATCCGAAAAACAAAGAATTGTGTTCCGACTTTTTGGAATATCTGTCATCTGTTGGACGTGCGCAATCCACGATAAATGGATATCGTAATGACTTGGAAATTTTCTTTTGTTGGAATCTTGAGTATAACAATAATAAATTTTTTATAGATATTAAGAAAAGAGAATTAACAAGATTTCAAGGACATGCACTTAATGAATGGGGATGGAGTCCAAAAAGAATACGTCGTGTAAAATCTACAATAAGCAGTATGTCTAATTATATAGAAGATATTCTTCAGGATGAGGATGATGAGTTCGAAAATTTCCGATCAATTATAGGAAAGATAGAGTCACCGTCTAATGAGGCTGTTAGAGACAAGACCATTTTGCCAGATGAAGATGTTGATAAATTCCTGGAAAAATTAGTATCTGAGGGACGTTATCAACAGGCTTGTGCTTTTGCGTTGGCTGCTATGAGTGGTGCAAGGAAATCAGAATTACTTCGTTTTAAGGTGGAATATTTTAACCCAAGTAATGTATGTATTGAGGGTGCGCTGTATAAAACACCCAAAATTAAAACAAAAGGTCATGGAAAAAATGGTAAGCAGATCAATAAATATGTTTTATATGATTTCAAGAAATATCTTGACCTTTGGTTAGAAGAACGGAAAAAACTTGGAATTGAAAGTGAATGGATATTTGTACATAAATGTTCTGATGGTTCTTATGAACAGATGAAAGTTAGCACTTTGGATAGTTGGGCTAATATCTTTTCAAAAGAACTTGGTGTTGATTTTTATTGGCACTGTATGAGACATTATCTCACTACTAAGATGAAAAAATATAATATCCCAGATCATGTAATTAAAGAGTATTTCCAATGGAACTCTGTAGAAATGATTGGAATATATTCAGATCTTGATGCTTCTGATGACTTCGCAAAATACTTTAATAAAAATGGTATGGTTGAAGGAAAATCAGGATCAATTTCTGATATTTAATTTTTATATAAGTTAATCGAAATAAAGGAGCGCGCAAATGAAGATCGCGAGTAGTATGGCGGAACTTGAGAAAATGATAATGGATGAAATATATACTGCTATGAGTGTTGCTAGAAGCAAATCAGAGCAAGACACGAAAACTGAGGTTCAATCATTCTACTCTCAAGGCTCTCCTACAATATATGAACGAACTGGAAATCTTGGAAACAGTGTACGCGCAAACGGGGCAAGTCGTGGCGGTCGGTCAGTTGAGTTCACTGTATGGTTGGATCAAGGAATTTCATATAACGTCCCAAACCCAGACTTTACTTTAAGAGGATTTCCAAGTTATTTTACAACGCCTGAAATATTCCAAGCCGCAGAAAGTGGTTCTGCTGGTGTAAAAGGTAAGCCAGGATTTTGGGCGAGATCATTTGAAAAAATTAAATCTGATACCGATGATGCGTTAAGCATGTACTTTGCGAGAACTTAGGAGGTGGTATTGTGTCAGATTTTTTAGCTAAAATTACGGCACAGCTTGATATGGCTCAAGCTGAAGGAAAAATGAACGCTTTCCTAAAGGATCGCAAGGTAAAAGTAGATGTTGACTTAAATACCGGAAACATAAATATAAATAACTTAATCAACCAGATAAAATCACAATTTCAAAGTGTCGGACAATCTGCTGGTACTAATCTGGCAAACTCAATCAATAGTAGTTTAGGAAAAATCAATGTACAAAATACAGCAACACAAATTGCTAATTTGAAACGTACATTAGGTTCAATGAATTTTAACACTACTTCTATTGATACAATTACTAAAAACTTACAGAACTTAGATCTTGAAGTAACAAAAGTTACTACAAAGATGAATGGTAAAAATCTTAATGTACGTGTTGATGGTATAGACCAAATGGGACGTGCTGTAAGTGTTCTTCAAGAATTTGATTCTGCTACTGGAAAGGTTCGACAGGCAAGCCAAACTGTTGCGCAATCTGTTAAACAAATGTTTACAGATGCAGATGCTTCTAAGTTGTCTGCTAGTATTTCTACTCTTGATGCAAATTTTGTTAAGTTAAAAGGCTCTGTGAGTCAGGAGTCTACTGCTCTTGCGAAGTTAAAACAAGATTTGGCAGGAATCAAGAATATAAAAGGTCTTGAAAATCAGCAAAGAGAGTTTGAACGCATTACTGCTGAAGTCAATAGGCTAAGTACCGCATATAAATCTGCAAAAGCAGAAGCCGCCTCTGTCGCTGCTACTCAACAACTTTTAACTGGGAAAAATGTTTTAGGCAATCAGATTGAGACATGGATGAACCGTAATACCAAAGCAGCAAAAATTTACGGAGCACAACTTGAAGCACTTAAAACTCAATTGCAGTCTGTACAGAATGGAAATCAATTAAATGCTGTTTCAAATCAATTTAAAGAAATTCAGTCTGCCGCTGCAGCTTCTGGAAATTTAGGAAAGTCAGCAATTAGTCAACTTATCGGAAATGTTACTAAATTAAGTCCACTTTTCGGTATGAGTTACATGATGAGCACAGGCATTAGAACTGTAAAAAATGCTGTAAATTCTGTGTATAATCTTGATACTGCGCTTGTTGATTTACAGAAAACCACTACAATGAATAATACGGATTTGGAATCATTCTATTCTAATGCAAATGGAATTGCAAAAGAAATGGGTGTTTCCACCGAAGAAATTATTAATCAGGCTTCTGCATGGTCACGTCTTGGTTATTCTAGCAAGGATGCCGCAGAATCAATGGCGAAACTTTCCTCACAGTTTGCTGCTATTTCTCCAGGAATGGATGTAGATACTGCTACTGATGGCTTAGTATCTATTATGAAAGCATATGACGTAGATGTTGATGACGTACTTGATGGCGTAATGTCAAAAATCAATATTATTGGTAATACTGCCGCCACATCTAATGCTGACATTGTAAATATGCTTACAAGATCATCTTCTGCTATGGCAGAGGCTAACAACTCTCTGGAAGAAACAATTGCATTGGAAACTGCCGCTGTTGAGATTACCCAAGATCCTGATTCTGTAGGAACTGCTTTCAAGACAATTTCCATGAGAATACGTGGCTATGACGAAGAGACAGAATCTTACACAAATGATGTAGAAGTATTAAATGGTAAAATTGCAGATCTTACAAAAACGGCTTCCAATCCAGGTGGTATTAGCTTATTTACAGACGAAACGAAAACAGAATACAAATCAACATACCAATTGCTTGAAGAGATCAGCGAAATATATGATGAACTGACAGACAAGCAGCAAGCACAGCTTCTTGAGGCGTTAGCTGGAAAGAGACAGGGACAGATTGTAGCCGCAACTATTAAGAACTTTGATGCAGCTCGTAAAGCAATGGATAACATGACACATTCTGCTGGAGATGCTGACAAAGAAATGAATACCATCAAACAGTCTCTTGAATATAAGCTTAATGCTTTAAAAGAAACTGGTGTTGGTATTGCACAAAATCTTTTCCAAAGAGATGATATGAAAACTTTTGTTGACGGTCTTACAAGTGTACTTGAAGTTGTTGATAAACTTACTGAAAAGCTTGGTTTGTTTAAGACTGTTGCCATTAGTGGTGGTTTAATCGCAGGTATAAAGAGCATTGCTTGACCCGAAATCATGGGTGACACGCTATTTACATAATGGCAGAGGCGTTTGCGGATAAGGAATTATCAAAAATGGGGATAATGACAAATCCGTAAATTCATGCTCTATAAAATAAAGGGGTAATAGCTGGAAATCTGGTAAAACCAATTAAGCTACAACGTGACCGGAGACGGTGAGCGTGAATGCGGCGAAAGCTATAAAAATTAGTTGGATAGCATATGGGAACAAATACGCCTAAGTGCTACGCTCAACAGAGCAGATAGTCAATCAGCAAGACGTGGTTGTAATACATCTACATCTTCAGAGACTACCCACCCTTTGAGTTATCATTACCTTAATATGATAGCTTATATTGTATAGTCCACGTGTAAATACAGTGGGGACTTATCTCCCACTTTAAATATGGTACGTTATGCTAAACGTGATAAGATGGCATAAACTAAAAATATAAATAACTTACTCTCACACATTAAGATATATGATTTTTGAAAAATTATGGTGTCCAATGATGACCACAATTCGCACAACGATTTACGGTCTTATTTGCACCAATAAACCCTGTCCAGAACGAAAAGCCACGATGACTCGTTGTTATTTGATTAGACCCACAACGAGGGCATACTACTGTTGATTTTTTATTATTCATATATTTATCAACACTGGAACTTGCAGAAGATTCTTCTTTTTCATTAGACTCTTCTATCTTTAAATTACATTTGAATGGTTCAAGTGTTGCAATAATCCAGTCGGCTTTTTCCTTGGTTATTGATTTAATTAATGTGTATGGTGGGTGATCTATTATGTATTTTGTATCACTTAAATTGTCAATATTTAATATTTGCTTGAGACATGCTATAAGTTTTACTTGGTTATTACGCTTTGTATTAAAATCAGGAAATCCTAGAAATATAATATTATATAAAGGATTTTTAATACTATTTAATGGGAAACCACAATAAATACATTGATTTGACTTGTTTGAAATTTCATGTCCGCATTCAGGACATTTTATTAACGCCATAATAAATCTCCTTTTTTATTTTTATTATACCATAAAAATCCAACAGCGCATATGTCTGTCTTAAAAGATGTTGGATTAGTTGAGGGGATTAAAAATTTTTCGACAGTATTAGAGTTAGCGTTTCCTAGAATATCTTCTGCGATTACTGCTTTTTCTACAGCATTTTCAGGATCTAGTGGTGGTCTTTTCTCATCACTTGCCGCTGGTGCTACTGCTGCTGCATCCGCAATTAGCCCACTTACTTTGGCTATTGGTGGTGTTACTGCTGCACTTGGAATAGGATATGCTGCTTACAGTATTTATAGATCATCCATAGACGAAGCGGTAAATTCTGCGAAAAAGGCTGGTTCTGAATGGGAAAGTAATACTACCACTCTTCAAGAACAAGTTGATAGAATTACAGAACTTAGAGAAGCATTAAGTTCTGGTACTTTAACAGAACAAGAAGCTGCTGATGCGAAAAATGAATTACTTTCAATTCAAGAGTCACTTTCAGAGTCTTATGGAAAACAGGTTGCGGGAATTGACCTTATAAATGGTTCTCTTACTGAACAAATTGCATTACTGGGCAAAGTGTCCGAGAAGCAAGCAGAACAATTTCAAAATGAGAACAAAAAAGGTATCAAAGAAGCCGAAAAGCAGATTGAGAAAAAACGCCACACTTATCTTGGTCAATTTTATGATAATGGCTCTGATGAATCGGAAGCCATCAAAAAGTCTATCAAAAATTTACAGGATAAATATGGAAAAGATGTATTTACAACTGGATTAGGATCAGATGGCATCACGATGGATGTTCATTTTAAGGCAGATGCTTCCACTGCGAAAGAAGCCTTAAATGACTTTATGACAGACATTTCCGATATCGAAAAGCAGTATGGAGAATCTGATATACTTGATCTTATGAGTGATAACGCATCTGCTGGATTGTCAAAGGCAAATGATGTTTTAACCGAATATGGTGACTTATATAAACAGGCTCAACAAGCAAAATTGGTAGCTGATGAGGATTTATTTAAAGCACCATCAGGAAAAGAACAAACTGCAGTTAAGTGGCTGAATGATTATACAAAAGCAGTAGAAAATTATAATGACGCATTGTCTAATGGAAATCCAGATGCAATCGCACAAGCATCCACACAATTCGAGGCTGTTGACAGTGCAGTACAATCATTGTTAAAAAACTCTGACATGTCTCAGTTTGCAGATCAGTTTGCAGAGGTAAAAGATCAATTAAACGAATCTGCTGTTTCCGCAAACAAATTTAATGAGGCTATATCTGGAAATGATACTTCCAAATTTGGAAAAGAAGTCAAGAAAAATGCGGATGCTCTAAAAGACCTTGGACTGACAGATACAGATTTCAGATATACATTTGAGACTGATGGTGTTGAAAAAGGTAAAGACCAAGTTAATGCATTGGTTGATGCCGCAGTAGAATGCGGATTGATTTCTGATACTTCAAGCGGAGAAGTACAAAAGCTTGCTGATACACTGTCTGGTTTGGGTATAGTAGCATCTACTACTGGCGAAGAAGTTAGTAACTCAGCGACAGAAACAGCTTCAGCGGTAGATACAATGACCACCGCACTCGATGCGGCTAAAGAAAAACAGACAAATCTTCTTAGCGCGCTTAGTGACTCACGTTCCGCAACAGGTCTTACAACAGAAGATATTAATAATGTTACTACTGCTTTTAAAGACCTTGATAATTTTGATCCAGCATCAATTTTCGAAGAAACAGCAACAGGCGTTCATCTGAATACCGAAGCTTTAAAAGAGTATAATGAGGAATTAGAACTTCAAACCAAGAATAATTTTGCAGAAGCTATTGCCGATAAACAAAAAGAAATTAATGAGGCACAAGCCAATAACAAATCTCAAGATGTAATCAACGGACTTCAATCAGAACTTCAATCGTTAAAATTACTTGCTAACGAATATGATGGTATGACATCTTCATATAATAAATTTGTTAACGCCACATCTTCTGCAAACGAACGTGATTCATTTGAGAATGTTGCAAAAAGTTATGATAGCATCGGTAAATTGATTCAGGAAGGTTGGGTAACTGACGATTCTGTAACCAGCTATCTTGATTTACTTCTTGGAACTGACAGAATCCAAGATTCTATAGATGCTTATGCACAGCTTGATAAAACCATCGAAGGAACAAGCCATAGTCTTAAAGATTATATGACTTTTGATGAAGATGGAAACTTTACATCTAAAGGTGCATGGGACTTTATGGATGATGTTGCATCAAAACTGGGTGATGATTTTGTAAAAATTGGTGAAGATGGAACATATGCTTTCGACTTGACTGGTGACAAAATACAGCAAGTGGCAGATGCATTTGGAACAACTACAGATTTTGTAGAACTTTTAGGAAAGGCACTTGCCGATTCAGACGTTCAGGTTAAGTTTGATTCTTCAGATGTACAAAATTATAACGAACAGTTAAAACAGCTTCAAGAAACTTCTACGGCTACTCAGGACAAATTAAAAGAACTGCAAAGTTCAACAAGTGGAGAATCTGGCGGTGGTTTATTATCTGGAATAGATCTTGATTATGACAAAGCTTCTATGTCAATTGACCAATTGGATTCTAAAATTTCTGAATTAACTGGAAAACGTGAGGAAATCAGTGTTAGTGCCAATACAGAAGAGGGACAACAGGCTATTTCCGCACTTGACAGTGAAATTGAATCATTACAATCTCAGAAAATCATGCTTTCTATTGGTGCGCAGTTAGAAGGTGGTGCTACTGTAGATCAACTTCTCGGAATGTCAGATGCGGATTTGCAGAAAACACTTAAAATTGATTCAAGCCAAGTAGAAGAAGCCAGATCTCAATTAGAGGCTTTAAAAGAGGCGGACGGAGATATTCCGATCACTGTGAAATTGGATGATAGTCAATTCAAAGAGCTTTCAAATAAAGATCAAAATATTGATGTAACTGTAGATGATTCGGCATTAGATAATCTTAAATCAAAGCTAGATTCATTAGATGAAACTAAAGATGTAACTGTAAATGTTACTGCAACAGGTGATATTGATAAGATTCAACAACTTGGTTCTTCCATTAAAAAGGTAGAAAGCAAAGATGCTCAAGTTAATGCTTCTGTTGGTGGCTCTCCAGATCAAGTGCAAGCTTTGGCTAATTCCATCAAGAAAGTTAATAGTAAAAGCGTCGATGTGACCGCTACCGTAAATGGCACACCAGATGTAAATGATTTATTCTCTGCTATTGCTAAACTATATGGAAAAACCGTTACTGTATCTGCAGTTGTTCTTGGTACGGATTCGGTAAACGCATTGGCTACTGCTATTGATAGTGTACATAGCAAAACCGTTACTGTCACTTCAATTACAAACAATATTGTAAATAACTCTACCAATACTATTAAGCCTGCTGCTGATGGAACTATGTTATCAATGAGCCATGCTAGAGCACTTGCGCAAGGAAGCCTTAGTGATTTCCCGGCTTATGGTGATGGTCGTGTTACCATTCCAGAAGATCAAAAAGCATTGGTAAATGAGCAAATTATTAATGGTCATTCTGAATCCATTGTTCGTAATGGCATTTGGTCTATGATTCCTGGTGGCGCACATATTGCGAATCTTAAAAAGGGAGATATGATATTCTCCGCCGCACAAACAGAAGCCTTGCTAAAATATGGTGCTATACCTGGTCATGCTAGAGCCTATGCACAAGGAAGCCTTAGTGACCTATCTCCACTTGCAAATGCTTTCAGCACTGGATTTTCTGGAACTGGACGAAACCCTTGGAATAAACTCAATTCATCTAGTTCAGGCAGTTCATCTTCTGGCAGCTCATCTTCTGGCGGTTCTTCAAGTGGTGGCAGCACCGCCGCATACAGGGCTAACACTAACTCTGTAAATGCAAATACATCCGCTACAGATTCTAACACAAAATCAGCAAAAGAATCTAAGAGTACAATTGATTTTATGAAAATCAAGTTAGACAGACTTGCAAATACTTTTGAATATGCAGCAAACCAAATTACTGACTATGTATCTTCTGCCTTTAAAACTGCTGTGTTAAAGAAACAGATGAAGATTATTGATAAGCAGCTTACTGCAAATCAAGAAGCATATGATACTTATATGAAGAAAGCTAATTCTGTTGGACTTAGCGAAGAATATAAAAAGTTAGTAAAAAATGGTGCGCTTAAAATCGAGGATATTGATACTTCTACTGATTCCGGCAAAACGTTGTCAGAGAATATCAAGGACTTCCAGAGTTATTATGAGTCTGCCATTGAATGTAAAAATACAATTCAAGAATTAAATAATAATCTGCTTGAATTATATGATACTTTAGCAAATATGCCGATTGAAAAAGCTGAGAAAGCAATCGACAAATTAAAATCTAAATATGAATCATTAGATAATGTTTATGGTGCTATTACTGGTGGTGGATCTACTCTTGGTCATTTACAGGATCAGATTAAAAAAGATAATCCGACACTTGCAAATGCTCAGAAAAATTTGGACAAGGCTACGACTGCCAGAAACAAAACAAAGTCAACACGTTCAAAAGCAAGCAAGAATTTGAAATCTGCAACAACTGATGTTGAGAAAACTGGCACAAATCTTATTAATGCGAATAAGAAACAGACCTCTTCTATCGCGAAAAAATTGAAAAAAGCTGCGAAATCTACAACAGATAATGCAACATATAATACAATAGCACGTGCGATTCGTGAAGGGAAGTCAATTAGCACAAAAGGCTTAAAAGGCGAAGCACTGAAATATGCTAAATCATATAATAAATCTCTGAAACAGGGAAATACTATTGCATCTAAAGTAAAAGCTGGGAAAACAGTCAGTACGTCTGGTATGACAAGTACCTTGAAAGCTAAAGCCAAGAAATATAATACGGATGCAAAAGAAAAGAACGAAGCACAGAAAGAATATGATAAAGCCAAAAAAGCAGACGAAAAGGCGTTGAAAAAGCTGAATGCTGCGAAAGATACTAAGAATAAAGCATATTCAGGTTCTACAAAAGAGCAACAGATTCTTGCTACTACAAATGGTAAGAAAGCTTATGTTTATCAAAATATGCTTCTTACACAGGAAACAAGAAATCTTAAAGAACAGAACAAACAGCGTCAGTCAGCCTTGAAACAGGTAAATATAAACTATAATGATGCGCTGAAAAATTCTAACTCTGCCAATGCAAGTAAAAAATCAGCACAGAAGAAACTGCTTTCCGACAAATCAGTTACTTCCAAATTGACTAAAAAGCAAAAAGCGGCACTCGAAGCCGGAAAGAAAGTAAGCACTACTGGTATCTCTGATCCTAAAGTTTTGAAAAAAATTGAGGATTATAATAAAAAGGTTGCCAATGCGACTGATTTGAATAAGAAGCTTAAAATTCAAGAGGATGCTCTGGCTGATGCTACAAAAGAAGCGGCTAATGCTGAAGCCGAATATGCACAATCAATCGTAGAGAATGCCAAAAAGAAACTTGATAATATTGCCGCTTACTATGATTCATTTATGTCTCAATGGGAAAACAGAAGTTCCATGATTGAAACATATATGGATAGAATGCAGACACAAGGGTATAACCTGAGTACAAAATTCTATGAAGCACAGATTCAACAGGAACAATCTATTGTCGATAATCTCTCTGAGAAATATAAGGCAATGAAACGTAATTTTGAAGCTGCCGTACAGAATGGGGACATTACAAAAGGCACTCAAGAATATTACGAAATGAAAGATTCTGTTGACCAAGTGGCAAACAGCCTTGCCGAAGCTGAAAATAAAGTTTTTGAACTGCAAGCTTCTATTCGTGACCTCAAATGGGAACAGTTTGACCAATTACAGGATTCTATCAGCAGAATCACCAGTGAGTCAGACTTCCTAATTGACCTTATGAGTCACAAAGATATGTTCGATGATGATGGTAAGATGACTGAACAGGGACTTGCCACTCTTGGATTACATGGTGTTAATTATAATACCTACATGGCACAAGCTGATAAGTATAAGGAAGAAATGCTGCGAATCAGCGAGGAACTTGCAAAAGATCCGTATAACCAGAAACTCATTGACCGTAAAAATGAGCTGGTAGATGCACAGCAAAAATCTATTCTTTCTGCTGAAAATGAAAAAGATGCCATGAAGGATCTGATTAAAGATGGTATCGAAAATGAGTTAGATTCTCTTCAAGACTTGATTGACAAGTATCTTGACGCAATCCAGGCACAGAAAGACCTCTATGATTATCAGAAGAAAATTCGTGAAAAAACAGAGGAAATCGCATCTCTCCAGAAACAGCTTGCTTCATTACAGGGCGATAACTCAGAAGAAAACAAAGCTAAACTGCAAGAGTTAAAAAATAGTCTTAAAGATGCACAAGAGGACTTAGAAGATACACAGTATGAGAAATTTATTTCGGATCAGAAGGAATTACTTGATAATCTTAAAAATGAGTATGAAGAAATTCTTAATAAGCGACTGGATAATATTGATGGTTTGCTTTCCGATATGATCTCAGAAATAAACAGTAATGCATCTCAAATTTCAGATACACTGAGAACAGAAGCCGCAAGTGTTGGTTATGATCTGTCTACTGAAATGCAGAATGTATGGAATGCTACAAATGACGTGAATGGCGTAATCGCCGCATATGATAGTAACTTCTCTTCCACTATGACTGGAGTTAGTTCTGCAATTGATGACATTTACAAGAGACAGCAAGAAATGATTAACGCCATTGATTCTATGGCTGGGAAATTAGTTCAAAAAGTGCAAGAAGAAACTGCAGATCCTGTTGTTGGCGAACTCGAAGAAGTAAAGCAAAAACCTAATAAAAATAATGTTGCAGAAGGAAATCCTACACCAGATCCGCCAAAAGTTAGTGATAAGGATTCTGTTAAAGACGCTGTATTGGTTGATCCCGATGAACCAAAGAAAAAGCCAAAGAAAAAGCCAAACAAGACCAATGGAACAAAGGCAGGCAATGGAAAAGCTGAAGTGGGCGACAATGTTACTTATACTTCTGGCGTATATCATGCCGCTTCTGATGGTACTGGTGCAACTGGCAGTTATTATCTTGGCAAAAAGGTTAAAATTACACGTATCAACAAAGGTTCTAAATATCCTTATTGTATTGATGCTGCTGATGGCACTCAACTTGGTTGGGTAAAACTTAGCCAGCTTAAAGGATATGCTTCTGGATCAAAGAGTATTCCAAGTGACCAATATGGTTGGACTCAGGAACTTGGAACAGAGTCTCTTATCCGCAAAAGGGATGGTGCTATTGTTACACCGTTTGAACGTGGCGACATGGTTCTTGATGCTGATGCGACAAAGAATCTCTGGGATATGATGAATGATCCATCTGGATTTATCAATGGAACTATTGACGATGGACTTTCCTCTCCTATTTCTTCAATGGGTGTAGGTTCTAACACTGTAAATAACTTCGATAATATTACATTCGATTTGCCTAATGTGGCGGACTCTAAGCAGTTTATGAACGAAATGATTAATGATAGAAAGTTTGAACAGTTGATAAGAACTATGACCGTTGATAGAATGTCAGGAAAAAGTTCTGTATCAAAATATAAATTTAGAAAGTAAGTTAATTGGAGCTATATGTTTTTAACATGTAGCTCCTTTTATATAAAAAGGTGAAATAATGCGAAAAAATGATGAATGGAAAATGCGAAAAATTCAGAATCAAGAAAAGCAAATTGCCACTTTAGAAGAAGAGATTAAAATATTGAAATCTCATATTTCCCAAAATGGCACAACTGATCCTGATGAAGTCATTGATTTTAAACAAAAAATGAAATTGTGGAATGAGTTAATGGAAGAAACCAATAAACTTTCCGACGATTATCACGCATTGATTGATGAAATGAAGGAAATGCGAAAAATATCCATTAAGGCAATATATGGTGGAGGTCTTAGATATAAGATTGTCCGATTACTTATGAAATAAAATAATACTAGGTGGTGAAATAATGAAAACAACAGATTTTGAATATGATGGAGTGCTTGCAAGCGATTACAGCTTTATGGTTTGTTCATTTGACGATGGTGGAACAGATACTATTGAATATGGTTCAGCCATTAATTTTGACACTGTATCAATGAGGAATGGTAAGAAATTTTCTCTTATAAATTCGGGCTATGATGATGCTGCTAATTTCACCTTTCAGATATGCAAAAATCCATCTGTATTCAATGATAGTGAAATGTATTTTACCATTGAAGAACAGCGAAAAGTATACAGATGGCTGAACAGAAACGATGGCTACCATGAATTAAAAATATTTACAGATGATTTTGGTACAATCGTTTTTAACGGAAGCTTTAACATAAGTGCAATTACTTTAAACACAGAAGTTGTCGGATTTGAGTTATCTTTTCAGATGGAAGCTCCGTATGCGACACAAAATCGTAAGGTTTTACGAAAAAAATTTAATAGACAGGGTTCGTTTACGCTTATAGATGAGTCGGATGATATTGGTTACATTTATCCACATCTACAAATCACCTGTAAAAATGATGGAGATTTGAAAATACATAACTCTGTAGAAAATCGAACAACTGTTATTAAAAATTGTAAATCCGGAGAAGTCATTACATTTGATGAAAACTTAAACATACACACTTCTCTTCCATCACACAAAATATATAATGACTTTAATTTTGTATTCTTTCGTATTGCCAATACATACAAGAATAGAAGGAATATAGTTACTGTAAATTTTGCTTGTGATATTGTACTTGAATATTATCCAATCGTGAAAGGGGTAGGACTTTAAATGAACGTACATAAATTAAATTTTGATACCTCTGGTAATGTAGAGGATATAACTTTTGTTTTGGCTACAAAAAATGGCGATAAAATTAGTAATATTACTAACGTCACTGATATTGTTACAAAACATGCTATGAATAGTTATTCTGAATTTTCTTTCAATGCTCATAAGGAATTAAACAGAAATACTTTAAGATGTTGGAATGATATAAAAGATTTCAAGCTGATGTGGATTCCTGAGTGGGATATGTGGTTTGAAGCATATGTAGAAATTGACGAAGAAAATGAAGATATAAAAAAGGTAACTGGCAAATCTTTAGGCGAAGCTGAATTATCTCAGATAATGCTTTATAATATTGAGATCAATACAGAAACAGATATTTCCAGGGATGATTATAAAATCCCAACAACATTTTATAATCCAGATCATCCGGAGGCTTCATTAGTAAACAGACTTACTGAGAAAGCCCCGCATTACAGATTCGCCCACATTGATATAAGTCTGATGAATATTCAGAGGACTTTTACTTTTGATAAGAAGTCAATATATGATGCACTGAAAGAAGTCGCAGAAGAATTAAATTGTCTTTTTGTCTTTGGTTGTGGCAGCGATGCCAATGGGAAACCAGAAAGAACAATTTCTGTGTACGATCTTGAAGCTAACTGTAAAGACTGTGGACATAGAGATACATTCGTAGATAAATGTCCAAAATGCGGAAGCACAAATGTGACAAACGGATATGGTGAATATACGAACGTATTCATTTCAAGGGATAACTTAGTAGAGGAAGTCACTTATACTACTGATGTCGATTCTGTGAAGAACTGTTTTAAACTTACTGCCGGAGATGATTTAATGACTGCTGCCGTTCGTTCCTGCAATCCGAATGGTAGTGATTATATTTATTATTTCAGTGATGCGGTACGTTCAGATATGTCCGAACAATTACAGGAAAAATTATCTGCATATGATAAGTTATACGAAGAATATCAGAAAACACATAATTTCGATATAGATTCTTCTTTTGTAAATAACTACAATGCCATTGTCACAAAGTATATTAAATATGATGATTCTTTAAAAAAGATTGAATCTCCTATTACTGGTTATCCAAAATTGATGCAGACATATTTCGATACAATTGATATGGTTCAGTTCCTTAAAAATAAGCTGATGCCAAATATCACAAAGCCGGACAATAGTGCAAAATCTCAAGGTGAATATCTTATGGAAAATCTTCCATCAAGTGCCGCCACAACATCATTAAAGAATCTGTCTGTTTCAACTGCAAATAATATCATGATTTCTCTTGCACAATCTATTGTCAAGGGTTCTTTTAAAATTACAGTAACAGAAACAACTCTTTCAAATGATGTTTGGAGAGGAAAATTCAACCTTAAAAGTTATTCTGATGAAGATGATACTTACACTTCTTCTCCTGTTTCAATTGGTATCAATGAAAATTATGAAGAATATGTAAGACAGAGAATCGAAAAGATACTCAATAAGAGTGATGATAATTATTATGATATCGTAGGACTTTTCAAACAAGATTTAACTGTTTTCAAATCAGAACTTAAGAAATACTGCCTTGACAGCCTGAATACATTTCAGAAATGCTGCCAGTCCTGTATTGACATAATGGTACAACAAGGGGTAGCTTCGGATTCTTCCACTGCTACTACTTCCAATGCTATTAATGCAAAAGCGATATACGAAAGCTTATATGCCCCGTATTACAACAAACTTAATGCTATTCAGGATGAAATCTTAGTTCGTGAAGATGAAGTATATACTGTTGAAGGAAAATACAACAACCAGAACGAATTAATACAGGATGGTGTGCAAATAGAAATTGAAAGAATCATAGGCGACGTTCAAGATACTTTGAATTTCCAAAAATTTATCGGAGATGAACTAAATAAAGAATTTTGTGCATTTCTCAGAATGGATGAATACTCAAATGACAATTACATCTCTGATGGTTTGGACAATACAGAACTCTTTCAGAACGCATTTGATTTTATCAATGTTGCGACAAAAGAACTGTATAAATCTGCTACTTTGCAGCACTCTATCACTGGTACGTTAAAAAACTTCCTGAGAATGCGCGAATTTGCACCAATTGTAAACTCATTTAAAAACGGTAACTGGATCACAATACAGATTGACGACGAAATCTACCAATTAAGAATTATTGAGTATACTATTGATTTTGCTTCGTCTCAAAATATTGATGTTACATTTTCTGATGTTATTTCAGCGAAAGATATTGCATCTGATATAAAGAGTATCTTGGATCAAGCTTCTAATATGGCGACTTCATATGGAAGTATTGTGCGACAATCCGACATGAACTCAAATTTCTCAAAGAAAATGTCTGACATGATCTTGAAAGGTCTGGATATGACAAACACCAAGATTGTAAGCAGTGCCGATAATCAGGATATTACATGGGATGAACATGGTTTATTATGCCGGGAATTTAACGATATCTTGAATGACTATAATCCATGCCAGTTAAAAATAATAAATCATGGTCTATATATAACAAATGACGGTTGGAAAACCGCCAAGGCTGGTGTAGGTCAGTTTTATTATTTTGATCCAAAAGATAAAGCATATAAAGAAGGTTACGGCATAATAGCTGATACCCTTGTAGGCAATCTTATCCTCTCATCACAAGTGGGAATCTACAATGAAGAAAAGTCTATTGAAATGGACAAAAACGGAATTATAGTAACCACCAACACATATAACAAAAATGTGTTCACCATTAAAAAAGAAATAACAGATGATGAAGGAAACATAACCTATGAACGCCAGCTTTATATAGACGATAACGGAAATATTGTTCTTGGTGGTGGAGCTTCTATCTCATGGGACAATGTAATTGGCACTGACAAAGATGGAAAATCCAATTCTATGAGTAAGTTATTCAAGACTTTGAATGACACACTTAATGAGAAATATAATTATCTTTTAAGCCAGGATGATAAAAAGGCTGAAACATGGTATCAATCCGGCGATCCTTCTGTAGACTGGACTACTGATGAGTTAAAAGCCAGACATAAGGGAGATCTTTGGTATAACACAAATGACCAGAAAACATATATTTTCAATGGAAATTCATGGGAACTTACCAAGACTACTCCACCAGATGAAGTCTTTGATAAAATTGATGGAAAAGCACAAATCTTTGTTTCGCAGCCTAAACCACCTTATAATGTGGGAGATCTTTGGTTTGACAGCAAGACCTCTGATATTATGACCTGTATAAAGAAAAGAGATAGTGGCGATTATGTAGCTTCTGACTGGGAAAAACGTAATAAATATACGGATAACAGTGAACTCACTAATTTCGTAGAAAATATTTATACAAAGAATATCAAGGATCTGCAAAATCAAGTAGATGGACAGATTGAAACATTTTACTATGATTATGAACCGACGTTGCTGAATTATCCGGCTTCTGAGTGGACAAGTACAACCGAACGTGAGAAACATATAGGTGATTTATTCTACTGGAAAACAAAAGGTTACGCATATCGTTTCCTGTTGGATGGGGCTACTTGGAAGTGGCAGTTAGTTCAAGATACTGATATCACTAAAGCTATGGAAACTGCTGAAAAAGCAAAAGATACAGCAGATGGAAAACGTCGTGTATTTGTAACTGAACCAGAGCCGCCTTATGATATCGGTGATTTGTGGACTCAGGGAACATCTGGCGATTTAATGAGATGTAAAATATCCCGTTCTATTGGAAACTTTGATTCTGCCGACTGGGAAAAAGCCACAAAATATACGGATGATTCATCATTGATTTCCTTTATTAAGGGTGAATATGCGGAAACATTAGAGACAGTAAAAGGTCAGATTGATGAAAAAGCCGACACCTGGTATCAGGAAACAGATCCGTCAACTGCATGGACAACCGCAGGTGATAAGAAGAAACATATCGGTGATTTGTGGTATGATACAAAGAATCAGAAAACATATATCTATGGTGCAAAAGGTTGGGAAGAAACCAAAACAAATCCTCCTGATTCCGTATTCGATAAGATTGACGGTAAAGCACAGATTTTTGTTGCGCAGCCGAAGCCTCCTTATGCAGTAGGTGATTTGTGGTTCAACAGTAAAACTTCTGATATCATGACTTGTGTAAAAGCAAGAACCACTGGAAATTTTGATTCTACTGACTGGGAAAAGAGAAACAAATACACCGATGATTCAAGTCTTACTGACTTTATCAATAATACCTACACTACTGATATTGGAAATATCCAGGATCAGATTGATGGTAAGATTGAGACATTCAGACAGGAAACAGATCCGTCAACTGCATGGACAACCGCAGGTGATAAGAAGAAACATATCGGTGATTTGTGGTATGATACCGCCACCAACGAAACATTTATGTACAATGGAGCTGGTTGGAGTCCTGTTGCTGGCACTGTTCCGGATGAAGTGTGGGGCAAAATTGATAGTAAATGTCAGATATTTACCGCACAGCCTAAACCGCCATACAACAAGGGTGATCTTTGGTTTGTTGGTAGTTCCGGAGATATTCTCACTTGTACTACTGCAAGAAAAGACGGGGAGTCATACGTCGAAACAGACTGGACAAAACAGAATAAATATACTGACGATACTACTGCTAACACCATAAAAAATGGTATTTTGAAGAGTACCTATATTGATAGCCAATGGGTAATTGCCCCAAATATCAAAGGCGGTCAGCTTCTTATTTCAAATAAAAGTGGCACAATTTCCGCACAAATTACCAGTGAAGGTAAGCTCATCGCAAAGGAAGGTGAGTTTTCTGGAAAGATTGTTTCGACTTCTGGTGAAATCGGCGGATTTAATATTGACAATTATTCTCTTTGGTCGGGACAGAATGTACTTGGCGGTTCTGGTGTATATATTTCACCAAAATACGGAATAAGCTGTAATAGCTCTTTTCAAGTTACTACTGGTGGAAAATTAACTGCTACTGATGCAGATATTACAGGAGATATTACAGCAACTTCTATTTATGCTCAGGATGCTTATTATATATATAACGGAACTCAAACTCAAAATGCAAAAGTTATTTGGTGTAATACTACACAATATGAATGGAATCCTTCAAAGGATGTCATAGATTTTGCGATAGGAACAAAGGACAAAGCATATTTAGATTTCTTGACATATACTTTGAACGGACACGTTAGCCGTGAAGCTTCTTTATGTACAACGTCAACGACAAGTGATGGAGCAATTGTCAGATGCTCGTCAACTGATGGCATATCAAAAGTGTGTTTTCTTGCACAGACATCTGGAGTTTCAAATGTAGCCGCCGTTCAATTGCGTGTATCTGCTACAAATGGATGTTGTTTTATGCCGGGTGAATTTGATGATAGGTCTTATGATGGAAAAATTAATCTTGGAATATCAACAAATAAATGGAAACAAGTATATACAAAAGATTTATATGTAGATACTATTCATTTCACACAAAACAATTCATCTATGTCTACTGCAAGTTCTGGTGGTGTGAGTGGAAATTATATCCCTATGACTGGTACATCGAAAGATTACAATGATTATGTTAAATCCCCTGTAACCGGAACAGTTCATATGAAAAATAATAATGGATGGGATTTATTAAATACAGATGGCTATGAAGTAACAGGAATTTATTGTAATAAATCTAATCAAGTTATTATTGGAGACAATCCATATAAAACCATTGTCAGAGGAAAGAGCATCCAGCTTGGGAATAATGATACTATTATAAATATACCATATTTAGATAATTATACTTCTGCAAATAAGTATCTTGTGGCTGACAATAGTGGAAATATAGGTTGGAGAAGTGTCACTCAAGGAAAAACTTACAATCTGGCAAATGCAAGTACCTATGGTGTTATGTGTTTGTATAATTATACTGGAAGTTACACAGATGGTACTATGACACAAAAAGCAATTACCGAAGCAATTAATAATGCCGGAGGTGGCGGTAGCAGTTATTATGCCGGAAGTGGACTATACTTATCTGGATCTACTTTTAATATTGGATATAATTCAAGATATTCCGCAGATTTTTATGTAGGAAGTAACAGCAATCATTACGCATTTTGTCCAACGTTAGCCAATAATGCCGGAGATACGTATAGATTATATTTAGGTGGAAATGGTGGAAGCACACATCCTTGGTATAAAGTTGTCACCAGAGATGGTATGCAGCAATTATCGGATGGACGATTCAAAATTGATAAATGCATATTGAATGATGATTTTTACGATATGTATATGTCATTAAAGCCAACGAAATATAAAGTGTTGCATGATGAAGATAGCGGTATTCATTTTGGATTTGTGGCACAAGAAGTAGAGGAATCATTAAAAACAGTTGGACTTGATGCGTCAAATTGCTCAATAGTATCTTGCGATGAGTCCCAATCGTATGAAGGTGGTTATGTATATGGTTTATCGTATAATGAATTTATACCATTTAACACATATATGACACAAAAAGCACATCTCCGCATTGATGAACTTGAGAATGAAATCAAGAAACTGAAGCAAATAATTAATTCATTACAGGGAGTCGCGTAAAACGTGGCTCTCTTTTATTATAGAAAGGAAATATTATGAAGTATAAGAATATTGAAATTGTAAACATTGTAAAATTTTTAGATGGTATTTCTGAAAAGAAACTTCCACAAAAAATCAGCTATGCAATTATGCGAAACACAAGTAATTTCCAGAAAGAATATAATTACTATGAACATGCACTAAAAAAAATACTAGAAAGTTACAAGGATTTCTTTGTAAAGAAATCTGATGATGAATTAATGATGACTTCTATTGGTGTACCATTAGTAGATGACAAACACATGAATGAATATGCTGAAGAAATCCAGGAACTTCTTAACATTGAAGTTGAAATACAAATTTACAAAATTGATAGTAAAGATTTCAACTATGAAGATCCTAACGGAAAATATGATGTATTAACAGTCAAAGAATTATTACAGTTGACCAATTTGTTCTGCAAGGAAGATAAACAAAATAATGACTCAGAGGGAATATCAGAAAAAGATACAGATTGAACGGCATAAAAATCAGCAAGCGAAAATGCGACAAAACATACGCAACATTCGCAATAAACGTAAAAAGCCGCACAAACTGAATCTGTCATACTCCAAGTTTGTTTTACTTGGAATGATTATTATGTGTTTTCAAATTGTACTCTTCTGTGAGTATGCAATTATTACATTGGCGGATGCAAGTGCCATGTATGCACTTATTGGAATCCCTGTCGCTTTAGCCCCGATTATTTGGGGATATTATAGCAAATCAAAAGCCGAAAATACTTCTGGTGGCATTGTTTATGATATGGCAATGCGAAACGTAGAAGATAATTCTGCCTGTGATTCAGAAGAAGATTCTGATGGTGCAGTTGGATAAAAGGAGATTTTTATTATGAATATTTTAGACGGAATTAAAAATTTTTTAAATCTGATAAATGACAACTGGACTTCTATTATTGTAATCATAGGTCTATGTGTAGTTATTAAAAATAAAGCCAGTGATTATTTTAAGAAATCAGATGATGAAAAAATTGCAATTGCAAAGGATCAATTGAAAAATATCATTCTGCAAAAAATCACAGAGGCGGAAAAAGATTATGCAGAATGGTCTAAGGCTGGAAGTATTAAGCGTTCACAGGTAATTGAAGAAATTTACAAAGAATATCCTGTTTTACAGAAAGTTGTCAACCAGGAAGAGCTTGTAAAATATATTGATGAACTGATTGATTCTGCATTACCAGAGTTGCGTAAAATCTGGGAACAGAGTAATATTACTACTTCTACAACTGAAACAGTAACAAAATAATTGATTAATAAATGGGTAGTGCTTTTGATGCACTGCCCTATTTTTGAATAGGAGGTATTTTTATGTCTGTTATTCTTACAGCTACTCAAAAAGAAGTAATCAGAAAGATTATTTATGCAGTAGAAACGGGTGGTCAAGTATACGGGAATGTTCGTTATGATGATTTCACAGAAGCTTATGCAAACTCTTCTATTGAATATGCAATTACCATTGGCGGTGGTGCTTGGTATGCAACGGAAGCTCAACGATTATTAAAACTAATCCGTACTAAAAATCCTACAGTATTCAAAAAATTAGATACTGCCGGAATAGGTATTGACCTTGATACAAAAAATTGGGCTACATATAAAGTTCAAAAAGGATCAGATAAGGCAAAATGTATTCAAAAAATCATTGGTTCTGCAACGGGTATAAAATGCCAGGATTTATTGATTGATGAACAAATGCAAGCATATGTAGATGAAGTTTCTACATTGGGTATTACAGATATACAAGCACTTTTGATGTGTGCAAATTTCAGACATCAGGGCGGTTTATCTGCAGTCAAACGTATTCTTGCAAAGACACAAAAGCCATATACGTTAAACAATGTCTATAAGGCATGTCAATCCGACACTGGAAATCAGGTGGGAGCTTATAAATTACGACAGAAAATGGTTTATGAGTCTCTAAAAAAATATATTACAGATAAAGGAAATAATACTAATATGATAACAAAAGCAATCAACGCCGTTATTAATATTGCTTTAGCAGAGGTTGGTTATTTAGAAAAAGCAACAAATGCAAATCTTGATGACAAAACTGCGAATGCTGGAAGTAATAATTATACTAAATATTGGCGCGACATTTATCCAGCATATCAGGGACAGCCTTGGTGTGCTTGTTTTGTTACTTGGGTGTTTGTTATAGCATTCGGAAAAGCTATGGCTCAAAAATTGCTTAAACATTATCCATATGTATATTGCCCTACTATGGCAGATTTATTTACTTTAAATGCAAATCCAAAAGTGGGCGACATTGTAATTTTTAAACATAATGGTGTTTTCACACATACTGGAATTGTAATAAAAGTTTCCGGAGATCAATTCTGGACAGTCGAAGGAAATACAAGCGGTGGATCAACTATTATTGCAAATGGCGGTGCAGTATGCAAGAAAACATATTTCAATAGCAACTTACCAGGAACAAAATTTATTACTCCTGATTATTCTAAGGTGCAAGAAATAAAAAATGAGGGAAATGATACGCCAAGTATTTCTGCTTCAAGTATATTAAAAATGGGTAGTAATGGTTCAGCAGTAAAAACATTACAAAAGAATCTGAATACCTTAATTAAAGCTAAATTAACTGTTGATGGTGAATTTGGCACTGCCACATACAATGCTGTTATCAAATTTCAGACGAAATATAAACTGACTGCCGATGGGATTGTTGGTGAAAATACTCAGAAAAAAATTAACTCATTACTCAAAAAGAAGAATAGTTCCACTGCTACTACTCATTCAACTAAAAGTGTTGTAGGAGAAGTTACAGCAAATGAATTAAATGTACGTTCATGGTATGGAATAGATTCTTCCACAGGTAAAAAATACCCTACTATTGTTTCTTACCCGAAATTAAAAAAGACAAATCGTGTAAGCATTCTTGCTACATATAAGGTCAACGGTGAAACATGGTATAAAATTGCCATCAATAATGCTGCCACAAAGAATAAAGATGTAATCGGCTTTGTCTGTGGAAAGTGTGCTGATGGAACATATGTAAAAATAGTATAACGTAGTTTGGGAGAGTAGATCTCCCACTACGGAAAAGAGGAAACATAAATGTTAGATTATTTAGAATATTTGAATGTTCCAACGAAAGTTGCACTTGCTATGGTGATTGTGTTTTTTTGTGTGCAACTTATTGGTGGATTCCTTGATATGAAAGGAAAAGTTGTTCCAGAGTATCTTAACATAAAAGCATATTTTTCACGTAAAAAAAGAGAACGTGAAGTTTTACATCAGATGCCATCGGCACTAGAAAATGTAAAGCAAACACTTGATAATTTTAACCAGCATTACAGTTCTGATAATATTGGTAAACGTGATGAATGGATTGAAAAAGTTAATAGGTGTTTGGAAGAAAATGATAGATGCATTAAAGAGTTAAATAAAAAACTTGATAGAAATAATGAAGATACTCTCACTCTGCTAATTGAAAGTAAAAGAAGTACAATTATTTCGTTTGCATCAAAAGTAATTGACCGTGATAGCAAGGTAACAAAGGAACAGTTCAATCGTATATTCCGTTTATACAAGGAATACGAAGATATTATTGCACAAAACAAATTGACAAATGGTGAGGTTGATATTGCGTATCGTATTATCACAGAATCTTATGAAGAACATATGAGGGATCACACATTTGTTGAAGATGTTTTGGGATATAATGCTTAAATATTGAAGGAGGTGTTTGAATGCTAGACGCAATAATGTATGACAGTTTTGGAACACAAATCACATATTTAGTACAATGGGATGTAGACCAAACAGTTTCATTTGAGGGCGTAAATATAAGCACAAATACCGCCCCCATAGTACACTTTTGTAATAAAAATAGTGATAAAGCTTTGGGTGTACAGTCAACCTTGGATGATGGCGTTATCAATGTAAAGATACCAAATATTTTATTAAAAGAAGCCGAAACAATTGTTGTTTATTTTTACTCAAATAATAGATCAGTAGAAATAACAAAAATTCCTGTACGCCCTAAACCGCAACCGAACGACTATTTCTATTCAGATAATGTTGAAGTTGTCACTTTATCAGAACTGATTGCTCAAGTAAAATCATTAGATTCTACTGTTACAACTAACGAAGTAGTTAGACAGAACAATGAATCCACAAGAGTAAATAGCGAAAATAAACGCATCGCATCTGAGAGTACAAGAGAAAAAAATGAAACTGCCAGAGTAACCGCTGAAAGCTCTCGATCAACTGCAGAAAAAACAAGAGCTTCAAATGAGAATAACCGTGTTGCTACTGAAAAAGAAAGAAACACAAATGAGAGTGCCAGAAAATCAAACGAAGATGCACGAAAAAAATCAGAAGAGACACGATCTTCAAATGAGTCTGTACGCATCGAAAATGAAAATGCTAGAAAGTTAAGTGAGAATGAACGTATTTCTGCTGAAAATAATCGAAGTTCAAACGAATCTGTCAGAAATGATAGCGAAAACAAACGTATAGAAGCAGAGAAAACAAGAGTTAGTAATGAAAATACAAGACAGAGCAATGAATCAACTAGACAGACAACTTCTGCTGAGACAATTCAAAAATGCCTTGATGCTCTTGAAAAAGTTAAAAATACTGTAGATGCTTTGGAGTCATCTTATCAAAAAGTTTCAGCTTCTGAAGCAAATGTCGTACAAATAGAAAAAGATATTATAGCTGTTCAAAACGCAATCAATGAAACAAAAGGTGAAATTGATGAGATGGTTAAGAACTATTTGATTTCTGAAACACAAAATATGTTGAATGAAATCAAAAGATATCTTGAAGAAATCCAAAATGCAAAAATTGGTCTTTCATTAAATGTATCTGCAGGCGATGCTCACAGTTTTGATGTGCAAAATATTATGGGCGGGAATGCTTTTACCATTGATTCTTATAAATATGAATCTGGTGATTCTACAACAATAGATGATTAACAGGAGGTATTGATATGGGACTTGTCTCTTTAAGTTCTTTTGTCGGAACTGTTGATGCTGACAAAAATCTTGTAGAACAGTTTAAAGCTGAACAAAAGAAAAAGCATCCAACATTAAATTTCGATGAAATAAAAAAATTGGCAATTCAAGCTCCGGAAGCAACTGAGTTCTCAATTAATGGTGAGAATTTTGTAATGCCATCAACGGGGATTTTTGAACTTGGTTATGGATTGGTTGATGTATATGAATTAATTTTTAAAACAAGTGTTGATGCCAATATTGTCTATATGTTCTAAGGCGGTGATTACATGAACATTTTAGATTGCAGCATATTTGGATCTGGTGGAATTTTTGGTGGTGGATATCATATATCATCAGAAGTACCAGATGAAAAAATTGCTGAAATATTAGCTGGATATAATATCTATATTCAAGCTGGAAACGCAACAACTATAGAAACTTTAACAATTATTGATGGAGGCACTGCCACAAGTGAAGATTTATTGTCTTTTTCTGGTGGCAGTTCTTTAGATTAAAAATTAGGAGGAACGGTAGATTATGGCTACATCTACAATTACTTTAAAGACTGATACTACTGCCAATTGGGAAAGTAGTAACCGTATTCTTGCGCTTAATGAGCCTGCGCTTGAAAGAACAACCGATGGATATATTAATATGAAATTAGGTGATGGGGTAACTCCCTGGAATAAACTTGGATATGTGTTTAAGTTAAAAACATTAGAAGAACTTAATGCTTCTGCTAGTACAAGTTCTTCAAGTGCATCTGAACAGGTAACACTTGCCAAAGCGGAATTAGTAAAATGTGTATCAGAATATGAAAAAACAAAAGAGATTTCAGATGGTTTAGTAGATAAAATCCAACTTTTATCAACCAATGCTGAGAACGCTACGACAAGGGCTAATAATGCCGCCGCTGCTGCGGAAGCTGTCACTGCTGAGAAAATTGGTATTAACGATAGCAAGGCTGGTGCTGGCACTACATATAGTTCAAACAAAATTGAGTCTATGTTAAAGGTACTCAATACTAACCGTCCAAAAGAATGGGGAGTACGTTTTCCACTTTATAGTGTCGGTTCTAACCCAAAAGGTGAACGTCTTGGTGATGCCGTTGGACTGGTTGCAAATGTTGGGACTGATTCTGCAACTGCTTATAATGATTTCGACTATCTCATGCCTTGGAAATCTCGTAGAGTAAATGGTCACTGGGACGGAAAAGATTTTATTATAACTGCAGTTGAAGGAGAGCCTAATTTCGCTGTTGATGGCTCAAATGGAAGTGTATATGCTGAAAGACATTTATTCTATTACAAATATGTGTTTACAGACACTTATTATGAGATATGGATTTCAGATCAACACTTAGACGGATATGAAATTCCAGAAAGATTTATTAATATTGATAAATCAATCATGCAAACATATTACTATCCATGTTACAGAATTAGTAGAGATTCTTCTGGAAATCCAGTTTCTGTTTCCGGAAAAGATGTAATGTTATCTCTTTCATATTCTGGATATAAAACACTTGCAAGAAAACTCGGAACTAATTTCCATATTGAAACTACTAAAGACAGACAGATTAATGAACTTCTGTTTTACGTAGAATTTGCAACACGTAACTCACAGGATATTATGTATGGTGCTGCAAATATGAGATACAATGCGGATGATCTCGCCACAGTTGCAACTACTAATGGAAACAAATTTATTTGCTCAAATTCAGTTGCCGGGAACTATGTCGTTGGTCAAACTATTGTAATTGGTTCTACAAAGAATGGTTCTGAAATTGCGAACAACAGAAGAATTACTGCAATCGAGACACATGATGCTTCTAATAAGGCTATTGTATTTGATGGTGCTGCTGTAAATGTTGCTGTCGGAAACTTTATCTCTTCAAGATGCTGGTTCTCCGGTGGTACTGACAAAGTGCTTACCCCATCTGGTAGCTCTGTATCAAATTCATCTAGCAGATATCAGATGCGTTATAGATATGTGGAAGATCTTTGGGGAAATCAGTGGGCTATTATAGCTGACGTATTAATTCAGGATCATCAAGCATATGTTTGCAAAGATCCTACCAAATTCGCAGATTCTATAACATCCGATTATGAAAAAGTTGGATATGTTAATGCTGCTACTGACGGATGGACTAAGGAATTAGGATGGGATAAAGCACATCCATATGTACGTTTACCTTTTGTTGTTGGTGGTTCAAACACTACATACTTCTGTGATTACTATTGGCAGAATGGCGGCTTGCGTGTTGCTTGCGTTGGCGGTCATCTGGATAGCGGTACGTACGTTGGTCTGGTGTCTTGGAATTGCGACAGCGGCGTTGGTTATGCCGGGTTTTTTATCGGGGCGCGTCTCTCTTATACTGCCTAAACGGGGGAATGGGGGTGGTCAACCCCCACTTTATATAAGGAGTCGCAACTGACTGATTTTTGGTGATAGTATTGGTTTTACCTTTACTATCACTCTTTTAAATTTTAAACAAATATTTTACAAAGGAGAAAATTTCTTTTTCTTTGTCTTTTTTATCCAGAATTTTAATCGTGTGATTAGGTATTTAGAATGTTTGAATATTGCATAACGTAATGTTTTGTTGCGACAAACGGTGATATTCTCCTATTCATACCGAACACAATAAAAAGTAACTGGTGTTCTATCTGCATTTGGATTTGATTAGGAGTTAATTGATTTGCCATAAACTGTTAAGTTTTGGCAAAAATTATAGCATAATCAATGGTATTTATAAATGGGGATTTTGTGTATTCGGCGGCTTGCGTGTTGCTTACGTTGGCGGTAATCTGAATAACGGTACGAACGATGGTCTGGTGTATTGGAATTGCAACAACGACGTTGGTAATGCCTGGTTTAATATCGGGGCGCGTATTTCTCATAATATTTTGATAATTATGTACACAATCTACCTACCTTTGAGTAGGCTTGCCTTACCGCTTGGTAAAAATTGTCGATGCAGGAGAGGTTAGTAAGATATTTATATCACAATTCCTTTCAGACAAGAGAAAGAAAATAATATGTATGAGGATATATCGAACAAAAGATATAACCGATATACATTTGATTATACAAGCTATTTACATGGCATTTAAAGGTAAATGGCATAGAACTGAAACTCGTCGTATTTTAAGAAAATGTTGTGGTGATACAATAGATGAAAAATGTGTTTATCTTGCAAAATCTATTCAACAAACAGTAATTCAAATGAATCGCGAACCTGATGTATATAAAGTTTCAGAAAGAGTAGATGCGAATACACGGAAAATTCGGCAAATAGCCTCTACAAGTGTGCATTCACAAATATATCATTGGCTGTTTGTATTAGCATGTCAAGATATTTTTATGAAACAAATTTATGTTCATCAGTGTGCCAGTATTCCGAAGCGTGGCGGCACATATGGGAAAAAGTTTGTTGAACGATGGTTACAAAATGATAAGAAAAATACGAAGTATTGCTTAAAAATTGACTTTAAGAAGTGTTATCAGCACATACAACCGGACATTGTAATGAAGCTATTGAGAAACAAGATTCGTGATAAGAATGTTTTATGGCTTGCGGAAACTATATTATATTCATATGATGATGGGCTTCCTATCGGCAGTGTTACATCTCAATGGTTATGTAACTTTGTAATAAGTTATATCTGCCACTACTTAAAAGAAACGTTGAATGTAGAGCATTGTATTTTCTACATGGATGATGGGTGTATATTTGGAAACAACAAAAAGAAATTACATAAAATCAAAAGGGAGCTTGACGAATATTGCTCTTCTTTTGGATTGGTAATAAAAGATAATTGGCAAGTATTTAGAGTTGATTATATTGACAAGAAGGAATCTGCAAGAATGGGTAAAACCATACATAAAGGCAGATTTGTTGATTTTATGGGATATAAATTCTATAGAGATCACACGGAAATTCGTAGAGCTACATCTTTACGAATCCGAAGAAAATTTAAAAAGGCGCGCAAACACATACAAAACAAAGAACAATTAAGCTCAAGGTTGTGTGCTGGTTGCCTTTCATATATGGGAGCTATTAAACATACAGATTCATTTCATTTTTATAACAAATATATAAAAGACGTGGATCTAAACATTTTAAAAGGAGTTATTAGGAATAATGAGAACGGAAAGCAATATCAGACCGGAAGAGGTTGTAATCGAAAGAACTGGAACAGGAATGTGCGAAGTAATTCTCAATACAAACATTCAGGAAGTTGAACGCGAAAATATTCAAATGGATAATACCGATAATTCTGCCACAATGACTATTTATGAGTATGATTCATACAGATTTGAATTATCATACAGAAGTGGATTAAAAGAGGAAATCAGTAATAATCTTTCTGACTGGATTGAATATGCAAAAAAGGATGAAGAATTACCACAGGAACTGAGCGACAAAGAAAAAATCGAATATTTGTTGAAGAAAAACGCCACACTCACCGAAGACAATGAAATGTTAAAAGGGTGCATTATGGAAATCGCTGATGTGGTGTTTGCATAATAACAGGAGGTAAAAAATATGAGGATGATTGTAAAATTGTATCTCGACAAAATTCTTGCCGGAGATATAACACTTGGGGATGTCCCAAAGAAACTGCAAAATGAAGTAAAGAAAGAATTAGAAAAGGCAGAACGATGAAAATTCGTAAAGCATTTTTATTTTTCTTGTTGGATGTATTTTTTAAGGAGGAAGCTGCTATGTTAGTAAGACTTTATGCAAGCGAAATTATTTTGGAAAAAATTACTATTGATGATGTACCTAATAAACTGAAAGATAAAGTTAGAAAATATCTTGAAGATATGGGATATGAGGTATAAATAAATTTAAAGGGCGCAAGTATTAACTTGTTGCCCTTTATTTTTTTACGCATTAAACGAAACTATTGATTTTTAAAATCTAATGAAAGCTCATATAATAATCGAAAAATAATTTCTTGATATTATATTTTTTCTATTCTTGAATGGCTGTTACAATTCCATCTTCGATATAAATGTATCTGTGTTTATCCCAAAACTTATATACCCATTGTTCTGATACGCCATATTTGGTCGTTGTTTTATTGATATCTGATGGATTGCCCCATGTGGAGTTTCGCACTTCATCAGTGGTCATACCTATTATCGGATCTTTTTTAACAATAATTTCCGTTTCTTTTGATGATGGAGCAGTTTCTTTTTGTGGCTTTTTGTCCATAAAAGAAACCATATTATCAAAATTCCAGCTAACCGAACATATACTTTCTTGTTTTAGTGTTTTAGGCAATTGAAATTCAAAATCGCCTTTGCCAGAAAAGTTGTAAGATATATCTCTTTCTTCAACATTTTCCCCAAATTGTTTTTTGAGTTTGTTATTTAATTCAGGCATTTCGCTATCAGATATTTTGTTATCGTCATTTAATGTAAGATAAAATTCAACTATTGTTTTTTTGTCCCATCCTAATCGGACAGAAATTGTGCCTGCATGACCGTAAAATGATCCATCCCATAAATCATGTGAATAATCATAGTAATCCCATTGACTTGTATCAACATTTAATATTGAAATATCTTTCCCTATAAACTTAGTGTACTCTGTAAATTCATTTGGAATACTATCGTCTTTTTCGTTTTCCTCTGACATAATATCATTACCGTTGTTAATATCAACTTCTTGCGTATTTTCATGTTGTGATTTTTCAATTGCATTAACACTAATACTGCCAGTTACTCCGTATGCCGATGTACTTATACTATTTATTACCAATGTTGTCATAATTATAAAAAATATTTTCTTTTTCATTATTTTTCCCTCCACTATTAGTAATATTATTATTTTATCACAACTTTTATATTTATTCTATATGTAATTGATATCAGATATTTATTGTAAATTATTAGTTATAATTCATAATTTTGCTTATATACAAAAATAGCCCCACAATGCGATTTCTCACAAGTGGGGCATTTTCTCTGTTTGGACATATAAGGTACTACGTTTTGTTCATAGTATCTATGGAATACTTCACATAAAAATGCTTACATTGATATCTTCCCATCGGAAAATCCTATGTTTTGTTGAATACGTATATAAATAGGATTTTGCATCTGCTAAATTTATAACATATTCATACATTTTTGTGAAAGAATTATTTCCTACCTTCGTTAATAGCTGCCTGTGCTGCTGCAAGACGAGCGATCGGTACACGGAATGGTGAGCAGGATACATAGTTAAGACCGATCTTGTGGCAGAATTCTACAGA